GTGACGCTGGGGCGATTCAGGTCTTGGCTAGCGGTACGGTAACTATATCCGGAGCAGTAGTGTCCGGCACCGAATACAGAACGGGCGGAACAGTCTCCGCACACACTGGAACCTTCTCCCACTCCCTTACCGTCTCCGGTATGCCTGTGGTTCCTAGAAGATTTTTCCAGATAAACGGGACTAGGCAGAGATTTGTGGACACTGCAGACCCATTTCCCGTTATGAGCGGGACTATACCCGCCAATAGTTTAGGACCAAACGGTACTATAAAAGGCAGAGTACTAGCATCCCATTTCAATAATTCCGGTTCCTCTCGCGCCCTTACTTTGAGAATAAAGTTCGGCGGGGTAACGTTTTACCAAGATAATACCATAAATTTGGTCACCAGCACCACCATAGAAAGAGCGATGGTGCTGGATTTTGAAATCAATAACGTTAGCACATCTGAACAAAGACTGGGAGGTACGTATTTCCACTCAACAGGCACAACCGGCACTACCACGGGGCTTGGTGATTTGGGCGCGCAGGCCGTAGTAAATAATCCGATTATCGCAAGTGGTATAATCAATACAGAGGTGGACCAAATCCTTTTGGTTGAGATGGAGCACGTTGTTGCCGCCCCTACTATTTGGGTAGAAAGACTTTACAGTAGAATAGAAGTAGTCTAATCTCTCGGAGGGGAAAACCCTCCCCTCCTTTCTTACCTTCTTACCCAGATTTACAAGGGAAAAATCTGAACACACCCTAGGAGAAACTAACAGCCAACCGCTGAGGAGGATAAACCGTGGTATACAATAGGTTTACCTATAATTCAGCGCTTTTCAATTCCGGAAGAGACGAAGCCGGCAGTGTTATACGTTCAATTATACAAGCCCACACAGGTCCTCACATTCGAGCAGTTGTTGGTGCTGATCCCCGTCCCAACGCCACACAAGATGGCATTTCTTTTATCTCTGACTTCGACATCACCGAAGGCACGATAAAGAAGCCACCTACCAGTTTCAACTTTCCTGATCTTCAAGCGCGAATTAACGCGGTCAAGACGAATAGTGATTTACTCCTAGCGATCATTTTTGGTCAGGCTGCTCGAGATCTTCCTGCCGCTATCTATCTAACGAATCGTATTCCTGATCTTCCCGCCTCGATTTTTGCTTTGCTTCAGACAGATCTTGGTGCTGACATCTTTGGTACGTTCATGTACAAAGACCTCTTGGCGTCTATCCTCGCGCGTCCTATCTTTACTGATGATCTTCCCGCGTGCATCAACCTAGTCTACCCTTATGATCTTCGTGGGCGTATTACTGGTCAGACTGGTGGAAATCTTGGTGCTATTATTTGGTCTCCCAAGGATCTCTCGGCAAGTATCGCTATTACCTTTGGTGATAACCTCACAGCCTCCGTTTTGGGTATGTCATTCAAGAACCTTCCTGCCAGAATGTTGGGTATTCCAGGCCCTTCTTTCCGCGCATTCATTCGAGGCTCTGCCAGCGCAGTTGCTAACCTACCCTCTGCGATCCATCTGTTAAGTGAAAGCCCGGATCTTCCTGCCAGCATCAATTCAACTTACCCGGGACCGAACGATTTCCTTGCTGACATAACTGCGATCGGACATCACGATAACATGTCTGCGGTTATCCTCAGTGCCTTTCAAGGCGTGGATAATCTCGGGGCTCTTATCAAGACAGGCGGAGAAGTTGATCTTCCGGCGATCATAGATTTTCTGGGCGCATTGAACATTACTGCTACCATAGGAACTATTCCTTTTGGTGTCCGCAACAGAGAACTTCCTGCCTTTGCGCAGAGTGTTCATCCGGCAGATCTGGGCGCTGTTATGACTATCAACCGTAATACGGCATTCTTGGGTGCATTTATCGAAGCTCTCAGCGATACCAAGGATCTTGGTGCTTTTATTCGGGCGGCAGAAACTTTCATCACCGCCATCTTTACCGTAAGCACCATGTCTGCTAGAAATTTGCGGGCGGTTATTGGAAGACCCGAATGCGACGGCGGAAGTGCTATCAAAGAACTATCCGCCACCGCTATAGCCAAGAACGCAAAGAACCTCCTTGCTGTTATTATTTCCTTTGCCCAACACGAACTGGGCGCCAGTGTAAATACCCCCAACATCATCCACGCTATGGATGTGATCAATGTACGATACTCTCCTCGAAGAGATAAGAAGACCAAGGTTCTTCGTAGCACTGATTCAATTGCTATTAGATACTCCCCTTTCCGTGGAAAGAACTTGGGCGCTGCGATCACGGGAACATTGACATACAAGGATCTGAATGCTCGAGTAGCCGCAGGCTTCCCTCTTCCACGTGTTGTTCCTACCCTCTCCCGTTTGACCGCCGCAGATTTGAGAAACGGCGGAGAAAACCTAAACATTCAAGAGATCAGACTACAACTGGAAGGTCGTCTGGTAGAGTTCATCTATGTGAATGGTACAGATGATGCCTTTATCCGCGATTCAGAAGAGCAGTGGCGCATCAATGTACGTTCTTTCCAGCCCATTGCGGCTAACTTGTTTGGAGACTTTGCCGTAGCCAGAATTTGTCGGCGGGGAGACATTCAATCCTTTGCCACTATTGACGCAGCCGTAAGGGCTTGTATCGGCATGGTTCTTGGACTTGAAGGGCAGTTAGAACTTGGTGCCAGTATTACCGCAGCGGGAGGCTACAAAGGTCTGCGAGCGCTAGTGGGGGTAAGTGATACTTATGATGATCTCCATGCCATCGCCGGAAGAGTTTTCCCCTCTGACTTTGGTGCGATGGTCAATGGAACTGGAGACATCAATGATCTCATCGCAACGGTAGCAGGGGTGGGGGCGGATGCGTCAGACCTGTCCGCTTCAATTTACCAGGAATCCAATGGCAGCCTAGCTGCCAGTATTACCGGCGTATAAAGCAACTTGACATTTTTGGTATTCTAACTTATCATTACTCTGAACCCAGAGGCAGGGTATTTCCCCCGCCCAATTATCGGGTATTGGAGAAACAGATGAAGTTTACCATCACTGCTCAAGATTTGAAGCGGGCGTTGAACACCTGTAATGAAATTGCGCCCGTAAGTTCAGCGATCGCTGAAGAAAAGACTGGTGTTCTGCTGCGAACTAACGGAAATTCCGTGGTATTTATGGCGTTTGATGACACCTCTTATGTTCGCGTGGAAGTTCCTGCCGAAGTTCAAGACCCAGGTGAGGCGCTGGTGCGCTGTGTGGCAATCACTACGCAAGTCAATGCGTCCTATACGGATGTAGGATTTGACGGGGAGCCCAACCAAATTAAGGTGGAGACTACTTCGAAGGGAACCCTTCATTTGGTAGGAACCAATCGTGTGCGAGCAGGCACCAACCTTCCCACCAAGAGAAACCTTGCCCTATTGAACGCAGGTTTCTTCGTAGAGACCCCCGTTTTTAATAGCGCCAAGGCAACTCACTTCCCAGCCTTCCAGTTCATGGATGGTTTGGCAAAGGTGAGCCACGCCGCCTCCAAAGACAACTCCAAGCTCCACTTCAATTGTATCAGCCTCTCCCTAGGAGACGCGGAAGTGGTATTCGCCGCAACTGATGGTATCCAAATTGCTGAGTTCAAGAAAGCCGCTGAAGTCAAAGGACTTCGCGGCTCTTTTATTTTAGGGCTAAAGTTTGCCACCGTTGCTGCCAAATTGGTCAATCCGGGTAAGTTTGATACCGTGGACATCTATGTGGAGGACGAGAAGTTCTTCCTGAAGAGCGGCGGTACGGTTCTGGTGGGCACTCTGCTAAACACCGCGTTCCCGAAGTACGAACCTTACATGGAAACTAAGGCGCTTTTGCGAGCCACTTTCCCCACGGAGGACTTCCTGTCCATCCTACAGGGAATTCTGCCGTCGGTAGATGCCAAGAGCCACAGAATGGTTTTGGCAGCTGAGAAGGCTGGAAACGCCATCGTATCCACCTCCAGCATTACAGGTGAAGCAGAGAGTTCTGGGCTCGTCGTAGAGACCCCAGAAGACTTCACCCTTCACTTTGATAGCACCCTGCTTCATAACGCTATTCGGCAGCTGAAGGGGGGCCACTTTGAGTTCTACTTCACAAATGATGCCAAAGGGGTAGTGCTCAAGTCTCAGAAGGACGACGACTTCAAAGCCTTCGTCTGTACCCTGAAGAAAGTAGATTAAGAATGCTCTTCTTTGATGAGCAAGAAGCCATCAAAGAACTCCAGAGTAGAGGTTACAGGGTGGTCAAAGAAGACTATCCCGATGCCGGATCAATAAATACTCTGCGGGAACTGGTGGATTACTTCTATAGTCGCCGCAGATTTTACAACCCTGATCGTAAGTTTCCCTATAGCATTGACTATACTGAGGATGTGAAGACTCTGAGCACTTTTATCAGATCCCGTCAAAAATTGGGGCTGGGTAGAAAAGACGCTGTTCGGGAAGCAGCAATCCTTGTAGATGCTATGTTCCGCTTTGAAAAGCAAATGAAGCTGCGAGAGCCTATAATCAGTCCTACTCTTCTATCCCAAGCGTGGGCAATGGACAAGGTATGCTCCTTTATGAATGGAGAAGTGGCGGAAGCGGGAGAATATGATACAGAGCTCTATCTCAATGAGGTAAATGAGTATTACAACAAGAAGAATGCCGCCAAGGACTTTGAAAGAGCAGCCAATGAGCGGAAGAAAATACTGGAGAAACTGAATGAGTACAAAGAAAGAGAATGAAGCCCGTCTCGGGGTAGTGACCAAATCAATAGAGAAAGAGTATGGGCACGTAATCAAATGGCTGGGAGAGGCAGCGGCAATAACGAGAGAAGTAATACCGACCGGCTGTATTGGACTTGATAATGCTATTGGAAAAGGGGGATTTGAAAGGGGATTGACCGCTGAGTTTTTCGGAGTAGGCGGAGCCGGAAAGAGTTTCCTCGGTTATAGCATCATAAAGCAAGCAACTCTCCAAGGACATAAGTGTGCTATCATCGATGCCGAGAACTCCTTGGATCCCAATCTTCTTATCAATGTGGGTCTTCCAGCGGACATGGTTTTGGTGGTCGATGGTGCCCCTACGGGAGAAGCTAACCTCCAGATCGCTGATAATCTGATGGCTACTGGAGACTTCGCGGTCGTTATGATTGACAGCGTCGCTGCTCTCATCCCAGAAAGCCGGGTCGAGAATGACTATGATCAACAGACTATGGGTCTCCACGCGAGACTGATGAGCGCCGGCCTCCAGAAGATCGTGCCCGTCGCCAAGAAGACCAATACCCTTTTGCTTTTCATCAATCAGATCCGAAACAAGATTGGAGCCTATGGAAATCCCCAAACTACAACTGGCGGGGAGGCCCTGGGTTTCTATGCTTCTTATCGGGTCGAGGTGATGGGTAGCCCTCAGAGCAAATCCCGTCGCCTTCAAGACGAAGGAACTGGTGAGGTTTATGGGCACCGAACTACCTTTCGTGTAGTCAAGAACAAACGAAACGCTCCCTACCGAGAAGCTGAGGTAGATCTCATCTACGGAATAGGGTATGATAACGTCGGAGAGATTATCGATCTCGGCGCCGACACGGGCATCATCGAAAAGGGCGGCGCTTGGTTGAACTACAAAGAGCATAAGTGGCAGGGTAGAGGTGCTGCCAAACTTGCTCTCATGGGAAACACAGAGCTTCGTGATGCTATCGAAAAGAGCATTCGTTCTGTGATTTCTGGTGAGGTTGTAGAAGTACCTGTTGCTCCAAAGGAAGATACACCTGATGATAAGCCTGCTAGCCAAAAGCGTACGAGAGACGCTAAATAGCGCGTTCCCGAATACGCTCGTCAAGGAAGAGGAATACATTCCCTATAAAGGGCAGAAACTCTTCTTTGACTTTTATTTACCCACCCTCCACATTTATGTAGAGGTTCAGGGTATCCAGCACACGGAGTTCAACTCCCATTTTCATGGCGACGCTGCTGCTTTTCGCGCCGCTAAAAAGAGAGACCTACTAAAGAAAGAGTGGTGCAGTCTGAACGACGTCACCCTCGTATGTATCAACTACGATGAGATCCCTATTTCTGTAGCAGATCTCTTGCGTAAAGTTTCGGAGGCTCAACAGAATGGATGATCGTATCCGCAATAGACTATTAGAAACATCAACCGCTCTATCTCTATACTCTGCTACTTCTCCATCTGAAGTAGAGGACATCTTCAATTTCAAACCAGCGGTGGACATGGATGCGACGAACTCGCAAGTCCTTTCCCGCTATACCATTATTCTTGCTCAGTATCTTATTACCCTCCAGGTGCGATACAATACCGCTCGAGTTATTGCTGGTCAAAAGAAGAAGGTTCTGGATCGCAAGGTCTACGACCTGCTAAAGACCGACGCTGTGGAAGGTAAGACCCTGAAGGAAAGGGAAGCCAACGCTATCTCCTCCTCTCCGGAGCTTCAAGGGTTGGAACTGGATTATGACGAGGCTTCCGCGGAGAGAGATCTTTTGGAAGGTTTGGATAGTCCCATTACAGAACTTATCAATGCCTTGAAGTCAGAGGTGCGCAGACGCGCAGAGGAACGCCAGTACAGCCGAGAAAGAGTTTAAATGGACCTGTCAAAAGCCAAGGAACTCTTTGCGCAAACCGGCATGGAGGCTGCGGTTCTGGCTTGCGTATTCAAAGATCCTACCAACTACTTTGAAGTAGAGGCTAAGCTGGCGGAAAATGATTTCCTGCGGGAACATCATCGTGCCCTTTGGACCATTGTTCGAACGTTGGTACGAGAAGGCATCACCAGCATTGACACTGCTGCTATTCTGAACCAAGCGGGGATCCTGTCGTTAGAGAAAGAGATTGGTGGGTATGATTACATCACTGCTCTCTTTGATAAGAACATTGATCCTTCCAACATCGACTTCTACATTCAACGGGTTTCGGATGCCAGCACCAAGTTGAAGGTGCTCCGTGCGACGACCGAGATTGCTGAACTAACAGAGCAGAACAAATCCCTTACGGGAGAGACCCTTACAGCTTCGGATCTTGTGGAGCACGCCCAACAGAAGTTCCTACAGATCTCTATCGAAGCCCAGAAGAGCGAAGACGCAGTAAACATCGCTACTGGTATTGACGAACTTCTCGCGGAGGTTACCGCTGCCCCAACGGATGTGCGAGGTCTTCCTACCGGCTTTCAGATACTGGACAAGGCCGTCAATGGTTTGGAACCCGGAACGCTCACGGTATTAGGTGCGCGACCCAAGACCGGCAAGTCTGCGATCCTTTTGAACTGGGCAAAACACATCGCGTATACTGCGCACGCTCCTATCCTCATCATCGATACGGAAATGAGTAAGCGTGAGCAGCAGTTCCGCCTACTCTCCGTCTTGTCCAGCGTTCCCGAAAGAGAAATCAAGAATGGAACCTTTTATCAGAATGACGAACAGCGCCATGCGGTAGAGCAAGCTAGGGTTATTCTCGATAGTGGTCTCATTCTTCACAAGTACTATCCTGACTTTACTCCCGAGGGGATTGCCGCGCTGACGAGGAAGTACTACTATCAGCACGGTGTTCGTTGCCTAATTTTCGATTATATCAAACTTCCCGATGCCGATCTGCAGATGATGAACAACGTGAAGGAACATCAGGCATTGGGGTTTCTGTGTGTGGCTTTGAAAAACTTGGCGGGACAACTACAAATACCCGTCATTACCGCAGCGCAAATTGGTCGAGGCGGAGCAAACAAGGGGCATGTCAATTCCTCTGAGTTCGCAGACAGCGATCGTATTCTACGCTACGCAAACACTCTTCTTGGTCTTTCCGCCAAGACCAAGGATGAGTTTATTAAACTGGAAGAGAAGTATGGACGAGATACCGCCCGGAACATGGGCACCCATCGTCTCCAAATTCTTGATGCTCGCGCCGGCGGAACTAACTTCACAGGCATCGACCTGTACTTCCGTAAGGAAATAATTACGCTGTCTGAAGCACAGCAGCAGCTCACAGATTTGATGAAGAGCGAGGAGGCTTCTGAAAATGATTGATTTTACCCAGCTACGTGATGTGTCCATTATAGTTGGCATAGTTGCATCTTTTGGTGGTTTGTCTTATGTTTATTACACGAACGAGAAAGTCCGCAATATAGTAAAGAAGATTCTTCCGTTTCTGCCTATGGTCCTGGGATTTTTTGCTGGGCGAATCAAAGATGAAAAGGGCGTATTTGACCTTCACGATTTCGTAACACTCATGGGCAGGGTGAGTGAGAGATTACGTGCAACCTTTAACGATGTTTCCAACTTGGAATTTGACGATGTACAGGACGAAGTGTTCGCGATCGTGTCCGAGGAACTGAAGCGCTACCGAGAGGCTGGAGTTAAGAATGTTCCCAACGTATCCGATGCGACCGTAAGACAGCAAGTTAAGCTCGTGTTCGAAGCTATCAAGAGGGTAACAAGTGAAAATCCAGCCGGAGATGATTCACAGAGTTAAGCAGGGCGTCGATGCAGAGGCTGTTCTTCTCCACCTTGGTTTCCATGTAGTTCGTCGAGGGGCAAAAGAACTCCGAGGTCCTTGTAAGGTTCATGGTGGAGATAACCCAACTGGTTTTAGGTTCAACTTGGAAACCCGAACATGGTGCTGCTATACTCGTCATTGCGAAGGCGAAAATGATAGAGATCTTGTAGGATTGGTGCAACGGGTAACCGGGCAATCCTTCACTCAAAGTGTTCAGCTTTTAGCCGACATTGCTGGTGTAAATCTGAACAACCAGGATGACTTTTCCGCAGAGTATCTGAAGTTAAAGCAACAGCGGGAAATCGATAAGGAAATCCAGCAAGCCGCCAAGGCAAAAGAGATCGATACTGGTTCCTATTCAGAAGAAGTCGTCGAAGAAATGATGAAGAAGAGAAGTGATTACTTCATCAATAGAGGCTTTCCTAAAGACCTGCTTGACTTTTTTCAAGTGGGTGGAATGACAGATGGTAAAGGTGTTCATAGGGAAACCATTCCTATTCGAGATCCAGAAGGCAACGTTCTAACGATCAGCGCCAGACGGACAGATAGTGATGAAGACCCTAAGTACATTCTGGTAAAGAATGTGCCTAAAGGAATTACCCTATACAACTTGGATGTTGCTAAAGAGTATGTGGGATTACCTCGTACTCTTATCTTGGTTGAAGGTTTCGTAGATGTTTGGACTTTGGCTCTTCACGGGGTATGGAACACCGTAGCCGCAATGGGCACAGGTCTGACGTCAAGGCAAGCGCAATTACTTTCGATTTATTCAGATGAAGTTGTTCTAATGTTGGATCCGGATGAAGCCGGGCAACAAGCAATGGATAGGGCGGAGAAGCTATTAAGCTTCTATGTATCGGTGAAGCCACTAAGGTTGCCTCCGGACAAGGACCCTAAGAATTTCACACATGCTGATATTCAGCACTATTTTGGAGGATACATACATCATGACTGACGGGATCAATTCTGTTTTACTTCAGGGCGAGCTTTGCTGGCCAGAACTGAAATACACTGGCGCCGGTAAACCTTTGTTCAAGGCCAAGGTTTGCATTCCTACCGCGAACCAATTCACCGGCGAAATCCAGAAAGCATACCTTCGCATCACTGCGTGGGACGAGTTCGCGGAGTATCTAAATACTCTACCACCAAGGACCAACATTCGTGTGTCTGGTCGCATTCAGGAGCGTTCCTTCACGAATAAGGAAGGTAAGCGCCAGTCCGTTACCGACATCGTCGTTGATGGCGTGGAAGCGGTAGAGGCAACCACCGGCGAGAACCAGTTCATCCTTCAGGGCGAGATAGTTTGGCCGGAACTGAAGACCGTGGGAGAGCGCGGTACTTCCCTATTCAAGTCCAAGGTCAAGATCCCATTTGTGAAGCAGGACGGAACTCTTGGTTCCTCCTACATTCGCATTACCGCTTGGGATGACATTGCTGAGGGTCTGAATTCCGTAGGCGAAGGTGGAGTTGTTAAGGTATCTGGGCACATCCAGGATAGAAGCTTCACCGGTGATAACGGACAGAAGCGCGTATTCACCGACGCTGTGGTGACCAACTTCACTACCCCCGAGGCGATCCATGCCTAATCAGGTAAAAGGCGTAGCTCCAGGCTTCCTACTCCTTCCCGCCCGTGAATACGAATGGGAGTTGGTGCGAAAGCTTGAGATCTCTATCCCTAACAAAGGCCAGCTGAGTACTCTGGTCAAGGCCAACAGCGCTAACGAACAACTAAAGTTTGCCGGTGAGGATAGCTTCACCGTATTTGATGATGGTGTTCTGTCCCTCTGGGAAGTTATTCGAGTGATGTTTGCCAATGTTCGCTACCCCGACCTGAAGGACGATGAGTGCTTCAATGTGTTCGGGGTAGAGATCAATGAGAACGACATCGTACTTCACGGTGAAGTCATTAGGAATGTATGACCGCTGAGTTTGATATCCAAGATTGCGTGTATTGTGGGCAGCCCATTGATGGTATGCCCTTGCTGACCAAGACAAGGGAGCACTATTCACTCAGCGCCACATACTACTGCGGATACTGCTATAGTAACTTCACTCTCTACTTTGAAGAGGATGAAAACGGTAGTTTGCGAAAACTCTGAAAGGCACGATTTTGAAGGATTATTACAACTTGCTCGGCGTAGAAAGGGATGCTGACGAAAAGGCAATCAAGAAAGCCTATCGTGTGCTTGCCAATGAATGGCACCCTGATAAACACCAAGTAGATGGAGAAGAACAGAGAAAGGTTGCGGAGGAGAAATTCAAAGAGATCTCCGAAGCCTACTCTGTTCTCTCCGATCCAGAGAAGAAAGCTAACTATGATCTTTCGGGCGACCCTTCTGGTCCTCATCATGGATTTAGAACTTATGGGGATCCGATGGAGTTCATGCGCAATTTTGGGAACTTCTCTTTTAGAAGGGAACCAAGACAGCCTCAGTCAGCACGAGGACAGGGAGTACAGCTGGGATTAGAACTGGGACTTGCCGAAGCTTTATTTGGGGCGGAGAAAAACTTCCAGTATTCAACAAACTCTCCGTGTGATGTCTGTGGAACTAAAGGCGGAACAGAATTCCAAACTTGCCCCGAATGTAAGGGCGCGGGTAGTATTGTTCGGCAAGAACCCAACATGATCCTTCAAAGCACCTGTCCTGCTTGTCGAGGGCAAGGACAAAGGATTAGTAAGACTTGCGAGCCGTGCCAGGGGCGGGGTATTGTTTCCGAAGAAAGACAGATCAATGTTCAAATTCCTCCCGGGCTACATAACGGATCCATCCTGCGCATCGCCGCGGCAGGAGGACGTGGGTTCAACGGAGGAGCGCCGGGCGATGTGATGCTTCAGATCTCCGTTAAGTACCCAAGCCTTGATCAATTGAACGAAGAGGAGAAGACCGCGCTTCACGGATTGCTTTCGAAAGGATAGGGTTTTATTATTCTTTCCGGGGGCTTACCGCTCTCAGGAGGACCGATGAAGATCCTGGCTCTGGACATCTCTACAAAATCTACAGGTTGGTTCGTAGATCAAGAAAATTGTGGAATGATAAAGATCAAAGAAGACTTGGAATTCCCAGCTAAACTCGTTCTGTTCCGGAAGGAACTTTCCGTCTTGCTGATAAAGCACAAACCAAAAGTTGTAGTAATAGAAGATGTGCATTATAGATTGGGTTTTAGCAGCATACATACGGTAAAAGCCCTTGCTAAATTTGGGGGCGTCGCCTCGGAAGTTGCTGCTTCAAAGAAGGCAAAGGTGGTGCTCCTTACTGCTACTTCGGCTCGCAAAGCTCTTGGTCTGGAAGGCAAGATAACCAAAGAGGATGTGTTTAACTATTTCAACTCCACTTTCTCTTTGGGCTGGAATTTCAAAGAATATAACGACATCACTGATGCTTGGGCTCTCCATCTGGCGATGACAAAGCAGGATGATTTTTAGATAGTCGTACTCTCGTTTAAACACAAAAGGATTAAAAATGACAACTGTTATCAGCATGTTCGTTCCTATGGAACAACCCGAGATTACAAGTATCTCTGGGGACATTCTGTAGCCGGAATAAGCAAACAGATGCCTGGCCAACCGTCTCTATGCCGGTTCAATTCACAGGTTCAGCCCCTTAACGAGTGCGCTCTCATGAAGTTTGTACAAGAATAGCGACACTGCAAGCGTTGCTCTTTATTCCAAGGCGACGAACATTCAACCACCTTGAGAAATCTTATTCAGGAGTGGGGAAAAAAGACGAGGTTATCAAATAATGTACATTAAGGCCCTATCTGCAACTGGAATTAAGGATTTTCTGCAGTGTAAATTGAAGGTCGTTCTTCGCTACGATCGCGAAATTCCTTCTATCCGAAACGATCACGCCAAGATTGGTACTGCAGTCCATGAAGCCCTCGAACAATTCACCTTAAGAATGCTTAGCAAGAAGAGTTTTCCAGATCCTTCCGATTACGAGTTTGCTATTGCTACTTTCATGAATAATGCGACGCAGGAAGGCTTGGAGAACATGAGCTTCTATACCGATGGAAGACGAATTGTGACCGAGTTCATAGACCGCTTTGATCCATCTGAAGAGATTATAGATGTGGAACATAAGTTCAAGATTATCACACCTGCTGGTATTCCCATTACGGGCGCGATCGATAAGGTTGTGAAGATCGATGAGGACACTATCGCCATCATCGACTATAAGACTGCTCGGAACGCCCTAACTCCCTACGAATTACAGGATGATGTTCAGTTATCTATGTACGACTACGCTGCTAGCTTAATTTGGCCGCAGTACAAGAACAGGCTTTTGTACTTGGACTTCGTTCGTATTAACAAGAAGGTTTTTACCTTTCGCACAGAGGAACAATACCAACTTTTTGGGGAATTTCTCCAGAGTATTTGGATGCAGATCAACAAACTGGAAGAGGAAGAGGTAGTAGGGAACATTAACCGCCTTTGCGGATGGTGTGATTACAAAGATCGTTGTCCGGCCTATGCGAACTTCATTAACTCCAAGCAACTGAAGCTTCGCCCCCTTACTGACATCAGTGATGATGAATTCGTTGCGCATTGGGAAGAGACTGCCGATCAAAAAGCCATTCTTGAATCCCGACAGCGGGACTTGAAAATGACTGCCCACGAGAAGTTTATGCGAGGTGAGACTATTCAGGGAGGCGGTAAGGAGCTCTACTCTTCTCAGCAATCTCGAACTAACTACGATGTGGAGCAGGTAGTGGATCTTATTCCTAAGGAAGATCTACTTTCAGTGCTTAACGTAAATAAGGCTCGTCTGGATCGCTATGCTAAGGAAGATCCGCAGCTTAAGAACAAGCTTGCTCGTATCGCCCAGGTGTCCTATAATGCGCCTGTCTATAAGACAAGGGCTGCAAAGATTGATGAGAAGGCGGTATCACAATTCGATGGATACGAACAAGACACAATCATTGATGAAGACGAAAGCGCAGCTTGAGGAATTAGGCAATCCGCGCATCGCGATTGAATTGAAAGATGGCGGAAAGATGTTTGGCGAGGTAGATAAGTTCACCAATTATACCATCTACGTAAAGAACAAATACGGGGACATATTGGATGTACCCCGTAGGATCATTAAGAGGGCATTACTCTTGATTAACGGAGGAAAAGGGAAATGAGCAATCAGCAACCCGAGTTTCTAAAGCGAATCAATGTCGCTGGTGAAAAGAAAAAGAGCAAGATTATTTTCTACGGAGACTCTCCAACCTGCGCAACAGGCTTTGGTCAGGTCTCCAGAAACATTCTTCCTGCTCTTCATGCTTCAGGACGCTTTGATGTAGACATCCTTGGTATTAACTACTGGGGGGACCCACACGAATATCCTTTCAAGATCTGGCCGATGGCGATCAATAACCAGCGGGACCCCTATGGACGTCAACGCCTTCAGCAGCACCTCCATGACCCTCGGTTGGAATACGACATCTTATTCTTCCTTCAGGATACTTTCATTCTTGATTTCCTACCCAATCTTATCGCTTCTTTGAAGCAGGCTGGGAAGCAATTTAAGAGCGTATTCTACTTCCCTGTGGATGGTATCCCCAAGAAGGCCTGGATTGATGCTGCGAATTGCGTAGATTACCCGGTAACCTATTCTCAGTTTGCGCACAACATGTCCTCTATGGTAGTTCCAGAGATTGGTGAGCGCTTGCAGATCATGCCGCACGGGGTAAATCCTAAGGTATTCTTCCCTGTCCCCGCTGCAGAGATTAAGCAGTTTCGAGAGCAGTTCTTTGGGACTATGTCGAACCGCTTCATCATTACCAACGTCAATCGAAACCAGCAGCGTAAGGACATTCCTGCCACCATTCGTGCCTTCAAGGAATTCCAGAAACAGCGACCTGAGAGCCTTCTCTATCTGCACATGGCGGCCCAAGACCAGGGCTGGAACCTTCCAGAGGTTATCAAGGCGTTTGATCTGGATATCACCAAGGATGTTATTCTGCCTCAGAACTTCTCCCCATCTACTGGTTTCCCGTTGAACATTTTGAACTTGATATATAACGCGAGCGACGCAGTTATTAGCACCACTGTGGGTGAAGGATGGGGCTTAAGTTGGACAGAAGCCATGGCTTGTAAGGTTCCCGTTATCTTCCCGAACAACACCTGCCTGGGCGAATACATCACCGAGGAGACTGGTTATCCCTACGCAAGCGGACAGGATGCCGACCACATCACGGTTCTTCCGAACGATAACGAGGTTCCTCGCCCCACCGCGCACATCAACGAAGTTGTTCAACGACTGCTTGAGGTTCATGATAACCGAGACGAGTCAAAGAAAAGGGCAGAAACTGCCTACAACATGGTGATGAACAATCTGGTGTGGGATAAGCAAGTGAATCCTCGATGGCTGAATATGTTTGATCAAATTATCGCGGAAGCTACTCGCCCCCCCGCTACGCAGGGTCCCAACCTGTCCCGTCCTGTGCTGAAGGGAGATCTACTCTAATGGCAGGCGTAAAGTATATCGGTCCCGTTTTTGATGGATGTTACGATAGTGAGACTGAAGTCTTGACTGCCGACGGTTGGAAATTCTTTTCAGAACTATCCTTCGGAGACCCCCTTGCCACTTTGAATCCTTCTGGTTACTTGGAGTATCATAAACCTGAGCAACTTATAGCCAAAGATTGGGAAGGGGAAATGTGCCATTTCTATAACCACAGGGCCGGTATAGATCTTTTGGTTACGCCTGACCATAACATGTACGTTGCACCTGAAATCTTTAGAAGAAACAATCGAAAATGCTCTGGGTTCCGTTTTGAAAAGGCTGCGCAAGTTTTAGGCAAGTATAGACTATTCAAAAAAGATTGCCTTAACGCCGTTCCTGATTTACCTTTCGTGGAAATTTGTGGTCGCCAAATAAAAACAGAAGAGTGGTTGGAGTTTTTGGGCTATTATCTTTCTGAAGGTTCCTCTACCGTAACTCCTAACAAGCACTACATTGTTCAAATAAGGCAGACGGGTATTCACCTTGATAAAATGGCGGCCGCCTTACAGAGAATAACCACCAATAAGGTGAATGTAAGGAAGGAAGAACGTGCTATAGTAAATGACAAAAACTTGGCTATTTATTTGAAATCTACATTTGGAGATAAGTATCACAAGTATATTCCTCGTGAAATACTGAACCAGTGTTCCAGCAATCAACTCCTGGTACTATTTAGTGCTCTAATGTTAGGAGATGGACATGCGCCTAAAGACGGAGGCTCTTCTTACACTACTGCTTCCATTAGATTACGAGATGATTTTATGGAGCTTCTTTTGAAAACTGGGCTGAGTGGTTCTTATACCAAGGTTCAGGAAAAAGGAGACAAGATACAAATTTATGGTAGAGATTGTGTTTGTAGAGAAGATAACTGGAACATTTCTGTCCGCTGGAAACAACAACTCTGTGCTATAGACGGCGCCAATTGGGGAAACGGAGATGCTACCAAAAATACGAGCATCACATATAAGGGCAAGGTGTATTGCGCGTCAGTTCCTAATCACACTCTCTTTGTTCGAAGGAACGGCAAAGCGGTGTGGTGCGGAAACTCTGGCTATGCCGAGGCAGCCAGGAATTATGTTCTGTCTATCCATCGTCAGGGCTATCCGGTTACCTTAGCGCCTATTAGCTTTGAGCGTACTCGCCCTGATCTGGGAAAGGACGGAGATACCCTTCGGGAGCTAATCAATGCCCGAATAGATTACGATAAGGTAATCGTCCACTCCACCCCAGACCTCTGGGAAAACTTTACGCGCTTCGAAAAGAACAAGTACATCATCGGATATACTGTGTGGGAGTCTAGCAAGATTCATCCTACTTGGGTAACAGCCTGTAATAAAGCGAATGAGGTTTGGTTGCCCTGCGACTGGAACATGAAGGTATTCAAAGAGTCTGGCGTTACGGTACCTCTACACAAAGTTCCTCACGCCATAGAGGTTCCGAACATGGGTTCTCTTCCTACCTTCGATCTTAATGGGCTGGACGGAAATCCTTTCGTCTTCACTTCCATTTTCCAATGGCAGGAGCGAAAGAATCCTTACGCTCTTCTCTCCGCTTACTGCGCTGCTTTCAGTGGGGTAGAGGATGTAATTTTGGTATTGAAGACCTACCTCTTCGATCATAGTGGCGATAAAGAACAGATTCGTAAGCTGATTATGGAATACAAGAACTTCATCAACTTGCCACACTTTCCGAAAATGTTTCTGGTTGTAGAGAATATGAGCCGGGAGAACATTCTTGCTCTTCACAAACGCTCAGATTGTTTTATACTTCTACAGCGATCCGAGGGTTGGGGACTTCCACACTTTGAAGCGGCAGCCTGTGGCAAGCCCGTCATCACTCCAGGATATGGAGGACAGACGGAATTTTTGAAGCCAGATAATAGCTATTTGACGAATTACACTTTGACGCCCGTATGCGGGATGAATAAATTTTCCCCGTACTACCGAGGCGACCAGTATTGGTGCGAACCAGATTTGGAGAACGCCATAAACATAATGCGCCACGTCTACAATAACAGAGATGAGTCCCGTGCGAAGGGTGCCAAGGCGCGAGATTACATATCAGAGAACTTTACTTGGGATCGTATAGGTAAGATGGTTGTTGCCCGCTTGTCAGAGCTCGATAAGAGCAGATCTTAAATAGGAGATTTACCTTGAAAAATGTACTCGTAACTGGTGCCAATGGCTTCGTGGGGGCTGCTGTTGTTGATCGACTACTGCGTATGAACAAGACGGTGGTTGGTCTTATTCGAGACAAGAACTACAAGTCTCGGCGGGACATTCTGGAGAACATTTCAGTAGTTCATGGAGATCTTCGTGATTACGATACCGTGCGCTACGCGGTTTCCAAGTACGAAATCGATACCATTTTTCACATAGGAGCCATCACCATCCTTAAGATGGCGACCTACGATCCGAAGACTTGCTTTCAGACCAACATTATGGGTACGATCAATGTGCTGGAAGCCGCTCGGGAATGTAAGCATGTGTCCAAGGTGGTTGTTGCCTCCTCTGATAAGGCATACGGAAACCACGATATTCTTCCGTACAAGGAAGACTATGCTCTTTTGGCAAGTGATCCCTACAGCACCTCCAAATCCTGTACGGACCTTCTTACCCAGAGTTATCACTACACCTATGGGCTGGACACTTCTATTATTCGTTCTGGAAACATTTTTGGTCCTGGTGATTTGAACAAATCTCGTATCATTCCTGGTAGCATTCTGCGTGTTCTGGCGGGGGAACGCCCCATTATCTATAAGGGCGTCGGCAACTATAAGCGCGAGTTTATGTACATCGACGACGTGGTTGATGCTTATCTCACGGTTCAGGATCGTGGTCTTCCTGGACATGCTTACAATATTGGTGGTTCTGGTTTCCAGAACATCTTCGATACCGTGAGTATGGTACTTGAGGAAATGGGAACCGACATCGAACCGGAGATCTTGGAAAAGGACTTCATTGAGATCAAGGAGCAATACTTGGATTCCACGAAGCTGGAAGAACTTGGTTGGAAGTGTAAGTTTGGTATCCGCGAAGGTATTCGAGCCTGCATCCCCTGGTATGAGGAATACCAAAAGGACCCGAAGAAGTTTTACTGCGCGGTATAAGGAAAAAGGACAGGCATGCGCATAATGGTATTGGGAGGAGCAGGCTTCCTCGGGAGCGCGCTGGTAAACTCGCTGGCTAAAACTCGCTCCAATACTATTCAGGTTCTGGATACGTTTTCTCATGGATTCCCGAAGAAGCCCCATAAGAGTAAGAATGTTCTTCCTCCCATTAGCGGTAGCATTCGCAATTACTACGACGTACTTCGTGGAATGGAACGTTTCAAACCTGAAGCGATCATTCATTTGGCGGCATTCAATAGCCGCCCAGAGACTATTGGAGATTTCAAAACCTGTGCGGAAATCAACTATGTAGGGACAGCTAACGTTTTGCAAGCCTGCCTGGCTCTGCGCAGCGTCGTACAGCGGGTAATCTTTGCTTCCACTTTGGCCGCGGAAGAACCTGTATCTCACTATGGAGTATCCAAACGGGCCGCAGAAGATCTTTTGGAAAGTGTTTTCCTGCGCTTTCCTGAGGGCAGTCGCCAGCTAATCACGCTGCGGTTCTCGGAGATCTACGGGCATAACGTTCCTTACACATCCACGAGCCTGCTGAATTTCTTGGCTAACGGGATGGTTCAAAACCAAACCTTGGGTGTGTTTGGTGTGAAAGAAAAGATTGATTGCCTTCACATTTCCGACGCTGTGCGAGCATGTGAGTTAGCAACGACGGTTAAGATAGAAAAGAACTCTGTTCGATTAGACATCGGAACAGGCAAGGGTATTGTAGTTCAAGACTTGGTTCATAAGTTGAAAGAGGCATCCGGTTACACCGGGCAGATCAAATTTTACCCGACGAATAATGCCATTCCCTTTCAAACCCTAATAGCAAATCCTAAACCAGCCAAGGAGATTTTGGGTTTCGAGGCACAAGCTAACTTTGACGAAGAGATCATAGTGCTTATTAAGGCAAGACGAAAGGCTTTAAAGTGAGTTCTACCGAATACATCTACATAGATAACAACCCAGAAGCTGAACGAGCCGTAGAATTTCTGGCTACTCATAAGCGCTTAGGGTATGACACCGAGACCACCGGACTTGATGTGGTAAGCGGTAAGGCTAAATTGCTACTTATGCAGCTGGGTACGGAAGATACGACTTATCTTTTTGATGCGCGCAAAGTAAATACGGAAATCATCAAGCCAGTACTTGAGTCTAAAGAGATCCTGAAGGTTCTCCATAACGCGAAGTTCGACTATCAAGCGACCAAGAAGAATACTGGAATCGTTATTCGGAACCTGTTCGATACCATGCTCGCCTATAGGCTGCTAACCTCTGGTCGTATCGAGGATGGTAAGGGTGGGTGGGTTCCTGCTGGTTTCCGTGATAAGAACATGAAGCGTTTCCCTTACAAGGGTTTGAACTTCTTAACTCAGAAGTATCTTGGTATTTCCCTCGATAAGTCCGTTCGACAGACCTTTGCTGATCATTCCTATCAAAAGGAATTCACTTCTGCCCAGCTTCAGTACGCCGCTTCTGACGTTGCAGTTCTTCATCCTCTTTGCGACATTCTTTCTCAGCTTCTTATGGACGATGGTTTGATTGAAACCGCGTTGCTTGAGTTTGAGTTCATTCGCCCCGTTGCTGAAATGGAAATGAATGGAATCTACATCAATCAGGAGAAATGGCGCGGCATCATTGCCGAAGCAGAGCGCAAAGCCCAAGGCTTTAAGAAAGAAATAGCCGTACATATAGAGCCTTTGTGCGACCAGAACACTCTGTTCGGAGAGGTAATCTTCAACATAGATAGCCAGCCTCAGCTAATGGATGCCTTTAAGAAACTGGGCTTTGAACTGGAAAATGTCGATCAGAAGGCCCTGAAGAAGATTCCTCATCCTCTTGCCAAGCTCATCATGGGGTATCGAGCTTACAACAAGATGATCTCCACCTATGGAGAGGCGATCCTCAAGAAGATCAACAGAACTACCGGGCGTCTTCACTTTACTCTTCACCAGCTGGGAGCAGATACGGGGCGCCTCAGTTCCGAGAACCCTAACATTCAGAACATTCCGAATGATAAGGATGATCCGGACGCGGAGGTCAGCCTTTCATTCCGAGATTGCTTCGAAGCTGCGCCGGCCGTCCTTCCCAGCATCGCCGAGCAGGAAGCCGAAGCATACGTCCCTGCGGAAGGCAACGTTATGCTGACCGCTGATTACTCCCAGTGCGAATTGCGCATCCTTGCTGAAGTAAGCCAGGATTCAAGGTTCTTGGAGATCTTCCGAAAGGATCAGGATCTCCATATTATTACCTCGCAGCAGGTTTTCGGTTATACCGATGCTGATCTTGCTACTTTTTCCGCCGTCAAGGAAAAGGATGGTCCCGAAGTTAGACTTGAGGCTTTCTTTTCCAAGGAACAGATCGCAATGCATAAAGCGGTCTATGATTACCGCAGCAAGACGAAGACCATAAACTTCGGTATTATTTATGGTCTGAGTGCTTGGTCTTTGTCGGAACGCTTCAAGATCCCTATGGAAGAAGCAGAAGAAATCTTGAACAACTACTTCAAGACCTATCATGGTATCAAGCGGTGGCTTGATCGCAACGCCCATGAGACGGTTGCGAACAGATACGCCAAGACTATTTTGGGACGCAAGAAGTATTTCCAACTTGCCGATCCTTCGGATGAGGAAATGTTCAAGCGTTCTCGTGGGGCTACCCGTCGTATGGGAAACAACCACGTCATTCAGGGAACCAACGCCGACATCATCAAAGAGGCAATCAATCGACTCCAGGAGGCCTACGATGAAATTCCCGGCGCGAAGATTCTATTCACTGTGCATGACGAAATTGTTTCAGAATGCCCTGTTTCTATAGCAAAGTATGTGTCCCAAGTTAAGGCAGAAGTTATGAGAGAGGCATTTAGACGCTTTATCAAAACCGTGCCAGTAGGCAATAAGGATAAGGTTTCCGTCACTATCGCCAAGCACTGGTCAAAGTAAAACCAGGAGGTGACTCGCCTTGGAGAGATACTCTGAAGAGGATATACCAGAGTTTTTTTCAGTGCTTATCACTGCTTCCGTTCAAACGCAGCGTTTGGTTTTGAGTCCTGGAGCCAAAGAATACATCGTATCTGTTGTAAGCGATCTTTCGGCTACGGCACATAGCCTTGCTCCGAAGAGTTTATATGTGATTGATTTATTGCGACAAGGTTTGAATTCCGAAGGTTATGTTAGAAGAGAATACTTGCAGGTTGCGGGGGATGTGTCTCTATTTGTTTCTGGTATCTTTCCTGACAGCTTAGAAAACCGAAGGAATCTTTTCACCCTTGGAGATTACATAGACATGGGAAGGACAGCGTACGCTAACATCCAGAGTGGTGTTTTCAATGAGCTTTCCGCCAAGTTTCCTCAGGTTGTTGAAGTATTGAACGATGTTAGCCGCGAGATAGACCTACTATCGTATGATGTAGAGCGCTACGTCCGAAGAAGGAGAATAATCGATGACCGCATTTCCAGAAGGTAAAGCCTATACCATTAATGGTAAAGTATTTAACTTTTCAGTGGCCGTTCGAACCTTGGATCTGGTTCGTGGGCTTTCCGGAGTCGCCAGTTTAGAGCCATACGACGGAATGCTTTTTGATTTTGGATACGAAATGTCAGTTGCCATGACACCGCGCGGGTTAAAGTTCCCTGTACAGGTGGCATTCATTTCCGAATGGGGTGAGATCAAGCAGATTGAAACTCTTGACCCTATGTTCGGTTCCATTCAGCAATCTTATGAGCTTGTGCGCTATGCGCTTGAAGTTCCAGTTGGATTTTTTGAACAGCACGGACTTTCCGTAGGTACTACGATACTTTAGACCATTCTCTATATTAGGAGGCTCGAAAGCCAGATGCCTAAATACATTCCTGAGACTTACTTTATCAATCCTGCTCACGAGGAGATTGCGAAAGCTAGGTATTATCTGAAGGACCTCGCTGGAAACGCCCTTGAGACGAACATTTTCCAGTCCTTTCAGCGCGTCAATAACTACATCTTCCAGAACGACCCTGCTCATAAAGAAATCGCGCAGCGCCTTTGTGAAGATAAGAAAATCATGTACGCAGGCCGCCCGCTTGCACAAGCTGGAACCTCAATCAGCAACATGCTGAATTGCTTCGTATTGGGAATTGGAGATAGCCGTGAGGAAATCTCTGAATGTCAGCGCATTCATTTTCACATTCAAGCCCACGGCGGAGGAACTGGGATTAACTTCTCCAGCCTGCGTCCCAGCGGCGCCTGGTGTAAAGGTGCGAACGCGCGAGCTTCTGGCCCAGAAGGTTTCATTACTGCGATGGGGTACCTGTCGTCTAACGTTCAGCAAGGTGGAAATCGTTCCGGCGCCAATATGGGTATCTTGGAAGATTGGCATCCCGGCCTTCTAAAATTCATTACCAAGAAATCTCGTAGTAACTGGGAGAACATCCGCAAGTTCGCAGTGATTGCCGACGAGAACAAGTTTAAGCAATGGCAATGGCTAAATCCTCATCAATGGCAAACCTTCAATGTCTCTGTAGGACTGTCTGACGAATTTATGCGTCAAGTAAAAAGAGAAGTAAAGAAACCCTGGCGGCTTCACTGGAAAGATGAAGACTGGCACCTGTGGGACTTCAAGGCAGTATTGAAGGATTGCCTGGCCGGCGGAGATGTCCTGGAGACTCCGACCACCATCACGGTCTGCGCTCCCAATTTGGAGATTGCTCTTCATCAGGCGTCTAATGAGCTCCCCTTCAGAAATAACAAAGCACTGGAGTTGATGAGGGGCCCTTATGGGCTAACAGCTTACGAGTGGTTCCATAAGATTTGTAGTAATGCGTGGGAAGATGGCTGTCCTGGTATCTTCTTTATTGATCGCGCAAGGGCTTATCACAACGGGGAATATTTCAATCCTTTGGAGGCAACAAATCCATGCGCCGAGGAAATTTTGCCACGTTGGTCTGTGTGCTGTCTCTCCAATGTAGTTCTTCCTGAGTTTGTAAAGGACGATGGGTCCATAGACTGGGATGGGCTGAAAGAGTCCGTGTCAATTTTGGTGCGCGCATTAAACAACATCACTCTTTTGAATAAAACACACATTACCCAAATTGATGAAAATACTCTATTGGAAAGACGCATTGGTCTTGGCACTATAGGTATGCACGAATTACTCATTCGCGCATCTACCCGCTCTGGAGATGATTATCTCTATAGCGAAGATAGCGGCAGAGCCTTGGCCAAGAAGATCCTGAAGTTTATCAAGCACGCTGCTTATGAAGCATCTATAGATCTCGCAAAAGAAATCGGCCCCTTCCCTGCCTTCAACTACGAGGGATTTATCCAGAGTAAGTTTGTTCAGCAGCTAATAAAAGAACGACCGGATTTGGATGAAAAGCTAAAGAATCAGGGAATAGCCAATGTAACCGTTCTTACCCAGCCGCCCACGGGAACTACGGGCACAATAACTGGCTACTCTGCTGGTTGCGAGCCTTACTTCGCGATGGCGTACATGCGTAATTCTAACATTGGCACTATTATGGACGGCTGCCCGTCTTTCACAGACTGGCTAAAGTCCAAGGATATCAATTACGGGGATTACAAATTCAACCTAAAGGAACTACGCAAGCATAAGCGAGTTCCCAAAGTATTTGAAGAAGCTCAGGAGATTTCATGGGAAAACCATCTGAAGATGCAGGCTGTCTTTGCCGAGCAGGTTGATTCGTCTGTATCCAAGACCATCAACTTACCAAACTCGGCAACCGTAGAAGACATTATGCAAGCTTATGTTGGGGCTTATGACCTGGGTATCAAATCCACCGCGGTCTATCGTGATGGGTCCAAGTCCCAGATCTTGGAGACCCTGAAGAGCACTGCTAAATCTTCTTCTGCTCGCCCGCCGACCATTATTACCATCGGCGCACCAAAGAGACCAGAAGACTTGATTTGCGACATTCATGCCGTAAGTGTAAAGGGAGATAAGTGGAAGGTTCTGGTAGGACTGCTGCATGGGAAACCCTACGAGATCTTCTGCTTTCCGGAGGAACAGATTCAAATCCCTTCCTCCAAGAGCAAAGGTGATCTACGTCGAGGCGGAAACGGACGATATGATTTGGTTATCGGTGCCGGTGAAGATACATGGGTAATCAAGGACATTGCTAAGCATTTGATGTCGGATGAACATCGCATGATTACTCGCTTGCTTTCTACTTCGCTTCGCCACGGAGCACCACTAAATGCTCTGGTAGATCAACTTTCCAAGTGCGACGGGGACATCACGACCTTTAGTAAAGCAATGCTCCGAGTACTTCGAAAGTACATTTCTGAAGAGGAGATACTCGCTGTTTCCAAGTGTTCTGCGTGCGGTGGATCTAACCTGACTATGCAGGAAGGTTGTTCTAAGTGCGCAGATTGTGGATCAAGCGCCTGCTCCTAACGCGGGGAGAAATACTTTACAGATAGACGGGGAGTAAAAGGAGGTGACCCTTGGGTCGCCATCTCGCTCCGACAGTTAAGTGTGAAGTTTGTTTCGAGCGTTTCAAGGCCCTGTCCCGCCATACGCGAAGACACGGACTGACTATAAAGCAATACAAATTAGCCTACCCAGGTGCGGAAGTCGTTTCGCCTTTGACGAAACGAAAACAGCAGCTGGCTCGCTTGAAATACATCCTGAGGAAGACGGGGAAGCTAAATACTAAAACTTCCTCAGGTCTTAAGCCGACCGACCTACGTCTTATAGGCCGTCCTCATTCCGAAGCAACCAAGGAAAAGATCAGGCAGTCTCGTTTAGGAAAGGCTCTTTCCGAAGAGCATAAGCTCGCTATTAGTGCTGCTCTTATGGGGCATTCGGTGAGCCACGAAACCCGCCTGAAGCTTAGGGCTGTTGTGGTTTCTGAGGAAGGGCGGCGACGGAGATCCGAGTCGCAGTCTGCGGAAAAAGGAAATTCTTGGAAGGGCGGGCGTTCTCGCCATCTCTATCAGAGCAAGGGTAAGTACCGCCTAAAGAGGATCTTTGGAGCGCCCCTAAAGTGCTTTTTTCCTGGCTGTGATTTGGTTGAGGGGGAAAATGCTCGTTTCGTAGATTGCCATCACATTGACGGGGATCATGAGAACAACCCCCTTGATGGAATGAACTGGTTGCCTCTATGCCGCCGCCACCACATGTTGGCGGACGGAAGATTGGGAGGCGCTACTCCTGAAGAAGCTGAGGAAGCACGAAAGTTGGCAGTCAAAGCCCACACCGAACACATGAAGAAGAACTACGTGGGGGATATCCGAACTTACAGCGATTGATATTTGGCATTCTTGACATTTAAGGGTTCATTGCTTATTATTGGAGTGTCCAAAGAAGGAGTTCTGTATTGGCTGCTGAAGTTTCACAGATCACTAGCATTATCCAGTGCCCCGATCCTGCATGTAAGAACGGAGAAATCTTCGTTCATAATGCGTATAGCGCAGATCCTCTCCAAGGAGAGAAGCAAATCTGTGAGATTTGCGTCGGGCGCGGGCTTCTCGTTATCGGCAATGCAGTTGCCTTTTGCTAATAAAGGAACTCTGATTTGACTACCTATTATCCTCTTCCTATTGTCATTGAAAAAGATGGAAGCAGCGAGAAGGCTTACGATCTTTACTCCCGCCTTCTAAAAGACCGCATCATCTTTTTAGGAACGCAGATCAATTCACAGGTGGCGAACGCAGTGATTGCGCAGTTGCTGTTTCTGGAAAGTTCTGATCCTAACAAAGAGATCTACATGTACATAAACTCTCCTGGAGGAGAAGTGAATGCGGGCATGGGGATCTACGACACTATGCGTTATGTTAAGCCCGACATCGCAACGATTTGTATCGGGCAAGCAGCAAGTATGGGTTGCTTTTTATTGGCGGCGGGAACCAAAGGTAAGCGATTTGCGCTCCCGCATGCTCGCATTATGATGCATCAGGTACAAGGCGGCGCCCACGGATCCGCTCCTGATGTGGCAATCCAGTATGAGGAGATGGTCTTCCTGAACGATACTATGATGTCTCTTCTGGCGAAGAATACAGGCAAGTCTCTGACAGAAGTTAAAGACATCTTTGAGCGGGATAAGTACATGGGGCCTGTTGAAGCCAAGTCGTTTGGTATTATCGACGACATTCACGAAGTCAGTACGAGGGAAAGCAATGAGTGATTTTGTAAAAGCGCTAAATGAAAAGATTTTGGAACTGGAAGCTGATAAGGAAGCCTTGCTTTTTGAGATCTCTCAAATCGATGCCAAGATTAGCCTGATAAAGGAACTTACTGGCGACACATCTGCTCCTAAAAAGCGCGGCCGGCCGCCGAAGGCCGCTATTCAGGAAAAGGGTAAGACTTCCTTCCCAATGGACCCCGCAGTTTTATCCGAAGCCAGTCAGATGGAAGGCACAGACCCTGAACTTGCTGCGAGGCTTGCCGTTCGCTCCGTCCACCGCACCCGTGAGCCGTCTAAAGGGTACGGTCCAGGCATAAGAGTAGGAACAAAGGATGAAGTTCTTGGAGGTCCGAGGAAATCAGGGCCAAGTAACGCTGTGATTTCTATAGAGGATGACGAAAATGAGCCAGTTTAACGGCGGAAAAAACAAGGTTCGTTGCGTTGATTGTGCGCTTCTGTCCGGGAACATGTGTACTTCCAAGACCATTGGCGTGTCTCCCAAAAAGCATCGCACTTGTACCATCTACCAGTTCAAGGGTGAGTACAAAAACCGAGAACCTGTTGAGGGGAGGTACATTCCACAGATCGATAAGAGTACACAGCGTTTGATCCGCAAGATGGTTGAACTTGGCATCATCAAGGTTCATGAGGATGGAACTCCGTTGCAGAGACAGACTATCGAGATGCCTCGCACTACCGCGAACGCCGCCTCTCTTAGTCAGAGAGGCGACGAGCGTGAGGGCCTTACTGGTGGTGGACCTGAGGTGTCCGTAGATAACAACTTACAGCAAGGATCTAACGTTGAAGCACCGGATTACAATCGGAGTTGATGAAGTCGGAAGAGGTTCTTTAGCGGGACCGGTTGTTGTTGCCGCTGTGATGCTTCCTGACGTAGACTATCCTTGGGTTGCTGAGATCCGGGATAGCAAGAAGCTCTCTGCCAAGAAGCGAGAACAGCTATCCGCTCTTATTCGTGAGAACTGCTTTTGGACTTTAGCAAGCGCGGATCCGTATCAGATTGATGAGATGAACATCTTTCAGGCAACTCTGATGTGCATGCGGGAAGCTGCCCGTCGTTTATGCTTGGAATTTATGGTAGATGGGCAGGAGATTTTGGTGCTGGTAGATGGAAATCAAACTATTCCCAACCTGGATTTGCCAGGGGTAAAGCAACAAGCTGTCGTGGGCGGGGATAACATCCACAAATGTATTGCTGCCGCCTCCATTGTTGCGAAGGTTCATAGAGATCAGTACATGGTCAGCTTGGACGACATCTTGCCCATGTATGGGTTCGCGAGACACAAAGGTTATGGCACAGAAGAACATAGAGAAGCGATCATGGTTTATGGTCCTTCTGACATTCATCGCAAAACTTTTCGGGGAGTTTATGAGTATGTCAAGAGTGAGAGCCTTATCTGACATTATCCTGGCAAACCCGCAGTACGTCCGTCTAAACCCCGGGCGTGCCCGAGAAGTAGCCGAAGCTTTGAAGGAGTATGACATCTCCATTCCTCGTTGGGATTTCGATCCTCGTTTTCATCCACAGGTGGATGACTTCGAAAATGTATGTCTTTTCAATCTCTTCTTGAATGCGGTTAACTACTGTTATTTTGATGAGGATGGTAAGAAGTTTCAGGATGGAGATCTTTCTGGTTGTTCCTTGATATGCGCTCGTCTGACGGAGCATTGGGAAGAGATCAAGGACCCTTATTTTCTTTCCCAGGTCGATGAGAATTACCTGCTGTGTGAGTTGTTTCGCGCTGAACGCCCCATCTCCATGGTGAGGCAGCGCACCAACGCGCTGCGAGAGATTGGAGCGTTCCTAAACAAGAACCAGGACTTTACCTTTGCTAAACTATTTCAGAAGTACAAGCGGAATGCTTACTTTGTTTCGCAATACCTTCCGGTTATGCTTCCAAGTTGGAGGGATCCTTTCTTCAAGCGTTCCCAGCTGTTTGTAGGTATGACTTATGGGCGCTTCCAGGACTGGACAGAATGCCCTATTGACGATGAAAGCCTATCAGATCTAACGATCTTTTCGGACTATAGAGTGCCTCAGACTTTGATTGCGCTGGGTGTTATCGAGCCCCGTTCTCAGCTTATGACTCGTCTTCATCGCAAGGAGTTCTTGGCGTCTGGTAGTCAGAAAGAATTAGAACTTCGCGCCGCTTCTATAATCGGGGCGGACATGATTACCAAAAACTTGAAATCTTTGGTGGACGAAAGTGTAAATTCCCTGAACACTGACTTCCTTCTCTGGAGTGCAGCTACGCGCGGCGCGGAGATGCCCGCGGGACTTTTCACACACGAGTGGTTGAATCATCATTACACGATGACCACGGACTACTGAGGGGATATGATGTTTGAAGAGTGTCGTGTCGAGGGCGATTTCGTTCTTTCTTCCGAACGTCAGTCCAAGATTTTCTATGATTTTGATCTGCTTAAACCTGCCGAGGCTGCTGTGTATATAGAGCAGCTTCTCCAGCAAGTTCCTAATGACATTATGCGACGAGTAAATTTCATTGCGAGCCCTGCTATTGGTGGAATTATCCCGGGGTTCCTTGCAGCATTTGCCTCCAAGAGGCCTTTGGTTATAGTGGATAAGTCTGGTAAGGTACGAGGTCCAGAGTTTCAATCTGGAAACTATCTGATCGTTGATGACGTTATTACCTCGTTTGGTGCTGCTCGTTCTGTTATCAAGGCGCTGCCTGGTAATACATGTCTTGGTATTGCGGCTTACATTTTTCGGGGTTCCTACGCGGACATCTCCGCGAATAAGAACCTCCCGGCCTTTTACTTGTCACGAAAAGAACAGGAGGAATAATGCCTGAGCTTCCTGAGTGCGAAACAATTGTTAGGGATCTACGCCCGGCTATTTCTGGGCGAACCATTACCGCTTTGGTTATTCGGCAGAAGGCAGAGAAGCACCTCCTAAACAACGATCCCTTTGCCTTTTATGAAGGTGTGATTGGACAAGAGATTAGCACCGTATTGCGAAAAGGTAAGTACATTCTGCTTCCCCTGATCAATGGCAATGTAATAGTTTTTCACTTGGGGATGACTGGTCGTCTTCTTCTTCGTCCTATTCCTCAGATAAGTTTCGATGATCGCTTTAGCGGCGACGACAACATCCATAAGCATACGCACTTCATGCTGGAGCTTTCCGATCTGTACGAAGGCGGCCGCGAAGAAGATTTGGAGCTGGCTTTCAACGATGTGCGCTTGTTCGGCGAGATCTGGTTAGCAGAGAATGTTCAGAGCATCGAAGAGTTAGACATCCCTGGACTACGGGGCTTGGGTCCCGACGCCTTGGGAGTTTCATTGGCGGAGTTCCAAAAAATCATTCGCCGCAAGAGAAGTGTAAAAGCAATACTGCTTGACCAAGCAAATTTGGCGGGGGTAGGAAACATCTACACAGATGAAGCCTGCTTCGTCGCCAAGGTTCATCCAGGTGTTCTGGGAACCTCTCTAACCGAAGAGCAACAGACCAAACTATGGTTCGCTGTAAAGAGTGTCCTCAAAGAGGGTATTCATTATCGCGGATCTTCTGTATCAGATTACACCGCTACCGATGGTAGCAAAGGTTCTTATCAAGAGCACCATCGGGTTTATGGAAAGTTTGGAAAGAAATGCGTCGAGTGCGAAAGTTCTATAGAACGGGTAAAAGTATCCGGAAGATCGACTCATTTCTGCCCCTCTTGCCAGCCGAAGGAGGCGTAATGGTAGATAATACTGAGGCATCAAAAACAGAGAAGGATGTGTTCCGGGTTCTTGCCGGAGCCTCTGCCCTTCAGAAGTACAAGTTGCTATTACATCCAGAAGGTCCAAATGGAATAGACATCGTCGCCACCGCTAAGGGGTACTCGGATTTTGGGATTGAGATTGAGAATACAGAGGAAGCAAAATGGACATCTGATCTTCCCTTTCCGCCTAACTGGGTCAAGGGCTTCTCGGTTCTGTCCCGCAAAAAGAAGTTCTTTGTGTCCCACCCCATGTCTCTGTTTGTCAAGGTAAACTATAACACTACACGCGCCGTCGTTATTCCCATGTCCTACATTTTCTCCGGCGATTTGGACAAGGAGCCGGAAAGAAACAAGTTTCAGAACGAAACAGGATGCAACACCTTCTATCGTGTTTTCAATCCAGAGCACCCGGCCATGTGCTTCTGTGAGATAAAAGATCTTCCAGCTGTAGTTGAAGGCTATCTACAATCTTTGATGCAGATGAAGAGGACGACCGAAAAGTTCACAAAAGGAAGACCCAACTTTAGGGTCAAAAAGGAGAAAGAGAAATGAGTATTTTTAGTTTTAACAGGACTTCTCAGGCTACGGTAGCCCGGGGTGTTCGCACCATCCGCAAGGGAATTGCTTTCCTTCAGGTGGCTGAGTTCGATAACGCATTGCGGGAGTTCCGCAGCGTGTCTGCTTCCCGCAACCCTAAGACCACCCGCCTAGTTCGAAGCGTAGCTGAGTTCTATGCTTACAATACAGAGGTACTTCGCAAGGAAGTAAAGAAGCAAGCCTTCGGCAATGCCAATCTGATTGAGGTTGTTCCTGGCAATTCCAGAAACGCTTGGTCGGATGTTGACATCGCCGCTGTGCTGGTCACCCCGGCAACTCCGGATACTAATCTCATCTTGGCAGGCGCTCTTGGCCGCACTCCAGAAGCCCTTCGTTTCCAGAGACGCTACGCCACTGAGCAGCCTCTCCAGAGTTGGGAAGACGAGACTGGTGAGCGATACACTCGATACACTCAGACTCGACGGGTAGCAGCGCGACTCGGACTGGTTTAACCGACGTGCTCCGCCTCGTGCGGAGCCCGTCCCAAGAAACAACCGGTATGGTGATGAAGGTCATCCCCGACGCCGGAGTTTTGGAGGAAGAAATGAATAATGTAATTGAAGTGGAGACCCAGCCAAATGGTGTCTCTATTGAGCGAACTTTAGATGTGGTTGGCAATATTCTTGCTAACCCAGACTTCGCAAAAGAAGTTGCTACCCACAACGGGTGGTTTGTGAATGATGATTTTTCCCAAGAGCGCGTCGCTCTTCTCTTCTTGGCTTGCCGCTTTCAGTGGGCTGTGGATTTGCTTTCCCGCCAGACTTCCACTCTGAGTAAGCAGGTAGAAGAGGCGACCGCCACTTCTTGCGATCGCAACGAATAGCCAACCTTGAGGTCTAAATCGTGTCCGAAACAAATCGGATCGTATTAGGGGATTCCCGAGACATCAAGAATTATCCCGAAGGTATAGCTCTGACCATAACCTCTCCGCCGTATTATTGCGAGAAGGACTACGAGTCAGACTATTCTTTTCAGGATTACAAAGATCTTCTTCGTATCGTTCTACGGAATGTGGCGTCTAAAACTTTACCCGGCGGGAAAATCTGTATCAACATAGCAGACATCGCCGCCTTTTCCAAAGTGTCTGGTAAAGTGGAGGAATACATTGGTATCTCCCGCGACATTCAAGATTGGATGCGCGAAGAAGATTGCTTTTTGCTGGCTCGAACTATTTGGGCTAAAGATGAACCCTGGGTAAATTCCCAGCATGTCAGCTATCACGATAAAATTCCAGCCACCTATGTAAGACAGCTGCCGTCGTTTGAATACATCTGGACGTACTATAAGACCACACCTGCTCGTGAAGGGCTTGGTCCCATCACGAACTATCTTTCCAAGGCGGAATGGCGAAAGCTTGTAAGCGCCGTATGGAAGATCCGCTCTGTCCAGGCTAACGATGATCATCCTGCGAAGTTCCCTGAGGAACTGGTGCGAAACTTGGTTCGTCTTTATTCTGTTCCAGGCGACTTGGTATTCGATCCTTTCATGGGAAGCGGTACGACTGCCGTAGTAGCCTACCAGAATCGAAGGGAGTATGCGGGTATCGAAAGAGACCCTCGCTTCCACGACCTTGCTCGCAAGAATCTGGAGAAGGTGGCGAACTCTTTGGAGCGAGAGTTTATCCCCGAAGAAAAGTTCAAGCAGAATAAGATTTACTAATGGACACAGGATTCAAAGAAGGATTTCGTAAAGAAGCCATACAAAAAGCCATACAAATGGTAATAGAGAGCGGGGGAAGCGCCGTCATTGTGATCTGCCGGGACATACCCGGGGACCATGTTGGTGGCGAGGACTGTTTTTGCGATCCCAGATTGTTGGTGATCGAACCAAAGGAAGAGAAATAATGTCTGGAGTTCATTCAAACTTCACTGGCTACGACATGCAGATATTGCGCCTAGCCAAGAAGAAGCGACGCATTAGCTGCCGCGATTTCGATTGGTGGGATCTTCTCGCTCTCATGCGCCGTGGCGGCATTAGCCGGGTGGATAGTACTAAGGGGGCGGGGTGGTCGCACTTCGTCCTGGCTCCCCGAGGTAAGCGCTACCTGAAGAAGGTAAATCAACAGCGCCAGAACCAGTATAATTCTCGCAGATAGCAATGATCGTTAGCCTTCATCTTGCCGCCAGCGGTGTCCCCGTCTTTAACTCTTCCGCTATTCAATGGTATCATACAGGAGTTCAGGGCTTGGACTACGAAACCATGCTGGTGTTCGTGGGGGCCATAGACGATGAGCGGCCCAACATCTCTGGGGGAGACTACGCGGGACAACCCCTTCAGTTGATCTCCCAGACGGTAGGAGCGGGGGGCGATTCATTCCCTTATGGTTTCATCTTTGGTCTATACGAACCCACGGCTCTTTCGGGAACCATCACGGTAAACTTTGATGCTCCTGTCGGTACTTCTAATGGATACTCCGTGTGCCTTCAGGGCGTTACCGGAACTTTGACTCGGGGACTGGGAGGATTGGCAACTAATCCGCAGCTGAACGATGACTTCCTGATCTCTCAACCTTTTACGGTCACTCACAGCGGTGCTCTTTTTGACCTGTGCGTAACACAATCAAGCAATCACACTACGCATCTTCCTGGAACTTTCCAGACGAAGATAGCAGACATTCCTATGTTAGGTTCAAAGTTTTCTGTTTCTTACCGCCCCGTAAATTCTGGTACCGAGTTGGTGACCATGAGGCGGACAGATTGCGGTGGCCCATTTGCTGCTGCGTCTATGACTTTAGCTCAAATAGAAGGATTGTAGTATGTCTTTTCGATTCCCGTATTTAGCTCTGGATGTAGAGACTACTGGTGTAAACATTGAAAAGGTACACGTGCTTCAGCTTTCCGCAGTCTATGATGACGGCAGTCCTATTGCTGATCTATCTACCTTCAATGCGGTTATTGCGTGGCCGAGAATCACCTATGGTGAAGAGTACGCTATGAATCTAAACAAGAAGTTGTTAGAGCGGGCCGCCAAGAAAGATAACGTGGTTACCATTGTCAAGGCCAAGCTTGACTTCGATCGGTTCCTGTGGGACGTACAGAAGGACGGCAAGATTACCGTGGCTGGTAAGAACGCAGCTGGTTTCGATCTTCCTATTCTCACCAACTCTGTAAATGGGTTCTTTTTCCGCCGATTTTTGCGGCGGGTATTAGATCCAGGTTCCATGTATACTGAAGAGTTTGATCACATTCCCACTCAGGGAGAGATCAACGAGTTAATCGGGCGCAAACCCGTGTCTCACGACGCGCTGGATGACTGCTTCGATGTCGTTCACGCCGTTAGATACAAATGGAGGGTATGAAAATGTTCAATGAGTTTAGAATTTGGCTTGCAAAATCAGTTCTTCCCGCGGGTTATGAGATCAAACCGCCCTTCCGCGCACCTTTGGTCGAGGAAATTAAGCAGCTTTGGAAGGAAACTATTCAACTTGATCGATGCAAAGAAAACAGAAGTGCTCCGACTCGATTATCTTTTCGAGTCAGTGCGGAAGAACTTTCTGCTGCCGAGGGTGAGGCTGATCAGTTAGAAGCAGAAATGCGAAGTGCTATTGCTGCCGTCAGATCTCGTATTCAGGAAAGAAGGAAAGCGCGTAATGAGAACGCCAAAGGTTAAGCCGCAGACTATTTGCTCCAAGTGTTTTCAGACCGAGAACCCATACAACCATCGATTCCCTGCCGATCATTCCTTTAGCCCTCGCCTTGAGACCCGGCAAGAGGCTGCTTATCGACAGGGCTATGAGGCAGGATACGAGCGAGCGATCGACGAGCAACGCGCACTGGAATGCTGGCGGGATTAGCTGGGATTGATTCTTGACTATTAGGGGAGAATGAGGTATTATTACGTTATGAATACAGAACAAACCCGACACGAAGGGCCCTGTGATGGTATGGGCTACAGGCAAGACTGCTCCATGTGCTCTGGTTTCGTAAAGAGGTTCGATGGAACTCTTGTTCATGCCGACGGAGCAATTTTTGCGCCGGTGGAAGAAATCAACCAGCCCGCAATTTCCTATAGACTGAAGATAAAAGAGTCCGCTAAAAGGTGGTAAAATGACGGACGTAGAGAAGTTAAAAGTAGCACTGAAAGCCTTGGAAGACATCATGCGAGAAGATGGGCAGGGCGCAGATCTATCCCCGCCCGGACCTTGCCACCGCATAGCCAAGGAAGCACTGAAGAAGATCAATCATGTTCCCACCAAGGAAGAAATTATTTCGGCGCTATATAAACCACGCACTTATCCAAACACCCGCCGCTACCCAGGACCAAGCCCTTATGATCTTTCCCAAGGAAAGAAGGGCGCCAGAGGTTTGAAGAAGTAATGTCTCGACCAAATCCAAGATGCCCTCGTTGTAGAGGAGAGGGTTGGTATGTTGTAATCGTTCCAGTTCATCATCCCGACTGCGATGGAACCTGTAGTATGGGCTGCCCCTTTCCAGAACAGGCACAAGAGCAATGTCCTTGCGAGGCAGACGAGTTCGATAGAGAAGAATACATTTGAGACATGGGAGAAAAACATGGAGGTTGGCCGTGCGACGCTCTCGGACGCCGCGCTCCAGGTCGACGCGGGCGTGATCCTCCGGCCGCGCCGCGTGCCAGGGCTTGCGCTGTTTCCCGCGGATCTGACGCTATCGATCGAGGCCGCGAACCTGACTCACGAGCAGCGCTCGGATTCGCTCGGTCAGCCGCTGCCGAATCAGACGCTCTGGCTGCTGCGCGTGCGCGGGAGGACGCCATGAGCGTGGCGGCCGCCCTGCTCGCTGCAACCCTCTCCGTCGGCTCGGCCGCAACCGACACGTTGCTCGTCGACACGTTTGCGCCGCCCGCGCTCGAGACGCACCCGACCAACCCCGACCGCGCCTTCATCGCCGCATCGAGTAACGGCCCGGGCGTCTTCGAGGTGCGAATCGCGCCGACGCAAGCGCTCGCCTATGTCGGCGCGTCGTATTCGCTGCCGGGGAATGTGAACTGCACCGAGTCGGCGCCCTTCAACGAGCCGACGATCGGGAACGTGGCGCTCGAGCGCGGAACCGGAGTCACTCGGGGATGGATCACGACGTCGAACTGCGAGCTCGTCGTGCCGTTCAACTACGCGAGTGGCGCCGGGTACACGATTCTGTACTCGGGTCAGAGTCGCACGTCGGTGCCGACCAAGCACACGATCACGGGTGCGTTCACGCGCTACCAGAATTCCGGCGCCGGCGCCGCGATCACGTCGTTCAAGACGAGCTTCACCAGCTCCGCGCTGCGCGTCGGGAATCGTCTGGTCGTCGCGACCTCGAACATCCACCAGGCCGGATCGAATCCGATCTGGAATCCCGGCACGGTGCTTTTCTTCGCGCTCGACGATTCCGGAGCGACGACGACGCTGACACCGGCGAGCCCGTTCTTCGCGATCACCTCGGATCCGAACCCGGTCGCCCTCACCCCGCTTCCCGGCGGACGCGTCGCGGTGACCAACGCGGGGATCTACGACGCCGGTTTTCCGCCGCTGGTCACGGGTCAGGGCAGCATCGACGTGCTCGAGGTGTCGACCGGCCGGCTCGTCGGCTCCATTCCGCTCGGACCGGGCAATCCGTCGGGTCGCGGACTCGCGCTCGACCCGACGAGCTCGGTCGCGGTCGCCGGCTCCGCGACGCTGCGCCAGCTCGTCGCGGTCGACGTGCGCGGAATCGCCGCGCTGCCCGCAGCGGCGGTCGATGCGCGCCTGCAACGGCCCTCCTGCAACGACGGTAGCTACGCGAGCGCCGGGGGTGTCCCCTGTCTGCGCAAGCGGGTGATCCGCGGCGGCCTGAACCCGATCGTGCTTTCTCCGCCGCCGGGCGCGAGCGGCGTGTACTCCTACGTCTCGCAGGTGAGCTTCGGCGCTTCGGGCGACTTTCTGGCCGCGACGTCGTACAACGACGGCGGTCTCGCGCTGCTCGCGTTCGACAAGCGCAACCTCGCATCGCCGCACCCACTGCTCGCGTCGCGCTTCGGTGTAGCCCAGACGATCGCCGCCACCAGTCCCGCCGGCGCAATCGGCCAGGAGTGCTGCCCGGGTCCGATGATCCTGCACGCGAACAGCGTTGGCGGACTCGCCGGCGCGGACGTGCTCTTCGCGACCGCCAGCCCGAACGGCATACTGGTTCGCGGGCATCTCGGTGGGACGGTCGCGGCGGCGAGCGGCGACTTCGACGGCGACGGCATCCAGGATGCGCTCGACGACTGCCCGGTCGAGGCGAACGCGGAGCAGACCGACTCGGGCGGGCTCGCGACGGCGTCACCCGACGGGATTGGCGATCTCTGTCAGTGTGGCGACACGAGCGACGACGGCCGGATCGATGCCGCGGATGTGAGCGCGTTGCGTTCGTTCCTGGCCGGCTCGGAGAGCGCGCCTGCCGCGCCCGAAAAGTGTGACGTCGGCGGCAGCGCGGCCTGTGATCTCGAAGACTCCGTCCGCCTGCGCCGCGCGCTCGCGAGCCTCGCCCCGGGCATCTCTCATGTCTGCACGGCATTTCTTCCGTAAGCTGAACGGCAGATGAAGAACTCTCGCGTGCGCCAGCTCGCCGGCCCCGTAGCCATCGACGCCGCACTGCGCGCTGGCGAGGACGTTCGGCTCCTGCTGGTTCAAGAGGACGCGCGACACGAGGACCTTGGAGAGGTTATTTTTACGACGCCCTGCGCTGTAATCTAAACAACGATGGATTTATGCCAAGATCAAAAGATTGGTCAAAGGTTACCTGTAAGTCCTGCCTACGTTTGAAGGGACGTAGGGTGAAGTAGGGATGAAACCATTTTGAACTTTTCCCACCTTCGGGTGGGAAAAAGATGGTCGTAATTCGGTGTCTCTTAAGGTCGGACAACACAGGGGTTCGAATCCCCTCATCTCCAGCAAGGTTTATTTATCCTGGGGATGAACTGGAATCGACTGACGACGCGAGGGAGATTACGCGACCTATCGTTAGCGAGGCGATAAAAAAAAGCGCTACAAAGTCTAAATCAGACTCTAACTGACTATGTCGCGGCAATGCACAAGGGTGAACTTGCTATTAAAGAAACCCTCGCGCCTGCTAAGACACTCACTGCTTAAGATCCTAACCCGATCATAAAGTAAGGGGCGCGCCCAGCCGCCAGCAACAGAAGCTGGGCACCTTTTTATTCCGCCGCCCAAAAAGTTGAAGAGGAAAAGAAATGAACGCTGAAGACTTTCAAGACTTCATCAAAAAGGAATGCGCTCTTCTCGGCGTAGAGCTGGAAGTTTACCCTGGAACCTTTGTTCAGTTTGAATCTACCAAAAGCAACGGCTTCTTCAATGACGAGAGGAACGGAGGCCCCAAGCTTGCTTATTGTACGGGCAGGGACTTTCAGATTTGGTTTCCCGTGGCAGTACATGAGTACAATCACATGCTGCAGTGGGCCGAGGAGTCTCCTCTTTGGGGTCCTGCCGGCGAATCTGATGTAACTCTGTGGCCTTGGCTGGCAGGAGAGAGAACTTTGACCCAAGAGCGAGCCCGTTATCATGCTATGAACAGCCTGCGTTGTGAATTAGATTGTGAGCGTAGAACTATTGCGATGGCACGAGAGATGGATTTGCCTGGAGACTGGGATCTCTATACGAAGATGGCTAACGCCTATGTTTATTTCTACCACCTACTGGTAAAGCATGGTAAGTGGTATCAGATTGGTAAAGAGCCTTATAGTATTCCAGCTTTGGTAGCGACTATGCCTGATCATCTAAATGATGATCACGAAACGATCACTCCTGAAATGGAGGCTCTTTTCGAAAAGCATATGCCCTACTTGCTGTAGGGCGGGATTGGTTTCCCGCCGATAGGCAAAGAAGGATCCTGTCCTTTCTTGCCACAAGAAAATGTCTTATGATTGTAGTGAAAGGATTTTAGTATGGCGTATGTTTATCTCGCAGGTCCCATAACTGGACTATCCTACGGAGGATGTACAGACTGGCGTAAGTATGCTTGCGAAAAGCTATCCACTGCTGGTGTTGTAGGTGTATCTCCTCTTCGCGCGAAAGAGTATCTACGAAACGAACAGGCTATTGGGGATTCGTATGAGGATATTGCGCTGAGCACTGCTCGTGCTATCACTACCCGAGATCGCTTTGATTGTATGCGGGCTGATGTATTGCTGGTAAATCTTCTGGGCGCTGAACGAGTATCTATCGGGACGGTTATGGAAATTGCTTGGGCAGATGCTGTTAGAGTTCCCGTCGTTCTTGTTATGGAACCTTCGGCTGAAGAGAATACAGGCCTCGTTCCTTCTAAAGGAAACGTTCACGAGCACGCTATGATTAGAGAGTGTGTTGGATTTCGCGTTCAGACTTTGGATGAAGGACTGAATGTAGTAAAGGCCATCCTCGGTGTCTACGCTTAAGTGGGTTTTACTTTTAGCTTTGTTTGTTATTCCCGCCGATTTTTCTTGGGCGCAACGAGCCGCTACGCGTATTGATTCGGTTAGATCGCGAGAAGTTAGGAGTTGGAATCGAGGATGGTCTGGTTGGAACAGCAACAACTTCTTCTATCCCATCTATGACACTGGTCCAAACATAGAATTCTACTCGTTAGAGGATGACGACGAAGATACGGACCCCTGCTTCCCTTTTGCTTGTGAAAGTCAGATGTCAGAAGCAATCAGGAACCCAGATCCTACCGCCCGCGAACCACAGAACCTTACCGCCTGTATCTACGGCGCAGATAACACTCTCGTTTATGAACGCGAGGGTAAGAATTGCCCCTACAAGTTTGAAGATCCCAACGTTGCCCGTGTAGAAAGGCGACGCCAGGAATGGTTGAAGAACAAGGGCAATCTCGGGAGATAAAACTTCCGAGAACGGGGAGCCCAGTCGTGGAGAGAGACCTTAAACCTCTCCTGGTGGAAGCGGTGCAAACCGCGCCCCCGCTACCAGAGGACCGGACACCTCTGGTAGCACCAGAAGGAGCACTGAATGTACGTGATGCTACGTTGTAGTAAATGTGGGGACGCCGCGGAAGTGGCGTTCGCACAACTATACGACATCTGGAAAAAGGGCTATGACGAATTATGCGACAAGCATAAGAAGAAAGTCCGAGTCAATACAGATGTCAAGTGCCATTGTGGGACCACAGATACGCACGACGGGCCTATGTTTCGGTATCTGTTTCAACTCATTTTTGACGAGGTGGTTCGCACAAGTAAGGCATAAGGAGGACACTATGTTTGGAGTATTAAACCTTCAACTCAGAATTCCTTATTGGCGCAAGAAAGAGATGGACATTTCTTTTGACCTGACGGCGCACCCTTCTTACATTCGGACACCTGCCTGGCCTTCATTAACGTTCTGGCAGAATCAATACGAGCGAGGGGCAACTCTTCGCCTCTGGCTCGGTCTTGCGCGTTTGTTTTTCAAGATAGACTTTACTAACTCTCGAGCTTTTTAGTTGAATAGTCTCTTCGCATAAGGAGGGTAAATTCCTAAATGGCCAACAAAAATCGACGCACTAAACAACCAAAGACCGATTATGAAAACCAAGAACAAGTTCCTCAAGAGAAGGCACCCCGCATAAAGACTCTTCGTGAGGTTTATCCACGAAATGAAAGTCAAAGACTTTATCTGGATGCTATTGAGAACAACACGATTACTATAAGTTCCGGGCACGCGGGCGTAGGCAAGACCTACCTTGCTGTTTATGAAGCCCTGAAACATCATTGGGCCAAGACGGGTATGAAGCGTATCATTATTACGCGCCCGGCAGTAGAAGCAGGAGAGAAACTTGGATTTTTGCCTGGCGGATTAGAAGAGAAACTCGACCCGTACATGCGCCCGATCTACGATGCTCTTTATGACATCATTGGGATCTCTCTCACCAAGGAAAAAATCGAGCGGGAATACATCGAAATCGCACCACTCGCTTACATGCGAGGCAGGACGCTCTCGAACTGCTTCATAATCTTGGACGAGGCCCAGAACGCTACCTTTGAACAACTGAAGATGGCCGTAACTCGCATGGGTGAGAATTGTAAGATGGTTATCAACGGAGATCCCCACCAGACCGATCTTCCGCGGCACACTCAGAATGGGCTCGGTAAGTTAATAGAGATCGTGAGAGACGTGCCGAGTATTGCCGTAGTGGAATTTACCAGAAACGACATTGTTCGAAGTCGAATAGTTGCCGACCTGGTAGAGGCTTTTGAAAAGTATGAGGAAACACATGGGCGAAAGGATTAGTTTTGCTCCGATAATGTCCCTACAAGAATTTGTGGACATTCGGGACTCTATTGAAGGTACGTTAGTATTGACGTCCGGGGGATACGATCCTATTCATTTGGGACACATCTCTTGTATGACAGATTCCAAGAATTATGGAGACATCTTGGTTGTAATCGTAAACGGAGATTGGTTCCTGGCACATAAGAAGGGGGCTCCCTTTATGGATTTGCGCAACCGTTGTGGGGTAGTTTCTGCTATTCGTGGCGTAGATTATGTGGTGTCCTTTGAAATAGAAAATGACACTACCGTGATACAAGCCCTGAAAGCGATTCAACCCGATGTCTTTACCAAAGGCGGAGACCGGGTAGACGCGGCCACCATTCCGGAATGGGAAACCTGCCAGGAGTGCGGTATCGAGGTTATTACTGGTGTGGGAGATCCGAAAGAAAATAGCAGTTCCAACATTTTGGAGGGTTGGTACAACCGACGACTACGTATGTTCATGCCGTAGCTGGAAGTATTCTTGACATCTATCGTCCCCTGTCGTATTATTGAGTTGTAAGGAGATTTACAATGAGTTCTTTTGATGGAAGAAGCGCGGCGGAAGAAGGCATCCCCGTCGTGAAATCCTATCCTAGCTTTGGCGAGCTGGTCACCGGGGGTAGCGATGTTACCCGTGTGATGCTGACCGCCCTATGTATGCTAAATGATCCGCAGGTAAATGAATACTTGCTGGATTGTAAGCTGCGGTTGTCTGATCGTTTGACCAAGACAGCTATTTTTCCTCGCGAAGGTATGTCTTTACCTGCCGGGAATGTTTATGTTTCGGCGGAAAATAATACCGCCTCTTTAGTGGAGAACCAATAATGTCCCTTGATTCTAATGCTTTTGCCGTTTTAACTCGTGCTCTTCCCAAGGATAAAATTCAGACTCGCCCAGGCAAGGGCGGTTTGGAGTTTTCCTACATTACTCCGGACTTCGTTATCGATACTTTGAACGAAGCTTTTGGTGGTGAATGGAACACTCGTATCGTTTCCCATGATGTATTTGCTGACAACGTTGCTGTGGTTGGTCTGGAGCTTTCTGTTCCTACCACCGACGGTAAGTATGTCGCCAAGCAGCAGTTTGGTTCTTGCGAAATCACCCGCGGTCTTGATGTTGGATCCGCTTTCAAGGGCGCCGCAAGTGACGCTTTGAAGAAATGCGCAACCCTGCTTGGGCTTGGTCTGGAGCTTTACAAGGATGAAGAGCCCGCGGCTCCTCCTCCTACTCCGCCGCAGTTTAGAACTCCTCCGGCCCCCGCCCCCCGCCCTTCCTCTCCAGCTCCTGCCGCCCCTCGCCCGCCTGTCGGAGCTCCTCCGGCACGACCAGTTGCTCCTCCGGCGCCCCCAAAGCCCGTGGCTCCTCCAGCACCAAAGCTTGCGGGCAATCCGTTCTCAGGAGCGGGAGCAGCTAATCCGGCTCCTCTTGCGAAGCCGACCCCTCCGCCTGCTCGTCCAGTTTCTGTGCCGGCCCCCGCGGCGCCTCGAGCAAATCCTTTCACCAGCAATGCCGAAGCGTCTGGTCCCAACTCTACACAGTTGAATGCCATGACCAACCTGGCAAACAGAAAGGGTTTGACTCCGTCCGCTCTGATTGCTCTCGCAGCAATTGTGGATGGACATGGGCAGCCCGTGAGTTCTTTCGAAGAACTTACCCGGGAACAGGCTATTCAGGTAATCAAGGCAGCGCAACTCTAATAGGGAGATCCTAATGGTGGAGAAGTACATTACTCACAATGTGCTATTGGAGTCAGCTGATTTCTATGTCCTGATCCTGGAGTTTCCAGAGACGGACGTAAATGATAAGCTCTCCGTTCTGGCTTCTGAGAAGGGTTTGATCTATCGCCATCTCTATGAAGACTTTGTTATCGGGACTTGCATGGCGAACGCAGGCCCCTTCTTCTATCACATTCGCAAGAGAGCCGAGTTAATCGTAAAACTGGCAGAGATCCGTAAAGAGGCCCTCGATCTTATCTTTAGGCACAGCCCAGGATTCAAACCAGAAAACATCGTCATCAATCAGAATAACATTCTGAAGACGAAGTCTTCGGTGCGTGCAGGAGAAAAGGGCCGTGCGCTTACTTCTAACGATTTGTGGGATCAAGATCCGCCGCTGTCTAATTTTGGTCCAGCCATTATTACTTCTACCCCTTACAAGACAGATGATAATCCATTCCGCGAAGATGATGAGGATGCGCCCCTCTTGGATGCACCTCCCGCGGAAGACGTTCCTGATAATCCATTCTCTAATTCTGCCGGTGGAGGCAATGTGGACGTTCCATATGAATTAGTTGGACACAAATGGGATCGCCTCGGGCTCTATGTTAATGTACGCAAGTACGAAGAGAGCGATGCCGCGTTGGTATCCTTGTTGGGCGGAAGCCCCTTTGAATCTACCCGTGGCTATCACATTCTTGTAGTGGAACGTTGCGTGGAAGACTTCTCTGATGTCTTCCAGCTGTTGGATCAGTTGGGTATTTCTGAAAAGATTAAGCCCGAAATTCTAATGGAAGAACTCTATGCGATTGTCATCGAACACAATCCTTTTTTGAAGCTCGAGAGCGTAGATTTGAAGTCTGTCCGCACCCAGTATAAGACCCGGGAGAGATCCAAGATTAGAAACAATCGACGCATCGCCCAGTCTGGCTCTGAAGATAAGATTGTATCTTCTCGTAAGCGCAAGAGGTTCGCTGATCTGTCCAAGGAAACTTTGATTTCTTTGGCGGATAAGATGAAACAGAAGGTTGTTGGGCAGGATGAAGCAATCCACCACATTGCAGATGCTGTCCAACGTGCGTCTGTGGGGCTCAAAAGACCACACGAACCTCTTGGTGTACTTCTTTTCACCGGTAATACAGGTGTTGGCAAAACTGAAACCGCCAAGGTTCTAGCAGATTGCTTGGAAGCCCCCCTAGTGAGGATTGATTGCCAAGATTATCAGCAACCGCACGAGTCCGCTAAACTTGCGGGAAGCCCGCCGGGGTATGTTGGCTATGATGATGGTGGGCATCTCACCAAAGAAGTTTCCAAGAGCCCTTTCTCTGTCATTCTCTTTGACGAGATCGAGAAAGCCCATTCTAACTTTCATGATCGTATCCTTCAAATCATCGACGACGGAGAACTAACCGATAACAAGGGCAAAAAGGTTCCATTTAATGAGTGTGTGATTATCATGACCTCTAACATTGGGGTAGCAGAAGTCTCGGAGATTAGTAGGACCCTTGGTTTTGGAGATGTATCTGTCCAGACGGACCTAAAGTCTTCCAAGGCACGAGACGAAGCTTTGAAGCAGAGATTTAAGCCCGAGTTCCTGAATCGCGTGGACGAGATCGTTCATTTCCGCAAGCTCGAAAAGAATGACTATCTAAGCATTCTGGACATCTTGTTGGATGAAGTGAAAGATCAGATTCAGAAGGGCAAGGGCGTGGGTTTGAATTTTAGTGTCGCCGCTAAAAATTTCTTGCTCGATAGTGGTATCGATAAGAAGTACGGAGCCCGACCTTTGCGCAGAGCAATCAAGCGACACTTGAATACTCCACTGGCTCGCGCCATTCTCTCTAATGAGATAGAAGAGAATAGCAAGGCCGCTGTTGGGCTGAATCCTGAGAAGACCGCGCTTACCTTCAAATCCTCAAAGAAGGGAAAGAAGGAAGAAGATGCGGATTGAAGACTTGCTCTCTAAAAGAGAGAGCGCACCTGTAAGGATAGAACTTGGCTCTGGTCCTCATGGCATCGAGGGGTTCTATCATGTAGATGTGGTCGGGGGTGGGAATGTCAATAAGGTTTCCGACATTCGAAACCTTGAGTGGCTAAAGAGCGAATCTGTGGATGAGCTTTATTCCGCCCACGCTGTAGAACACATTTCCTATACCGAGATTGCCTGGGTATTATTGGAATGGAACAGAATTTTGAAGCCGGGCGGAAAAATGACTATCAAGATGCCCGACTTGGACTTTATGTGCCGAGCCCACATTGAGGGTATCCACTCCACAGAAGAGACTATGATCTGTTTATACGGAGGTTTCTCTGATATTCCCGGAGGCCCCGATGGTTGGGAGAAGATCTCAGGGGATCCTAACTGGAAGCGCAATACCTTGAAAGACGGAGAAGTCCCACATCCTGGAGTCTATACGGAGTGGAGCTCTCACAAGGCTCTATATACCTTCGATAGTTTTAGGATCCGACTGGAGAAAGCTGGATTCAAGGATGTAAGACGCATAGTAGAAAACGATTGGGAATTGCATGTCATCGCCTACAAACAAGATTAGTGGATTTACCATTGCTCGTAATGTAGTTGAGCTTGGCTACCCTATTCGCCAATGTGTTGAAGCCCTTGCGAACGTAACAGACGAGGTAATACTTTGCTACGATCCCACGATAGACGATGGGACCTTTGAGGTCTGCCAGAAGCTGCGGGAAGATTTTGATGTGAAGCTGGTTGTTTCCGCTTGGAACATGGAAAATAGAAACGCCGGAACAGAAATTGGAAGGCAGACCGACATAGCCATGTCTGAATGTTATTTTGACTGGCAATTACATTGTCAGCTTGACGAGGCCTTTCATGAGCAGGATAGGAATAATCTTCACCTGCTTATTGATCGGGCTACTCCGGACATTACAGGGTTTGAGTTTCAGCGTGTGTGTTTCTATGGAGACATGTCGCGTATTCGAAGGGATTGGACGATCAAAGCGGTACGCCTCACGCGTAAGAGAACTCACACCTATGCCACTTTGGACGGACACAACTGTGTTCCAACAACCCCAGGGTATCGCCCGCTTATTCCCGAGATCTGGATCTATCATTACCAGCGTTTCGGCAATCCTCTCACAATCAGTAAGAGGATCCAAGTTTTGGATAGTTTGTTTCATCCGGCGGATAAAATCCCCAAGGATCACGAACTTAAACCTTATGATTTTAAGCCCAAGAACATCGATACCACGGTAGATAATCCCGAGGTTAGAGAAATAGAACCCGAGTTTTTGGATTATACAGGAACCCACCCCCGGGCTTTCCTAGATTGGAGAAACCAATGCATCAAGTAGTGATGGGTATGATCGTAAAGAATCGTTTTAGCGAACTAAAGAGAAATCTCTATCACAACTCTCAGTTCTTTGATCGTGTTATTGTAGTCTCTGATTCTTCTGAGCCTGAGATGAATGACTGGCTCGTATCTGACGAGGCAAAGCGCCTGAAGATCACGGCTATTCTGGACTTTGAGGGCTATCAGACGATCCGCCTTCGCAATCGTTATTTAGCCGCGGCGGAAAAAACAGGCTGGATGATGCGCCTGGATGTCGACGAGTTCATTTCTCTGGAGGGGGGTTCCAATCTTCGAGAACTCATTAGACAGGCCGAGGTCGCCGGAATTAACGTTGTAGAATTCAAAGCTTGCGATATTGTAGCTCAGCTTGACGGCTCTACCCGGATAGCTAATCCCGATTTCTGGTGCCCGAACCTATTTAAGCTGACCCCGCAGATAACTTATCAGGGTCTTCATCACGAAGGCATTAACTTGGGAGTTCCTCACCGACACGCCCGTGTCGATTTCAAGTACTACCATGTCCGTTCTGAAGCCTCTGTACACTTACGAGGTACGAGGAACGGATTTGCTATTTCTCAGCCCGCGGGTGGACCAGGAGACGAGACAGCTTGGCGGGATCTACGTGCCCGCTGCTCGCAAGAAGGGATTACCGCTTTCTACCAGCTGGAAAAGCTGATGCGAGAGGGCAATGTTCCTGCCCCTCTTACTGAATGGTTTGTTGAACAGAGAAACTCTGTCAATAGCGAGTTTAGATCTTTCTTTGTGGTCTATTTTGTTTTGCTTCATCCAGAATTGAATCCAAGTCTTACGAATCAGGAATTTCCTACCTACGATCCTGATCGAAAGCCTTACCCAGGGGAGATGAGTTTCTAATGGACTACGGAACCACTGTCGTCAACCAAAGATTGCAACAGGACTACCTCACCTATGTGTGCGTTTCAACCCCACACCTAGATAAGCTGAAGCGCAACCTACCTTTGATTATGCCCTATGTAGATCGGGCTCTAATCGTTATTGGTTTTCGAGACGAAGAAGCCGAGGCCTATCTCCAGACCATTCCTAATCTAGAAATCGTTTATCGGCCGTGGGATGACTCTTTCCGTGCTCAGTATCAAGCCGGGTTGGATGCAATCACTGGCGGCTGGATGCTTTGGCTGGACGACGATGAAGTTCCTAGCGAGGAGATGCTGCAGTCTTTACGCCCCATCATTCAGCAAAGCGAGTATGCTTCCAAGTTTGATACCGTAGCTTTCCGCTGCGTTGATTGTTGGGATGGAAACACGGGACAGCCGAGCGACTACTATCGAGAAATGCTGACCGCCTGGAATAATCAGCTACGTTTCGAGATTGATCTACATCAGGCAATGGTCGGGAAACGTGGCGGCGTTCGATGTAATGCTGTTTACTATCACCATAAAACCCAATCAGGTTCCTTGCGAGGATCTTGCCGCAACTTCTTCGCGGGCGGGGTTTGGGCTGATCATAAGGAAAGTTTTGAGTATTGGTTCAAGGAGACCGGTCAGGACCCACGTTGGCACCCAGGCGGACCTTTGAATTTGACCTTCTATCCTCTCAAGGATGGTTTCAAGATTGATTCCTGGCACGAAATGCTGGACATCCTTCAAAGGAATCATCCAGAAGTGAAAAAGTACCACGATTTGGATCCACTCCTAAAGAGTGGCCAAGTATGCCAAGAGTTCAAAGACTGGGCAGAACAACATAGCGAAGATAATGATAAGCGGCCGCACCTTCACGAGATTCATAAGTTTGATCAATACCTAAAGCTTTGCGCAAAGGAGAAACAAGTATAGTCCGGAGGTAGGATGGATACCCTATCCAATGAAAAGGGGATTAAATGGGAACTAAACCCAGGGAAAGCCTTAATCATTACCTTCGCCGGCATGGCATCTCGTCTAATAGAGTTGGAGCACTTTGAATTTGTTCGAACTACACGACATGCAGATTGTTCCAAGATATACTGCTTGGATAACAAGTATGTCTGGTATCAACAAGGACTTAACGAGGATCTTGACTCCATTTCGAAAACGGCAACAAAGTTACAAGAGTTAATAGAAGAGGCGCAGCCTACGCATTTACGCTTAGTGGGTGTGAGTGCCGGTGGGTTTGCCGCGATAATGTTTGGGTACCTTTTGAAGGCGGACACAGTTCATGCTTTTGGTCCTCAGACTTTTCTAACCCCGGAATTGGAGCAACGCTATTATGAAGAGGGTATGGAAGCGTACGATACCTTTCCTCAAATACATCAGCTACTATCCGAACCTCCATTGGTAGATTATTACGTCCCGGATTTAAGAGCACTTCTGTCCGAATCCAATGGGCACACGAAATACTTCCTTCATGTGGGCAAGGGAAGTAAGAAAGATGTGATATACGCCAAGCACATCGAGAATTGTTTAGGCGTCGAGATCAAGTATTACGGCTGCGCTTCCCATGCTTGCGCAACACATGTAATTCAACAACAAGTTACCGGTGGTTTATCCGCGGTAATTTTAGGAGACATTTTATGAACGAAAGAGATGCACGATCTTTAGCTCGCTACAGATTTCCATCAACAAACATCTATGCTGGAGATCAAGATCATAACGAGCATGTTTGGCAACCCTTTATGGGTGGTCCTGATGGTAGGCACGAAATCAAGAAGTATATTCCCCTTGATACCCATCCCAAGATTTTGAATTTGGGTGCGAATTGGTATGAGGCAAAGGTATATCAGGAATTGGGATACGATTGTACCAATCTTGTCATGTCTCCTCAAGTAAAGGATCTTCTCATCGCAGAAGGTTTCAAGTGCCTAATGAACGACATGTGCGAAATGTTAGACATCGAAAATGAGAGTGTAGATGGAATAATTTCTGTTCAGGCATTGGAACACGTCTGGTATCCTTGGAAAGCCATCCTGGAAATGTACAGAGTACTACGCATTGGAGGGCGTATGGTGCTGAATGTGCCGCAATGGCATGGTAAGGATGTAAATGTAGACATTCCTGATAACGCCATGGCGAATCTACAGCATGTTTCCTGTTTGCATGCCCATCAAATGCGATTTATGATTAGGACAGCTGGGTTCAAGATTCTGCATCAGGACATTCCCGACACCTGTGTCCAGACCTTGTTCTGTGAAAAGATGTCCTACGAAGACCTTGTGAATTATCCTTCTGATGGCCCTTTGCATAACTATTACGATGCTGCGCACGCGAACCTTTTGCGTGATTATTGCGCAATCTAATGATTACTTCGGAGGAGCTCAAATCTCTTTGGAAAGGTCGATATGTGGAGAACTATCCGCATGAATTCTTCGCCCTTATCCAAGAGATCCAGAAAGTTAACCCCCTCAAGACCATCATTGAGGTAGGCGTTAAATGTTGTGGGACTTTGAGGGTTTGGGAGAGGATGCTTCCTCGGGAGGAAGGTCTGCTCATTGAGGTCGATATGGCTCCCAAAGATCAACTTCTTGGATGTTCAGGACATTCCACAATACCTCCCTATTTGGCAGCTCGCCCAGGCCCTACTTGGGAGTGGGAAACATGTCCCAGTAATTTTGTGAGCCCCGAAAACTGCACCGAAAACCCCCTGGATCCGGAAGCCAGCGAGAGAAGCATTCGATTTGTAATAGGAGATTCGAATTCTCTTGAGGTTCACGAGCAAATAGCTTATATTTTAGGGGACAAACAAGCTGACATGATCTTCCATGATGGAGGACACTTCGGCGATGTTCCTCGTAGAGATTTTGAGAACATTGTCCTGCCCTTTCTTCGACCCGGCGGGTTGTTTGTCCTCGCAGATTTCCGCACGGACGGGGTAGATGCGTTGCGAGAACATCTCGCCACCCTTGGACCTGTTCAAGTGATCGAGCCCGACCGCGCCGGTTTTGCCTTGTGGCGCAAACCCGCATAAGGATTATCATGAAACTTTTGTTCCAATCTCACAGCTGCCATATCTCGGATATTAACACGTATGGTGGCTTGGAAATACGATACTCCGTGAACTGGGCGCATTACTTGGCAACTATCGGACACACCCCTGTTTTTGCTCATCCTGCCGAGATCTTTGGAGCATCCTCTCAGGTGGATTTTACTTTTGACGCCGCAACTTCTGACGCCTACCGATGCCCCGATCGCTCTCATTTCCATAACTACTTCAGCCCCGAGGCTCCGAGCTACCTTCATTGCGGGCATCCCATGCTTCATCCTACCCGGTCTTCTTATCGACAGGCGATCGAGAACTTCCAGCACCAGAATCTTCAGAGATTCTTTGCTCCCATCCCTTATCTGGACAGCTTTCTTCCTACAGATATGCCTGAACCCTTCAATCGTAGACTATTGATGTGGGCAAACAAAGGTAGTTTCACTCCGGGTTTCGGAGAGCATCGCCGTCAGTCCAGTATGGCGCACCTTCGTGTTCTTGCCAGATTGGCAACAGACTTTGACTTCGAAATAGTGTTTGGCGGGGCAGCTTTTGTTGACGTCGGCGAGTTCGAGCCTGAAGTTAGAGAGCTTTTGACCAAGATTCCTCATCGAGGACTGGATAGAATTCCTTGGACAGAACTGGTAAATCTCATGTGTCAGGCCAAGTTGAGCATCAATCCAGGTGGTATTACAGGTTGCGTATTCGAGGCGATCTACGCCAAGTCCATTCCAGTTCTTTGCAACGACTTTGGTTTCTTTGGGGAGGAAGCCAGAGAAGCCGATCTTCTTCCCTCAGCTGTAGCTGTTTCCGAAGAGAAACTTGAAGAAACTTTCCGAAGACTTCTTTCCGATAGAGAGTATTATTACAAGATTCACGACATCTTTCAGCAGGGATTCGAGCCCCACAGGCGTCCTGCGGAGGCGTGGAACAAGATTGAAGAATACATTCTGAACACAAAGTAATAGAGGATTAACTATGACAATGCACAAGTTGGATTCCCCGTACTCTGGTAAGGATTTCATTTCCATTATCGTTTTGAGCTTTCAACGGGCGGAATACACCTTTAACTTGCTACAATCTCTTCATAATACGTCCGATATGCCTATGGAGATCATCGTAGTAGATGATGCGTCTTCTGATAAACAAGTACAACAGATGCTATATCAGAATCTTCCTGCCACCTCCACCGTGATTTTGAATAGCGGCGGCAATCGTGGGTTTACAAACGCAGCCAATCAGGCGACTGCCTTGTGCAACTCAGACTACGTGCTGCTGCTGAACAATGATATCGAGATGGTGGGGCCTGGACTTCCAAATGTAGCCAGTGCCTTGGAGCTTCCTTATGTCGGGTGTCTCGGTGTTATGGGAGATGCCGGATTTTCTGGAGGGCCTGTTGTTAGACGCGGCAATCTAAATATCGAGCTTAATTCTAACCCGCGAGGTAGCGGTGCCTTTGCTTTTAGGAAGGAAGTTTGGTCTAAACTCGGAGGATTTCCTGAGAGACATCACTCCGCTGCTGATATTGGATTCTTTTATTCGATGCTAAAGAACGGCTATTTCAATGGGTTCATTGCAGATACTCCTAAGATGCTTCGTAATAGAGATCAAGAAGAGAGCTACGCTAACCCAACAGAGGGAACCTCTCCGTTTGCTAATGGTTATCCTATGTTGTTTGGTACCAATATTGATCAATGGACACAGGCTTCTCTGGAGCGCCGACAACGCATACACCATCGCAGTACGCAGGACGACAAGTCTGTTGGCGGAATCAACAACATAGAATACTGGCACTATTGGTTCCAAGAGCATCATGACCAAGGCAAGATTATCTGGGAAAAGGATTTCTTGTACGGACAGGAAAAGTTTAGACCCCTAATAGAACGGGATTTAGCCATTGGAGGAGCAATAGAGCATGGATAAGCAGCAGTTTGTAGAACTATGTAATGCTACTCGCGGGCAGGGGTGGGCTTCCAGCGATGATGAACTTTGGGAGGTTGCCTCTCGTGTTCAGGCTCTGGAACCGCACACCAACATCGTAGAAATTGGTGTCCAGTCTGGTAAAAGCCTTCGAGTTTGGGAGATTATAGCGGGGGTCGAGGGTAATGTAGTGGGTGTAGATATTGGAGATGCTACTGCCGAGCAGTACTTTGACAAGCGCCCTCCTATTATTGTGGGTGATAGCAAATCCCCTGATACATTCGACAAGGTTAAGACGGCCGTTCCTGTTATCGATTTCCTATTCATCGATGGGGATCATTCTTACGAGGGAGTTTCTTCTGACTTCCAGATGTATTCTCCTCTGGTTCGTTCTGGAGGATTAGTAGGTTTCCATGACCTACGCATCGAGGGTATCCGCCGTTTCTTCTCCAGCATCCCCCTGCAGAAGGGCGTATGGGATGACGGATACGGAATTGGGCTGGTCTATATCCCATGAATGATGTAATAAATCAATGGTGGAACCCGTTTATCCAACAGCAACGCGAAGAGTTCACCAGTTTTATAGCCGCCGTTGAAGAATACTTGGGACAGCGTCCTCGGAAAATCTTGGACATTGGCACCAATAAAGGCGGAACTGCTTTGATGTTCCAGCATATCGCTTCTGAGGGATGTATATCCATCGACATCAGAGGTCGCGAAGTCGGAATTCCTGATGCTTGGTTTCCCAAGGTCCATTTCATAGTTGGGGATTCCAGTAGTCCAGAGGTTATAGCGGAGATCCAACAAAATGGACCCTATGATCTTATCTTTATTGATGGAGATCATTCATATGATGGCACAAAGAAAGATTGGGAACTTGCTAAAACTCTGATCTCCTCTCCTGGGGTTATTGGATTCCATGACATTGGGTTCCGTCGCTATAAGGATATGGATAGCGAGATTTATTGTGGTGTAGTATTCGAAGAGATAGTGAATGGTCAGGAGCACGAAACCACCGAGTTTTTTGTAGAGTTTGGCATCGGAATGGTTAAGGTTAAATAGAGGGAGAAATATGCCTGAAAATAAGAAACCAACCCTTGGTATCGCAATCAACTGCCAGAATGAGCAGTCGCATATGGCAGCCACGATTGCCCAGTTCTACAACATTGCGGACGATATTGTGGTTATCGATGGTGGTTCACAGGATAACTCTGTGGAATGGGCAAAGAGAATGGGGGCGCGGGTATTTTATCAACCCTGGGTTCATAATCATGCCTTTCAGAAGAACCTGGGCATGCGTAAGTTGAATACTGATTGGGTATACATTCACGATCCGGATGAAAGATTGGATCCCCCTCTCTTGGAGATTATTCCTCTTCTAATCACCGAGAAGGGGCAACGTTTGCTCATGCTTACTGACGTCATTCCTGAAAGTACTGAACTCTTTGATTGTTTTGGTGTTCCCCGCCGAAACATTTTGGACGGAGAGCAGACTGACATCTATCCCGACTATCAGTACAGGCTATGGAAGAGAACCTGCAATTACAGCGAAGATCCCAAGGATAGGGTCCACGTCGAGGTAGTCGGCTTTACCAAGCGAACTGAGATTGACTATAAGAGAAAGACCCGAGAAGAACCCGCACGCTTCAACATCAACCACTATAAGACTGCTGTTGCCCAGATTCAGAACGATGAGATCTTTGATAAAATCAATCGGGGAGAGATGGGCGAGATTGACGTCCAAGACATCTCCCGCCCTCTGTAACCTATGACCTCTGTATGTCTCATTACCCCGCCTTCTGCTTTCCTTTTGGACGAGCGGGTCTTTGTAAGCCTGGGCATACTTAAGGTTGCTGGTTCCCTAGAAGCCAATGGGTATTCGGTAAATCTCTTGGACTTCTCTGGGGTGGAAAACTATCTTGAAGTTCTGAAGGATTATCTCCGCACCGCTCCGGACGATGTGATAGGTATTACTACTACCACTCCTCAGTTTCCTGCTGTATCGGAAATCGTAAAGACCATCCGACACATTTGTCCTCACATTCGTATCATTCTGGGCGGGCCTCACATTACCCTTACCCTTGCTGCACATAAGTTGGAGCAGAAGCGGGGGGCTATGGATGGAAGAGCGTTCCGTGCTCGCCAAAAGTTAGAAGTACTGGCGGATGTATTGGTTGCGGGAGACGGAGAACTTGCCATCTTCCAAGCCATCACTGCTGATGCTCCGAAAGTTATTGATGCCGACGATCCGAAAGGCGGTCTTTTCCTGTCGGATAAGCAGTACAACGACAGTTCGTATCCCGCCCGACATCTTATCGACATGCCCTCCTACCATTACTCTATTGACGGGCAGAATGCGACCAGTTTGATTTCTCAGCTGGGATGTCCTTTTGGTTGTGGTTTTTGTGGCGGCCGCAATAGCAAAAGCCTTCGCATGATCCGTACGAGAACGACAGATTCTATCATCCAAGAGTTGGAATCTCTCTACACTACTTACGGATACACGGGTTTCATGTTCTATGATGATGAGTTGAATGTAAATCCAGGTCTCGTTCCGATGCTGAACAAGATAACAGATTTACAAGATAGATTAGGTGTAGAGTTTCGATTGCGTGGCTTCGTAAAATCTGAACTATTCAATGAAGAACAAGCAAAGGCCCTGTATCGTTCCGGGTTTAGATGGCTTCTATGTGGGTATGAAACTGCGACCCCTCGAATGTTAACGAACATCAATAAACGTGCTACTCTCGAAGACAACACGCGGTGCGTGGAGACTGCAAAAGCAGCCGGCTTGAAAGTAAAGGCTCTCATGTCTATTGGACATCCTGGTGAGAGCGAGGAGTCTGTTATCGCGGTTAGGAACTGGCTCCTTCAGGTTCGTCCCGAGGATTTTGATTGTACCATCATTACCCCTTACCCCGGCTCTCCGTATTATGATGAAGCACGTCCAGGAGATAAGCCAGGTCTGTATGTTTACACTCAACCTAAGACCGGGGATAAACTCTACGCTTGGGAAGTAGATTATTCTGCTACCGCCAGCTACTACAAGGGTATTCCTGGCGGCGGATACAAATCCTTCGTCTACACCGACCACTTGGCAGCCGAGAAGTTAGTAGAGATGCGAGACTGGTTGGAAGCGGATGTCCGAGAGAAGCTTGGTATTCCCTTCAACTCTGCGAGAGCCGCGCTGCGATACGAACATTCAATGGGACAGGGGCTTCCCAGTTTCATTCTGAAGAGAGAGCAAACATGAACTACACAAGTTCTATTCGCGATCAGATCTTCTTTATAATCAAGGAAAACCCTGGAATCCTTCGCACGGAGGTTCGGGACAAACTGAAGCTTCAGAATAACATTTCTGGTCCCGCCATCAAAGAACTGATTGATCGCGGAATGGTGGTGGAAGGCCCTGTTAGAGTGTCCCAAACTACCAATAAACCAGGACACACCCTTTATGTTGCTGAGGACTGGGCGAGAGAATTGGACGCTCAGAATAGGGTGTTCGAATAATGGGGAATCAAGTTACCAAGAAGCCTTTCAACATTCTTTCCTTTGATGGGGGCGGGGTACGTGGTATCCTTGAGGCCTGTCTTTTGGAGCGGATTGAGAGTAAACACCCCAACATTCTCAGAGATGCAGACCTTCTGGTGGGGACTTCTACGGGTGGCATTATTGCCTTGGGCTTAGCAACTGGAAAGAGCCCTGCTGCTTTACGAGAGATGTATCAAACTGCCTCGAAGGAGATCTTTTCAGAGACTTTTTTCGGTAAATTCAAGGATTTTTGGAAGCTTTTGGGTGCCGATTACAAATCGGATAATCTGCGCAAAATGTTAGAGATCCAGTTTGGCGATCTCTTGTTGGGTGATCTCGAAAAGAGCGTGGCTATCACGACCTTCGATCTGGATAACGAAGCTGAGGGCTCTGCCCGGGCTTGGAAAGCAAAGATCTTCCACAATTGTCGCGGGTCGGATGCCGATTTGGATGTACGGGTTGTAGATTTGGCACTTCGAACTTTAGCAGCTCCAACTTACTTTCCAACCTCGGACGGCTACATTGATGGGGGAGTCTTTGCAAATAATCCAGGTATGGTGGGACTCGCGCAAGCCTTGAATCCACGCAATCTAAACAAAGATTTGAGGAACATCAACTTGCTTTCCTTGGGTGCGGGGCGTTTCAGACAGCATATCGAGGGCGACAACCTGAACTGGGGTTTGGCTAAATGGGCAAAGCATCTTTTAGGCATTCTAATGGATGGTTCTGTGGATGTAGTAGACTTCGAATGTAAGCAAATCCTGCGGGATAAGTACTATCGTCTAAATCCTCAGCTGGCTCACGATTATCCTCTGGATGATTGGAAGAACATCCTTGATCTTATGGTGATCGCGCAGAACACAGACATCGCCCCGGTCATAGATTGGCTCGAAAAAAACTGGAAGTAAGACATGATCCTCGGAGAATACAAAGACCTTGAAAAGGGATACTGGGTAGTCTATAAACGAGAGGACGGGGTATTAGCGCCTCTCTTTCGCTGTCTGGATACATGGAATGAACTGGACGAGGATCGGATTGTAAGTCGAACGCTTTTTTCATCGGCGGAAAAAGCACAAGTGTTCATCGACGATTTCTGGTATACCTGGACCCGCCTAGGACTTACATGAATAAGTTCCTATCTTTTGATGGAATACAAGGTTATGTGGTGGCTTCCGGCTATAAGGGCATTGCCTATCCTTTCGATCAGAGTGTAGATCGCTCCACCACCTTCTGGATAAGGACTACCCATAGCGGCAACGACGCCACCATTTGCTACTGGGGTGCTTATCTAAATGAGAATCTGGGCGATGGTGAGGAAAACCGAATAAGATTGATCCAGGGTCATCTGGAGCTGTTTAGCAGGACTTCTGGCAGACGTACAGACTCCCTGTTGAATGACGGGACTTGGCATCATGTGGCTTTTGTGTACAATACGAGCGATCCTTATTCCCGGCTTCGCAACTTTGCCAATGCGGTCGTGTATGTGGACGGGTCTCTGGACAACGGACGGGTGTTCGAGAATGGAATAGCAGGTATCAGTACGCCTGGGGAGCAGGATGTAATAATAGGTGCTCGTCCAGCTAGAACTGGGGGAGTAGTGGACCTCTTTCCTGGAGATTTGGATGAGTTTGCTGTGTATCGGGCCGCAATAACGATCCCAACGATAACCGGATCCTATAACAATGGCGTAAGGGGGGCCGATCTATCCACAATAGGACAGTTCGAAAACCTCCACCTCTGGTATAGAATGGGGGATGAGGCTGGGGACACCGTCCCAAGCGGAGTTCTTTACCAAGGAACCCTAATAGACCGATCTTATTACGGACGACACGGAACGACCTTCTCGGGAACCAGCATAGGGGAATAAGATGCGACGATTAACCAAAGATGAATACTTCCTATCCCTTGCCCATTTGGTAGCTACCCGTGCCACCTGCGACAGGCTATGGGCCGGATGCGTTTTGGTTAAGGATGGGGAGATTTTGGCTACCGGATACAACGGGGCTCCCTCCCAGATGGATGAGTGCGACGAAGTCGGGCATCTATTGGTTATGGGGGATGACGGTAGGGAGCACTGTTTACGAACAGTCCATGCTGAAGGCTCAGCGATCCTTCAAATTCGCAAAAGAGTACCAAACCTGCTGGGTGTGACTGCTTACATAAATGCGACACCCTGCGAAAACTGCTTGTCAACTCTTCTACACTACGGTGTAAAGCGAGTTGTTTGCGGGGCCCTATACCGGAACGGGAGTAGAAAAGAAATCGTAGAGAGGCTGCTTTTGGCATGGGGAGCAGTAATGGAATATCACCCCTCGCCGGACATCACGCTGTCCTTTGGACACGAGGTTCAGGATGCCAAACGTGTCAACATAGTTCGAGTTGCCAAAGAAGGGAAATAGGTTTATACTTATGCCAGTAAAAGACCCTAAAAATCCGTTCAAGTTCTGGGATGAAGTCGGTTGGTTGTCTTTTAACAAGGGCGATGTTCGTATCTACGAGGTAGATGGGGAGCAATACCTTTTTGTTGGGCAAATCATGTATGCCAGCACCACAGAACAGGACTGGTATATCAAGAACGTCATGGGATATGCCAAAGGCAGGGTCTTGGAGATAGGGTTAGGGCTTGGGTGTGCGTCCAAGGTCATCTTGGCGAACCCCAAGGTCAAGCACCTACTAACCCTGGAGAACAATGAGCAGATAGTCGAGGCGTATGGTAGATTACTACCTCGCCACCATCTGCTTTTGACTGATGTTTATGCTTGGGCACGTGAAGTCCCCAAGCAGTTCCCTATGTTCGATCTCATCTTTGTAGACCACTATACTGCCTATGAAGAGACGCAGGGAGATTTAAAGGAATTAGCTCAGAACTTGGCTCCTCTTCTTAAAGAGGGGGGTCGTATGATTTTTTGGGTGGATGAAAATGCGTCCGACGAAGAAAAAGACCAGCTTCACAGGCTGTGGCTGATGAAATAACGGAGGCAATCCATTGACAGATAACATCGATAAGGTTCTAAACAGATTAGAAGCAGCAGAAAACAAGCTGAAAGAGTTCGCTCAGGGTAGGATTTATGATGTGGGCACTAAAGTTCTTTACAACGAGAAATTTGGAGTGGTCACGAAATTGATTCGCGGATCACAAGACCCCACAGCCTCTACCTTGGATGTAAGACTCGAAGACGGAACCGTAGTGGAGGGGGTCAAGGTTTCTTCTCCCTCCCTGCAGCGGTTCCGAAGTTAGGAGGAACTATGGGACGCGGTATAGCATTTACCTCTTTAGAGGACGCCTTCCTCATTGAGCACGCGGAGAATAAAACAGCGAAGGAACTTCTTGATGCTCATAATGAATTGCGCGTTGAGAAGGTGTGGGCGGAACGCTCTTTAAAGAGCCTAGCGCGCAGAGTTGAAAGACTACGCGAAGAAGGCAAGATCAGTATTAGAGATGAAGATACACGACGCAAGGCTTACTACGGACGAAATAGACTTCGGGGGGAGTAATGCTGCTTTTCATATCCCTGGGTGTGATTTGTGCCTTGCTCGCTGGCGGTGTGTTTTATTTCTACCGCCAGAGTAAGGCAAGTGAGCTCAGGCGCCAAGAAGAGTTCAAAACCCTCTTTGAGATGGCCGATGGTCAATACAAGACGGATCAACTACGAATTCAAAGCCTGTTAGAAGACCTTGCCAACAAGAACACGCTCATGGAGAGAGGCTCTCAGGCTCTCGAGAACGCTTTTGCTCGTGAGAAGCAGTTCATGTCCGTGTTAAACAATCTGAACGAAAATAATGAGGCGCTTGAGCTTTCTATTAAGTTCGAGAAGTCCCAGTATGAAAAGTTGTTTGGGCAGAAGAAATCTTCAGAAGTTAGAACAGGAAAGATAGCAGAACAGATGGCGCCGTTTCTAAAGGACTATCCTATGGAGCCTTCAACAGGTAAGTTCATAGGAGATCCTGTCGACTTCTGCCATTTTTTAGAGGATAAGATAGTTTTTGTAGAGGTAAAATCGGGCGAGTCTCAGCTTTCTTCTAAACAAAGACAAATAAGAGATCTTATCAAAGCGGGAAAAGTAGAATTTATTGTGTACAGAGTTCGAGGAGAGTAATGCAGAGTTTTGTTGGATACATTTACATAATAGAGAACACCATAAATAGTAAGCTGTATGTCGGTCAAACCATTGATCCATACAAGAGAAAATCTGCCCACTTTTCTCAAACTTCACAAAGTAAAGGCGGTTTGGTTATAAACAAGGCAATGATAAAACATGGACGTACTAACTTCGATTTTGTTCTTTTAGATACTGCCTATTCGAAAGAAGAACTTGATGATAAAGAAATGTACTGGATAAGAACCTTGAATTCTTTAACTCCTAATGGGTACAATAGGGAACTTGGCGGGCATGCTGGTCCTGTGCCGGGCAGGAAACATTCTCCTGAGTCTATAGAAAAAATGAGAGAATGTAAGTTAGGGGCAAAAAATCCAGCTTTTGGGAAAGAGCATAATAAAGAGTGGAAAGAAAACATGAGCCTTCGTATGTCAGGCGAGAATCATCCTCTTTTTGGTAAGAAGTTTTCGGAGGAAAGCAGAAATAAGATGAGGCAATCCCATCTGGGTATGGTTCTCACGGAAGAGCATAAGCAAAAGATTGCCGAAGCTCATAAAGGTAATAATAATGCGTTCTTCGGTAAGACACATTCTCTTGCAACAAGAAACAAAATGAAAGAAGCCGCCAAACTAAAACCCAAAACTATAATTTCCAAAGAAACCCGAGCCAAAATGGTAGAAAGCAGGAAGAAAATAGGTTGGCACAAGCGATTTAGGAAGCAAGAAGACACCGATCCCAATAAAGGAGATGCGTGATGCCTATAATGACCAAAGAAAAGTTTGATGATCTTTTTGCCAAGGCTACTCCCGCGCAGGATCCTGCAGAATTGTGGTGGCTGATCGAGAAACTAAACCAACATCAGCCTACGAATATTCTGGAGATCGGAGGAGGCGCTACGAGCTTCTTCTGGGGTTTCTTTGCGCCCACTACCAGCCTTACTTTGGGACACTATTCTGGGGCAAAGTCCGGTATTCCGCACGAGTCTGAGCCCTTTGATGGCTTCGTTGAGTACTTTGGTTACGACACAAATCCTTCTTATCATGGAGCGCGGACTTTTATTTGCGATAGCCACTTAGAAACCACCAAAGCCCGCGTGGCAGAATTTGGACCATTCGATTTTATGTTTATCGATGGGGATCATCGTCGTTGGGGTGTACAGATGGACATTGAAATGTACTTCCCTTTGGTTAAACCTGGAGGATTGATTGCGTTTCACGATTGGTTCCACCAAGGAACATACGCGCCAGACGGTGATTGCCGGCCCGTACATCTGGCTTTCCAGAATCTGGGAATGACAGCCGCAGATGAGATCTGTGGAAGTCTTATTGGGTATGGTATCTGCACGGTACAACTTTAAGAGGCATTATGAATCCTATCAAAGCTAACTTCATGATAGTAAACATTGATGAAGATCATTGGGATGTTCTTATTTTTGCCGAACAATCGGTTCTAAAAGCCTTCATCCAAACCTACCCGAACCTCTTTTATGTAGAAAAGTCTGTGTTCAATGATAGTCCTATGGTGGTGGTACCAGATTTCCCAAAGAAAAATCACGCAGAAGCTTGGAAAGAGTATTGGGAGTTAGCATTCGCAGAACCAGACAAATCATGTAGTACATGCCCCGTTGTTCAAGAGTTGTTCCGATTCATTGAGGCACACACAAAGGGCGGCAAGCAATGAATTCACCGACCTGAAAAAAAAAGAAGGTCCTCCAAGTAAGAGGACCTACAAGTGGGATTTCAGACGCAGAAAACGCGAAGCCCCCCTTCCGAAGATACGGAAGGGGGGCTTTCTTTTTCCGGAGTCCCGAGCATCAGGGAAGCAAGTGTATCAGAACCCCTACTCCCGCGTCTCCTCTGAAGGATCTATGTCCTCATCTGGGTAGGGTTCTATTGGGAAGGCGGGGCAATCGCACCAAAGCGCGAGCGACATGTCTTCGGGAGGATCTATGAACCCCCCACATTTCTCGCACACGCGCTCTTCCATCTTACCACCCGGAGTTTTTGGCGACTGCTGGTTCCGCCGCCCAATTTTCATCGGCGGGAAGAACAGGCGGCACCACTGGAACTGCTGCTGCGAGAGCTTCTATTACAGGCTGTGGGGACAGAGACACCATACCGCGAACGGAGGTGTCAAACGTCGTCGAGCGTCGAACTCTGTTTAGAACGTTGTGATAGAGGTACTTTCGATCCTCGAGTAGTCCTTTCGAGACGATCGCCTCGATCAGAACCTTGCAGGACACGGGCCCGCCGCCTAGGTCGGTTAGCACATCTACTACCACTTGCTCGTACTTGGAATTTCGGGACATATAGCATTCTCCTTTTTTGGCTACAACGGAATCATAAGGGATTTTACCCTATAAGTCAATATCATTCTTGACCACCACCGACTCGAAAATACACCGCCGTATCAAAGCAGTTCCGCCTTTATTGGTGTCAATGTCCAATATTTTCCGAAGTAGTGGAGAAGAGGCTTGCGTTTGCCGGAGCGGGCGCCTGCGCCTGTCCTGCCGTCGCCGTCTTGGGCTTCAAAAGTAGTTTAGGCCTTGGTCCGTTCTCGATGGCCCCCTGCTGCTCACCGACCTCGCCTTCAAGGGGCAGATGCAGGGCGCCCTCTATCTTATACGGGGCGCCCTCTATCTTATTAGGCTTGCCTGCCGTACGCATGCTCTTGGTGGAGGGCTTCCACGGGGTTTCGTCTTCCTTATAATGTGCCCACTCCGGATACAACGAAGCGAAATGAGTGCCACTCTTTTCTCCTAGGGCGATCAAAGCCTCTATCACATGCGCCTTGCGGATCTTTCTGGCAGGCAAAGGCTTCGTAGTTTCCGGCAGTATGATGCTGTCCATCTTGATGTCGAAGGTGGAGTACTTGGCGCTTACGCGCAGGACTCCGTAGCCGACATCCAACGAGCAACGCTTGAATCCTTTACAGCAATTTACCTTGTCGAGCATCTCGCGGTATACATCCCAAGGAACCACATCTGTCATGAAATAAATGTGAAATCCCCTCTTGGTCTGGAATAAGGTGGCGGGGCCAAGTCCCCATAGCTGCTGCAGAAGACGCACCTCCTTACGAAGGAGGCTTTTGATGTTCTTTCCGTCGTAATCAAACATAGGTAGGTGCATATTCATGCCGGCGCTCTGTCCTAGGTTGTTCCTACGGACGATGCTCGATATTCCAATACACCAGTCCCTCCAGTTGGAAACGGAGTCCTCGCTGTAATGTATGTTGATAAAGAACCTAGCGAGCAAGTCTTGGACATTCTGATAGTGAGTTTCTCCCCGGTGGTGGTGACCCTCTTTGTAGTTTCCAAGGATGCGCTTTCTCTCATAGAACACCAGCAATTCAGAACCCAAGTGGATACCTTCTTTGGCCAAGGCTGCCGGTATCGCTGCGGGTTTCTTCTTGTTGGGTGCCTGCGAATGACATGGAGGAAGAGTCGCCGCCAGCCAGTCGTGGTGACTGGCGGTACCGTACTCGCGTAGGTGGATACTCGCTCCCGTCGCGATCGTCGCTCCCGTCGCGATCGTGGCGCTGTTATCCCATCCACTGTTTTCACTGGTGGTGAGATAACTAACGGAGAAGTTGCTGGTACTGGAAGAATAGGTTGGCATTAGTCCTCTTCTCCTTTTCCGCCGATGGTCTTCAGGATTCGCTTCGCGTACACCTCGCAGGTATTTGCGGCGTCATCCGACATACTTGGGGTGGAATTTACTTCCAGAACATACGGGCATTTCGTCCTGATGCGGTACATCACGTCGACTGCCCCGAAGTCTATTCCCAGAGCAGCAATGGCTTGCTTTGCAGCATATCGTACCACATCCAACTCGTCTGCCCTGCGATCCTGGGGCCCGAGGAAAGACCAGCCGAACTCATGGTTTTTCTGCGGCTCTTCCGGATTCGGAGAACCTTCTCCCTGCCAGACCTTCTCGGAGATCTTGGTGGAAACGTAGCTGTCGGCTGTTCTCTTATCGGCGGGAGTATCCAGATGCTTGCCGCTGATAAAGGTATGCACACGATACTCACGCGTGCTGGGAACGAACTCTAGGAAGTGCGTAGCGCCTGCGGACACAGCCGCTCGTACATCCTTCATGGTCTTGCAGAACCAAAAACCTTCACCCTTCTGGTGATAGGAAGTTCTCCCCACCAAGGGTAGATCTGCCTCCGTGATGGCGTTCACGGAGGTGAAGAGCTTGGGTGCGGGAACGTTTGCTTCCTCGAAGATCTGTCGCGCCTTCCTCTTGTTCGAGGCCAAGCGTACCATGTTCTGTGTGTTCAGAACTCTTCCGGTGAACTTCAGATCGTCGTCAGTTACCCCGAGATTCACAACGACCTTGGGTTTGACACCCTGTTTCTGCATCAGGGAAAATTTCTTGGGATAGCCCCCGAGAACCTTTTCTTCGTACAAACCTTCCAGCATCCGGCGGAGGGCTCTTCCAGAGTGAACTCCCGAGTTCTTGTACAACACATACAACATTTCATATCTCCTTGAATACTATATCAAATCCCCAGAGCCTCTACTACTCTGGTAAATTTCTGGTGATTAACAAGGGAAAGCGAAGTCTCTTTCCCAAACGTTTACTTTACATAGCGTTCGCAGCGGGGGTGGACAACCGGTGTCTTTATCACGAGCCCCTTACTCAAGGTTCCCCAATACGCGGGTTTTATTCCGCGTCGCTAGATTTCGGCTAACGGCAGCTTTGTCTCTTGTTTCAGCCACATCAGTCATCGCTTCAACGCTATGATGTAGTTTACCCTACGCAAGAGCTTAACACCCGTGCCTTATTTTATCTTACAGGCCGGTTATACTTGGATATACAAATCTCCAACCTATCATCTAGGAATCAATAATGTGAGTTGGTTGGTCATAATACAACCCTGCCCCCAGCCCCAGTTGTTAACGGCAAGCCGTTCCCACTGATACAGGGAACAAGTACGACCTCTGAGCCAAGGGTAGGAAACTCTCCAGTTCTTAAACTACGGATACGTCCGCAGTTGGCTGGATTCAGTGATCTCCCATCTGGAAATGATGCAATGTGTTTCTACGTTTGGGCAGAAAACTCCTTTCGCTACCGACCACACCTTTTAGTATAGGTGCTTATTGTGGCGATCCCTCACTAATCGCGAGGCATTTCAAGCATCTTTAAGTACCCCATGTCTAAAACAGCATGTCCCATAGTTCCGATACTTGGTTCATAGAACCTTTCTCATCCAGTATAGTTATGGTGTATTAACGGGCAGGGGCATCCCGATAATTCTTGAAACTGGTGGTGGGGCAGGATTCGAACCTGCTTCCACTGCTTTTCTTGTCGCGATTTTCGGGCCCGCCCAAGAAGGACTACCCTACTTGTGTCGAATGAGCCGGATTTCACCCCGTCCATCAGTCGTGCTAAGAGGATCGAACAGCTGCTGAGAACAGGGACAGGACTTTGGAGTTGTGTTCCTCATGGTGGAAGAACTGCCTATCCCTTCGGCGCTCAGAAGCTGATGAATCCCAGTGTGTTTTAAGCCGGACATAAACTAACCCACGGGGAGCGAAATGCGATTTCTAACACAGCAGGCGGTCTTCGCCGCCATGCAGAGTTAGCATCGCTGAGAGGTTATGGAAGACCTGTGTAGGATCTTCAACGGCTGCCCCGGTGAGCGCTTCATAACCCCTTATGTTGAGCTTGTTTCCCTCATCTGCGATTGAAGCCGGACTTGGCCATCTCCTCCAGCAGCCCTTCGGTAGCTGCCGCATCCTTTTTCAATCTGCTTCCCGTTAGGCGAAGCTTCAGAGAATACAAGCTTGGGGGGAGCCTCAAGTTTGACACTCGCGTGCCGGAGCAAGGGGATGTATTCAACAGCTACAAGACTTACCAGCGCAGCATCTCTATGAGATTATGCTGGGTCGAGCTATCTTTCTATCCCGAGCCCTGTTATACATTCGAGGAGGGGCTTGAATGTGGCTCATGCTTTCAGGTTTGGACCCTGAAAAGCGAAAAGCCTGAACAGTACTTCTGTTCAAGCTTTTCTGTTAGGTGGCGCGGGAGTGTCGTTCCCGAACCTAATCATTGTTTGGCACTACCTAAACACGAATACTGATCTCGTCTTCTCTGATCAGCAAAAACTCTTTCCACAACCACATGTGGACTCTGCTTGTGGATTGATAACTTCGAAGCCTGACTTCTCGAGACCATCGTGGAATTCGAGAGTAGCGCCTTTCAGGATTTCGGCGGATTTTGGATCTATGAAGATGAATAAGCCGCCCACATACTCTTGTGGGGTATCGTCTTCGCGCCTGTTCCTGAACGACAGGGAGTATGATTTGCCAGAGCAACCGCCGCCTATGACAGAGATCCCTAAACCTGCTTGGTTAGCTTCGGGGTTCTTTTCCCTTTCCTTCGCCAGGCATCTTGTGGCTGCTTCTACAGCCTTGGGAGTTAGAGTTATCACATTCATTTTGTTTCAAACCTCCCCAGCAGTGTGATCACTTTCATTTGGATTCTCCTCCAAGAACTTGCGTGCGATCTTGAGCAAGTCCTCTCGATTGTTGACCTCTGGAGTTTCTTCCACCACTTCGAAAAGGAAGCGAACAACCTTGCCGATGGTGGGACCAGGGGACAACTTCAGTTCTTTCTTCAGATCTTCACCATTCACTTTGAGGTCGTGAAGGCTGTGCGCTGAGGAAGAGTTGTAGATCTCGACGATCCGCGCTTGGAAATCTTTCTGCTTCGAGGTGACGGGTAGGTGCGCCTTCAGCTCGTTCCCCATGCGGTCCGCCTGACGGACCAAGAACTGGGGATGGCTGTCCAGATTTTCCAAGTACTCCTTGGTAATCGAGGCATTGCGGATGAAGCGACGAACCGCCTTATCCGTCCACGCCCGATCGTACTTGTATTGGTGGTATCGCACCAGCTGAACCACACCCTCGATGAAATCCTTGGGGAATTTCATACGCTTCATGAAGGCGTAGGTGAGCTTGGTCGATACAATCTCGTGGTTGTGGAACGATACGTCGTCTGGTCCATTCCCTCCAGGGCGCACCTGACGTGTCGGGGCCTTCCCCAGATCATGACAGAGGGCGCCGAAGCGAACATCCAATCGTTGGGTGATTGAACACGCCGCGTCCGTGGCGTAAATTAGGTGCTCGAACACCGGATAGGAATGATACTTCGGGTTCTGCCCGCAGCCAATACAGGCTGACAGCTCAGGAAGAATGTAGTCCAGAAGTCCAGTGCGCGCCATGGTCTTGAAGCCTCTGGAAGGTTTCTCGGATTCCATGAGCTTCACGAACTCGTCACGCACTCGTTCTGCTGCGACTGAACGGATCAGATCGGCATATTGCTTGATGGCGCCGAAGGTGTTGCCATCCAAGCGGTACCCTGTCCGCGCGACTAGCACTATGCCTCGAAGCATACGCAGGGGGTCTTCCTGAATCCGATCTTCTGGACGACCTACGGCCACGATCAGCCGCCGGTGGAGATGTTCCAGTCCGCCGTGAAAATCGATGACCGCCCGGCCGTCGATTTCGAAACCATCTTCTGGGATTGCCGACAAAGGCAGGTACATGGCGTTCAGAGTAAAGTCCCTACGCTTGGAGTCCTCCTCCAAAGAGATCATAGGGTCGGTATGAACGGAAAACTCTCGATGTCCCGTTCCCGTGCTCACCTCGGTTCGAGGGAAAGCGATTTCCACCGACGTCTTGCTGAACTTCGGACGGAAGATATACACGCCAAACGATTTACCAACTAGTGCGAGATCTCCTCTCTCCCGAAGAAATCCCTCAAAGTCTGCTGGTACGACATTCCGTACAACTACATCAATGTCGTTTGGTTCTTGTCCTCGCAGTAGATCGCGCACGCCGCCGCCTGCGAGAAACACTTCCGCCCCGAGCTGCTGTTCCAGCTCCCGAAGGGCCTTCAGTTGCTTCATCTTTAGCCTCTCTTTTGATCCGTACTCCGTAGAGTGGATCAGTTGCTTCTCTATTCATCGAGGGCATCTCGGTACATCCGGGTCTTTTGCAGGAACTCCAGAGTTTCTTTCTGGATCTGCCGTGCCCGTTCGCGGGTGAAGCCCTGCTTTTCCCCCGCTTTCTCCAGAGTCTCCCCCTCGAGTAGGGAGATGATCACGTCCCGAGCATTAGGTTTCAGAACGCTCAAGATCTTATCCAGATACTCCCTCTTACCTGCGATTTCTTCAGGAGAGGACATGAATTCCTCCTCTCCCTGCTCGAAGCTCTCGATGTTTTCTTGGATCTTGAGGACGCCTCGAATCATCTCCTCGTAAGACTTGTCGAATCCCTTCGCGAGATTGAGGAACTTCTCCTTCAGAGTCCGCACCTTGCGTACGTAATCGGCTGGAGCGTGCTTCTCGAATCCTTCGTGCTCGTAGTTCAGAAGAACTTCTTGTGCATTCCCTGGATACTCGTATCCAGCCACCAGATTCTTGATCTGTTCGATCAAAGACATGGCGCGCCCCATGTAGTTCGGGACGGTATAGAGTGTGTTGTTCGCTAGGAAATAGTCGAACATGTTGCTCTTGATGCGAACGATGGCCAAGTTGTGGAAGGAGCGAAGATTGGTACCGGCCTTTATCGGGTCCCAGCGCTTGATGGCATCCAAAAGACCCATGAGCCCCTCGACCACCAAGTCCTCGAATTCCACGGATGGGCGAGTATACTTCCGGGCGATGACGAGTATCTCTCTGAAGTAGGACTTTAGAATGTCCTCTGTGCTGTGCTCTCTGGGGTCCGTGATCTTCAGGATGGGCCCTTTCAGGTGCTCCTTCAGGTAGGACATATCGCTGCTACTCATCTCGAGGTACTCCTGCTGCTTTGGTATTCCTGATCTGTCATAAGTCCTTTTTCCCAGTTACATCTTGGGCAAGCGAGGCAGATGTTTTCGTACCCGTGTAGTCCGCCCCGTGCTAACGGGTTTTTGTGGTCCACATGATAAGCAGAACCCAAAGTCTCGCTACAGTAAGCACACTTGCCTGATTGCTCATCCCACAGTAACCTGATAGCCTCAACCTCTGGCATCGGCCACGCACCCATCTGGTTTCGCTTTCGAGCTCGACGCCGATGTTGCTTGATTCGTGAGTATTCCGGGTTACGGACTTCCCAAGAAGATCTAGCCCCCGCTCTCTTTTCTGGGTTGCGTAGATCCCAAGCATACCTACTGGTCTTCGTCTTGCCTGGGTTGTCTTTTGCCCAGCGCACCCGATTCACCTGTTTCTTTAGGGGGTTATTACCCGCCCAGTTTTTGTCGCTCTTCTTCTTCTTCTCTGGGTTGTTCTTTGACCACTCGTCAGATCTAGTCATGCGGCAAGCTCTGCATTGAAACACCTCTCTTCCAGAAGGATAAACGTAGTGGTACGTATTCTCCTCCGTCATTAGGTGCTTGCCGCGCCTGCATTTTCTGGTCATAGTTGGTTTACTGTTCATTTTCCCAAGCGATAAGGCGCAGGGGGCTTACGTCATCTTGTTTATCTGCGTGTCCCTTGGATAGAAGGTAGCGCCTTCCCTCGTCGGTTATTATCCTACCCTGTTTGGTTCTCATTAGCAACCCTTCCTGAATCAGGTAAGGCTCAACGGTGTTCTGAATAGTTGCCGAGTCCTCATTGGCAACGACCGCCAGCGCATCTAATCCTACTGGAGCAGACAACTTGGAAAGCTGGATCAGAATCTTGATGTCCGATTTGGTAAGACCCCTGTCATCTACCTTCAGGAAATGCTTCAGCATGGTCTCTGCCAAGTCCAAGGAAATTCTTTTCTTTAGTTCTTCTCTTCCCTGCGCTGCTACCACCGCTGCGTCAGCAACTCTGTCCAAGAAGCGTACCACAAGGCGCGCTACTCCCCGAGACCGCTTAGCGATGGACTCTTTCACTCCAGGTTCCAAAATCAGACCCTGATTCTTAGCATGGACCTCCACGATCTTCATCGTATCTTCCAAGCTGTAGGTCTCGAAATCAGACTGAATTCGGAATCTGTCCAAGAAGGGTTTGGAAAGCTTACCTGGTCGGGTAGTTGCGCCGATCAGAGTGAAGCGGGGAACCCATTCAAAGACATCCTTCCCGTTTAGCCGTACAGGCAGTCGCCAATCCTGCATGGCGATACCAAGATTTTCTTGGGCCAGTAGAGGCAGCTGATGCACCTCATCACAGAACACGATTTGAGGTTGAATAGTTCCTATCACTGTGCCTTTGTTGTCGTATCCCGCTCCAGGCATTCTTAGAAAGAGCTTCCGTAGGTCCTCGCTCTTCTTCGCCGTGGTTGGCGTCACAGCTAGGGGTTCGGTTCCGAACTCACGGGCTATGGCCTCCGCTAGAGTGGTCTTGCCCGTACCCGCAGGTCCCTTCAGAAGGATGTGCGGTAGAGAAGTATTTCTTTGCCGGGCAGCTGAGACCGATATCCTCAGCAGTTTGATTAGATCCTCGTTGCCGATAAAAGAACTTAAGGTAATCAATATACATCCCTCCTCGAAGTAAGAATAACTCTTCCCTTCGTATAAGTCAAATGAAATCAGTGAATATCGTAGCGGCGATGTTCCTTTTTGTTGATTCCCGTCAAGATAGAAGTCAAGTGGCAGTTATCACACCCAGCCATGCCGCAGTAGCACTGTCGGAAATCTGGTTCTGGCGTGAAGACGATCGGAAGGTTCGATTTGGATACCTCCGCATCCTCTCTGGTTTCTGCAGGCACAGTTTCCGGTACGGGATCAGAAACCACCACGATCTCCAGCTTGGCAGTCAGAAGGTTCTCCTCATGTTTGCGAAGGAGTTCGCAACCCACGCTGTCTCCTGCCCGACGGAAATAGGCCTTGTGGGGAGGACTTGGCTTGTAGGTGGAAGGGGTGCGCGGCATCCAACCACTGTAGCCATATACCTCGAAATCGTCGGAATCGATATCAGGATAGTGCGAGGTGGCAGCCTTGATTACTACAGGAGGCATTCCTACAATGCCATCCCAAGCGTCGAGTTGCATCTTTTCTGGCTCGCCGATGCGATTGAACTCGCGACAAGCCCGTCTCCACGCTGTTTGCTGCTTGGTAATCTCAGTGCTGAAAGGTTCCCGCTCTTCCTTGTAAATGGAACCCGCGTCGTAGATGAACATTTCCAGAATGTCAACTGCATCCGAGTTGGTCGTCGTTCTGATCTTACTGAGATCCCGCTTCTCTAGGCTTCTCCACTCTCTTCCCGTAAGAAAGTAGCTTGCGAATTTGCCGGACGGTTCCAGCAAAGAGGTAACGACGATCCTTTTCTGAACGGCAGGAGTCCTTGAGGTGTTCTTTTCTTGGATCACGAGTTCTATTCTTCGGGGTCCGAGTTGTTCCTCGCCCACGTCTGCTTTCCTTTCCGCTTCTAGAGATTGGAAACCCTCTTCGTCCGCTAGGAACTCTGCGATGAGTTGTACGGCTTCATTCTGGGTTTCGTCGGCTGTGGAGAAGTCCTCCATCACGTCGCCCGCCCGGACACTCATGATGAGATGAGTCTTGATGAAAATCATATCGGCTCGGTCGCTACTACCTGGATTAGTGCGAACGTACAAATACGGCATTCCTGCCTGAGACTTACCGAGCTTTACGATTTCAACCCAGGGAGTATCCCTTCGCTTGTCAACAGGAATTGATCGTCGAACGATCCGAGCTTCCAATCTGTTTTCACTTTTTGCCATTTAGGACTCACTCGAGTAAGAAGAATAACTTCATGCCCTTCTGCGCTGTAAGACAGCGCGGGGGTGAAGCCTTGGGACTGGAAGAGAGATAAGCTCGACTTGTTATCTTCTCTGACAGTGGAGAAAGCAGCCGGGGTCTCACAAAGATTGAGGACACTCTTGATCAAGAATCCTCCAACTCCTCTGCGTCTCCAGTCTTTGCTGACTGTGAGATGCTTGATCTCGGTGAGATGATGTCCCAGCTTCTCATAACCACAACAGCCGATCACCCACTTGCCGTGGGTCTCCACCACATAGTCGACCTTGCCGTCACGGACGTCAATCGCCGTACGGCGAAAGGATAGCCCGTTGTAGGCGTTGATCAAACTCGCGACCTGTTCGGACAGATCCAGAACACCAAGTGTGTGTAGGAACTTCATGAACTACTCCTCGCCGAGCACGCTGAGCACAGCCTCCGCCTTCTTGCGGCTGAGTCCGCGAATCGCGGCGTTCAGGCGCGTTATGAGCTCTTGCGGAGCTTGGTCGATCTCGGACGGGGCCGACGCTGTCTTTGCCTTGGCAGGCTTCTTCACGGCCGCCGCGAAATCCTTGATCGCCGAGACGTAGGCCGCCAAGTGCTTATCAGAGAGGGCCGGCGACGTGGTAATGTTGGTCACCCTCGCTACCTTCTCGTCGATCACGAGGCTGACCACCCCCATATCGAGACCAGAGGCGTCGATCGCCTTGATTGCCTCCGTGACAACGAAGGCCGGAACGGTGGAAAGAGGGCAGTCTTCGAGCGACCATCCCCGATTGGTGCTGCGGAGTAGTTGTGAGGGACCACGTAGCATCTCCGGCGCGAACATCTTGACGATCCACTCTTGGGCCCGCGCATCGGGTACTGGGAAGCCGATTTTCTCCTCCTTCTCGAAGCCATGTTTCAGATCATCGAGCATCGACTTCACGGTAGCCTCGAGAGGATTCTTGGCGGGTGCCTTGATCTGGGCGAGGATCGCCTGATCCCGCAGCACGTGGATCCGGTACTCGGTTCCCGCACAGAGAGAGCGAAAGTAGAAGGCACCAGTCTGCTTCACGATCTCTACCACGGCCATGACCACGTCCTCACGCGTGTGGCAGAAGAACGGCTCGCCCTTGTGAATGCTCGACATGCCCACGATGGGGTACGCTAGGACGCCGTTCTTCAGGGCGAGATCCAGAGACATCACGCACATCGCCGGGTCCTTCTTGTCCAAGCTGACGAGACCGGGAGTCGATACCTTCTTCGCTTGGAGGCGCAACAGCATCGCGAGCTTGTCGCGGTTTGCCTCGACGGTCTCCGGGGTGTTCAGCACCCGCAGGGCTCCGGACTGGATCCGCTGCTTGAAGAGCTCGGCGTCGTACTTCTCGCCTAGTTTGCAACCCCAACCGAGAACCACCTCGAATCGAGACACATCCGGGGTCTTCTTGCCCGACTTGAAACCTAGAGCCTCTGCCAACTTCGGACCAGTCGTGTCCGAGCCAAAGGAGTACCAGACATATCCGTTCATTTCTTGTTCTCCACCGCGTCCAACGCTTTGCGTAGGGAAGCGGAAGCTTCTGGAAGAAGCGGTTTGTTGTTCTGCCACGCGTTTCGAATGTCGAGATCCAACTGAGGAACGACATTCTCTGGCGAAGCCTTGACGATTTCCACAAGAGCAGTTAGCTCTTCCTTATACTCATCGGCACGATCCAAACTCATCAGTTGATGCTCCCACTCAGAGATGGACTCCTCTGTGAGGCGTTCTGGATTCGCGTTGTTGATAATGGAGGCCTTCTCCTTGAAGCCCTTCAGACCGAAGCTTCGGAGGAGGCCCTTCTTGGAGCCCGGGGCCTGAATGTATTCCAGATCCTTGTTGTTGTGTATGATTCTTTCGTACGCGGTCTCCGCCACGCACTTGGAAACTCCTAGAACGATACGTGCGAGGGCAGGGTGCACCAGCCAAAGACCGCTGAGTACTCGGTACTCGAATCTATTTCCTTCGGGATAGTTGGCTCGAATATCTCCAGCTTTCCCGTACTGATGCAGGCATCCGTTCCTTCGCTTATTCGGTTCTGGGGTATCGAAGCTAACCATCGGGAAAGCCACCAGATGATCGAGCACAACCGCAATCTTCTCGTAGCATGCTCCGGCTATCTCTGCATCGATGCTGTCCGGGCGACCCAAGTGTACGTGACCACCAAACCAATAGCATCGGTTCTTATCGTGATAAGTGGCGCCTCCGATCCACTTGTATTTATCGGCACCCTCTGGAGGATTCTCCAGCGATTTGCGGATGTTCTCCACTACGCCGATGTGGTCTCTGCGAGGATCTGGGCGGATCTCCACGCCAGGACCGTCGGCTCCGAACTTGTGCTGGATGGAACCTGGAAGAACCTTGTCGCCTCGCACCAAGAGTTTTGTGGTCGGATCGATCAATCCGAATTCGGGGTCACACCCAATGGTTATGTTTCCCATCCCATTGGTGATCCAAGCACTTCCTTCTTTCTGGTTCAGCTTTCTATGCACCGACCGGGTGACGAAGCCTACTCTGATAACATCCTCAAGCGGTAATTCTTTGGTTGCGAGCATTTTCTGAATGCGCTGAACGTCATGCTTATAGGCCTGTTTGACAGACAGGTAGAGCTCTGCGCCTCCTTTGCCAATAGATACGCAATTGTCGGAAAAGCCAAAGTGAGAGCGAGCTCGAAGAGGGAACCGAATAATCCCCTCTTCCTTCTTCTCTGACATCGAGGGCGAGATTAAGAGTCGGAGCTCTATCTTTCTTCCCATGTTTTCCTCGATTGTGAAGCACTACTCGGACGTGGAGGACTGATCGGCCTTGGAGGCCCGCTCTTTCTTCTTCAGCTTTTGTCGCTGCGCGGCAGACTTCAGCTTGGAAACCAAGTCTCGCACTGTCTTCTGTGCAGCCTTATCTTCCAATACACTGTGAAGCATCTTCTCCACATCCCCAGCACGTCCAGCCGGAAGAGCTTTGAAGGACTGAAGCACCGTCTTGGCATTCCGCTCGCTGATCGGAAAACCACATTCGGCTAGCGCGATTCCGATTTGAATGAGACTTTTCAACTCCCAGATGTGCTTCTCTGCCTTTTTCTGCTTTTCGGCCAACCTCTCCATCTTCTGAAGCTGCTGGCGGCCGAGTCTTCGTACCTCTTCGTTGGACGCCTTGGAATCGATGGCTCCCATGGCATAGCCAAAGTTGAAGTGCAGTTTCGACAGTTCGTTTGCAATCTCCGAGATCGGCGTCTTGTTGATCTCGGACTCAGTTTTATCCAGTGCCTTCGCCACCTCTCCCGTGGAATCGTAGCTCACGCAGAGTCCTAGGGATACTACTTGATGGAAGGCCTTGGTCGCTTCCTCCTCGGTGGGCTCTCCAAAGACGATCTCTGCATCAACCTTGGTGATTTCCTCAGGCTTCTTGATACAAGCCGGCAATGCACGCACCCCAGATAGAGCCGCCGGCGATACCGGGGTGGTTGTCTCGGCGGGTACAGTCGCGGCTGCAGGAGCTGGCGGAGTCCCCGTAGCCCTGTGGAAGCCTTGATGAGAGCTGTATCCGCCGTGATGGCCGCCTGAATATAAGCTGGAAGGTGAGCTCGTCTCGGGCTTCCAATCCTCCAGAATAGAATTGGTAAGTCTCCTCATTTCTCCCTTCTCGGAGATGGCATCGAAATCGGCCCATTCCAATTTGCCAGTGGGGAAGGGCAGCGTGGTGTCGAAGATTCGATAGTCGCGCTCCGGCAACATCCGATCGTTTGTTGTGAGAGCCGGCAGACTGGGATCCATTATTCGCCGGAAGAACTCGTACTTCGCCAGAGCCTCTTCGACGAACTTCTTCATCGAAGCCAGAATGACAATGTTGAGGGGGGCAACCATGATCATTTCTGTCGGTCGACCCTCTCGAAACACGGATACCTGATTCGGGAAGCGTGTATTGACCGCGACCACGGCGTACGCTCCGTCAATTCTTTCTCCCATTCTGCGGAGAATGTCCCCGGTCATGCGCTTCGTACCCTTCTCCGTCTCCTCGTACATCAGATGGAAGATGGACTCGCTGTCGACACCGCCTTGTCGAGGAAGCTGACAGGTCAGCTTCTTGAAGATGGTCTCGTGGTTGGTCAGCGTACCGTTGTGCACACCTAGGATGGCGTTCCGCTCGTCTAGTTGCACAGCGAAGGGATGATTGTCGTCGTTGTTCTGTCCACGGCTTCCCACAGTGGCCTTGCGGCAATGACCTACTAGGGCGGTCATTTCCATTTCATGCTGGTCCCACGTCCTCATAAAGTCGCTGTACGTGATCGGGTCATCTTTACCCTCAACTTCGTACAGAAACTGGGAGACTTTCTGGCCCTTCTTGGCCATCATCCAATCGCCGTCGGCGTGAACTTGGTAGATGCCGGTTGCGTCATCTCCTCGAGGCTCAGTGAGCAGCATGATGTCCGAGAACAGAATCCTCAGGGCCTTCGCGCGAACGACTCGATCGACCCGAGATTCGTACTGAATGATGCCTACAATACCACACATGCTTGCTGTTCCTTATCCGACGTAGGACCGTGGGCTATAGTAGCTGCCATACTGACTCCCCATGCTGGTGAACCTCTTCACTGGAATGTCGAAATCAACTAGGTTGTCAACTAGCGGCTTCTCGGATTCCAAGTTCATAATCAGGCCAACGCCGTCCAACACGTACTGATGGGAGGCCTTGACCTTCATGCGCAGTCGTGTCGCTGCGCGCTGATAGAACTTCGATTCCGAGACTGCGATGACCACGTCGTAGTATGGAATGCGGACTAGGCACAACGCCCGGTCATGCTTGAACATGACCATTTCGTGTGGCCTTCTCCAATCCACCACCGCCCCTGTGAAAGCTCCGTTGAGCAACTCCGCGGTTTCTTTCAGGGCCTTCTGGGAACCCACACCCTTGCTCACGAAGTGGGAGAACAACCGGAAGATGATTTCCGAATCCACTTGTCCTTCACGAGGAAAGTATTCCTCGAACTCCTTGAACAACCCGTCCTCGTTGTACAGGGTCCCGTTGTGGATCCCTACGAAGTTCGGGATCAGAATGGGGTGGTTGTTGTAGTTGTTCTCTGTGCCGCTGACGGTGGCCGCTCTGGCGTGCAAAAGAACGAAGTTGGTCTCTGGTCCGATCTTCTTCAGGGAGTCTTCGAACGCAGGCCGAACCACGAACCGATCCGGTCTCAACGCCTTCTTGTAGACGCTACTTGGCGTCGTTCCGAGAGCGTTTATGATGGCGATTCCTGACGCGTCGTTGCCTCGGGGTTGAAGCTCGACCATGAGCTCTCGCACGAGGGCACGAAGCTTGTCGTAAGGAATTCGATCGCGGTTCCGGCGACCGATCGAGATGGTGGCAATACCGCACATCTCTTTTCTCCTATGTAGTGATCAGAGCACCGATGGGTTGGCTCCATCGATACCGACCCGATCGGGTCATTTGGGAAACAACATCAGTTACTACGGCGGGAGACTGTCCCAGATGTGCCGAAACTTCCTCGATCCAAGCAGCAACGCTTTCGCAATCCACAATGCCGGCCAGATCCACAACTTCTCGAATGTCATCTTCCGAGCCACGGTTTCTCTTGAATCCCGCTTCTTTCATGAGGTCGGCCTCGATCTTCTGCCAGCTGTCTCCGTTGATCAACCTTGCTGAACACGGACGGTTCGCGAGAGACATCAGAATTTCGTACGCCGGACCAAGACCATGGAGCTCAGGCTTTAGGAAGTTGATGAGCTCCACTGTGTTCTCCCGCAGCCACGGAATGAATGGGGCGAGCCCCGCGGTGTTGGCGTTCCTGTCCGAACCCCAGTCCCGTTGCCCACCATCTATGAGATGAGGCTGAATGAGCTTTACCTTCTCGTTGTACTCTACGTCTCCGGCTTCCATCGTACCATACTGGGATAGACGAACGGCCTTCAGGACGAGGGCGTAGCAAAGCATCCCCCAAGCACTGGCCACTGCAGCCGACAGGGTTCCATCAGCGATCCGGTTCTCGATATGGAAGGTAGTGACGTTTCCTTCCGGATTGAACTTGCAGAAGTGATACGCCACGGAGGCGTACTTGCCTTTCTGACCGTTGTTCATGGACACAATGTGCTCAGCTAGTTCTGCCTGCACTCGAGACATCGGATTTCTCAGGGCACTGAACTTGTAGATTGACTGTCGGAACTTGGCCCAGCGCGTCAGGTGTTCGGGGACAGTGCCGGCGCTCATGATCCAATACATTGCCAGCTGATACCGACGATGCAGTTGATGCAGATTCGCGAGGATGATCTCGGGCAGAGGCTCTTCCATCTCGGACACGTATCTTCCGCGTATACCCGACTGCTCGTCGAAGTACCCAGCGAGAACGTGATAGTGCTGACCACACCGCTCATTCACGAAGCCACCTCTCTCGACGATCGGCGTAAGGATGTCTTGGCACATCTTGTAGAAGCTGTTCCAATGCACCCGTCGACCAACGGTGGGGACTTCTATACCTCCGTTGTTGATCAGCGAGTTGTCCTTCTTGACTTCGAGGGCCCCGTGGCTGCCTGTCTCTCCTACGAACCCGGTCGGCTGAAGGATGTCCTTTACTTCACGCCGAATGGTTTCAGCATCTCTGCGAATGTTGCCGGCCTCGATGACTTCTCCCTTCCTTAGGAAGGAGGGGCACACAGAGCACGCCGGAGAATACATCGCGCAACGCATGCCCATGCAGTTCAGCATCCACGCCGGGCAGGCGCGGCAAGATTCCGTATCCGACTCACTCTTGGCTGGGCACTGGAAATCCTTGTCCAGAAACTTCCCGCTGCTCTTCGTGAGACAGAAGGCGGGGTGACGCTCGACAAGGCATTCCTCGAGGTTAGAGCAATCCTTGGCACACTCTGCGGTTGCCGGTACAGTGGCGTGTAGACAGGGGGTCTCTTCCTTCACCTGCAGTATTTGGCTGGTATCCGGGAGATTGATCTCGAACTCGGTACCGACCTTCAGGATCTTCGGCAGCATATCCATCCAGTACTCGAACTTCTCGCGGGACAGAGGCGGCCGCTGTGACTTCTGCTGAAACTTGACGAATCCGCGACGCTTTGCTTTGATCGTCACTTCTCTTCCTTCCAGTTCATCAGTAGGTTTGGTCTTGGCTGCTCTTGTTTATCCACTACGCTGAAGAAATCCTCTACTGCCGCTCGGTGCTTACCGAAAGAAGGTAAGGCCTCGAGCTGCTTCCTTATGCCCTCCATCGCGAATCTTGACAGGTTGGTATTCTCATTTAGAAGGACACCCTTGATCTCGTCGGGCTCCGGCTTGGGCATAATCTCATGGAAGTCTGCAGCCGTGAGCTTATGTAGATTCACGAAGTTCTTGCTGGCTATCTTCAACCGGCTTACCAGATTCTCCACCACTAGAAGAGACATTCCCAGCAGTCCTGCTGCCAGAATCGGCGTCCGAAGATAGAACGCACCTGGAGTTCTGTACTCCAAAGTCACGTTGGAGGGTCTGTAATCCCCAGGTCTTCCGTAGTTCGATTTCCCGAGTCGGCGACTATGATTTGCCTCCAGAGGAATCAGTGGAACGGACACGTACCAGTCCAAGCATTGCACAATGTGATTCATTGCTGCCCGGTTGAAATCTCTTCGGGTATTCAGAATTTCGGGCGGAATACCCATATGAACATGGAACCCTGCGGCAACTCCTCCCAGATACGAATGTGCCTCGTAGGAGAATTGATCGCCTCTTTCTGGATATCCGTGAGCCCACGCCTCTCGCTTCATCTTACTAGGAATCTGAGAGATGAGGCTCGCTAGGGTTGCCACCACTTGGCTCTCGTGCTTTCCGTAGGTCGGGCGAAGCTCTCCGAGCTCTCCATCACAGCCGATCTGTCCCACGAAGGGTAAGTAGGTGGCTGCTACTACTCTCTTGTGGTTCCACAAGATAAAGAATTCTGGGTCGCATCCCAGAGTTACCTCCAGTATCTTGTATTCGACATCCTTACTTTTGAGCTGAGGGTACTCGGAGCTCGAAATGCACGCGGACCCTTGCTCTGGTCCGAGAGGAGCTATAATCTGCAGAATGAACTCGACTTCTCCGCTTTTGATCTGGAGAAACTGACCAATCAATACGCCCAAATCCTGTCGTAATTCTTGGGGAAGGCTGATCTCCCCGGGCTTTACGATCAAGGACGGCACAATGTCAAACTCCATGTACATTTCCTTTTTAGGTATCTTCTACCTTCATTCCCATAGGCCCATATACCCTGAAAAGTCTGGATTCTGCTTGACGGGCAAACATATCGATGGACTCATCTACGTAGTCGTAGACGATGGCTTCGTGCTTGCCCTCCGCCGGTCGCTGAATCCTGCCGATGGATTGAACCACTGTTCCTTTCCACTTGATAGGGGTCGCCATGAAGAGCCTATTCAGTGGTCGATAATCGAACCCTTCGGCCAAAAGATCATAGGTGGCCACAAGAACTTGGATGCGTCCCTCCTTAAAGTCGGATACTATCTGGTTCCGCAACTCCTTGGGAAGGCTTTTCTTCTTGCGTTGGATCACCCCGTCGTCGTCTTGGGATTCCACATCAAGGGAGCCGACCACGTACTCGCAACGGGTTCCGCTATCTTGTAGAAGCTTCGTCAGGACTTCCGCGTGCTTGGTTCTCTTTACGAGCACGACACAGGTGTTTCCTGGTACACACTCACGAACAACGTCCTGTACTATCAAATTATTTCGGCGGGGATCAGAAACCATCTTCTCCATGAAATCACTATACTCTAAGAGATGGGAATTAGGAGGGCTCCAACCTGTCATGCGCCTTCTAATGGTAGGCTTGATGAGATTCTCATCCTCAAAGAGTTCAACATGCTCGATCTTCGCTACAATTGGACCAATAGCGTTGAACATTACCTCGTCGAGCTTGTCTCTTCGATAGGCGGTCGCTGTAAGTCCGTATAGGTGTTTAGCCCAGAACTTATCCAGAACGTGAAGGAAGGTGGTGCTAGGTACGTGATGGGCTTCGTCCACTACCACTACCCCGAACTCCTTACTAATGTCTGTCAGATCTCTTTTGCGTAGGGTAGGGACCATCCCGATAGTCAGCTGTTCCCCGATCTTCCAGGTTTTTCCGTGAAGGATGCCTATGTCTTGTTCAGGGATTTCCAGCAGTCGTACTGCTACCTCGAGAACCTGGTCCTTTAGCTCTAACCGGTGGGTTAGCCACAAGGCTTTTAGACCCAATCTCCGAATGGCTTCCAATCCTAGGACCGTTTTGCCACAACCCGCTGGGGCAGAGAGGTAGCCATTGTCGAATGAAAGTAGTTCTTGGACCGCGGGTTCTTGATCACCGGGTCGTAAAATTATATTGCCTTCGGGCCAGAGCTTCTCAGCTTCTGGGGCTACACGTTCATCTCGAATAACCCATTCACGTCCTAGGTCTTCTCGGATGTGTATCAGCCGGCCTCGAGGCACAATGATAGAGTCTCCAACTTCCTGATATTGATACAGGAACTTGGGAATGTTTCCGGTCCAGCGGCCGAAAGTCTGGGCGTCCAGCCATTCCGGATTTAGGAGGGTCAGAATCTCTTTCAGGTACTCTCGGAGCTCCTGATCAGGATTCCTTATCTCCACTTTGTTTCGTATGATAAGTTCCATTTACGATATGTCTCTCGAACCAACCAGACTTGGCACACTGTACCATCGTCTGTTTTGGCTTTTCTTTATAGGTATTCGGCCGCGCTCGCGCGCGTTCTTCTTTGCGTCTCTCTCTACTTTTCTTTGACATCTCACTCTCGCTCTCGTTGAGCTTATACTCCTTGTGGCAAACAACGAGGTTCTTCACTGTCTGATCGCACTTGTCTGCAAAGTTACAGTGAGGACCGCAGAAGTTTCTCAGAAAATCCCCGACCGATTTTCCGGCACCCAGTCCGGACTTACCCTCATTCATGATCCGGCGGATTTCCGATCCTTCCTTCCAGAGGACGCTGAGGCGATAGGTATCAATTTCTTCACTGGGATCGAGACCGCAGGAACCACACCATTCTTCACCGCCATCGGTGGTGATCTCTCCCACGGTCTCGCAGTGCTCACACTTGCGATAGTTGTTGGAGACGTGCTTGTTGTCTAGAATCATATAGCCGCCACATTCGTGGCAAATAAATGTCTGCCCACCACCCATCGTGAAATCAGTGGTCGCGCCCACCTTGGGGGACTGGCAGAGCTTACATGTGCGTGGTTTCTCGGTTACCGACACCATCGGCATGGTCGGAAAATCTCCCTATCACAACTCCGATAGGAGTCCCTGTTGCATCTTTCCAAAACTTCCAACCCGACCTACGGTTCCCGGATACCCCGAGAGCTGCTCCAGACAGGCTTTCGTAAATCTTTCCGTCGCTGCAAAGGTACCCGTTTTCCAGTACCTCCACCGTGAACTTTCTACCTTGGCTTTCTCCGTGTAGGACCTTGCCAGTTTCCAACTCACGCTTTTCTTCTTTTGGACTCTCTAGCATCCGACTGATTGTGGTGCTGAGTCTTGCCACTTCTCTTTCGAGTTCTACCAGCTTCGTTTCTACGACGCGCGGGGGTGCGGGTAACACAGTGGCTGTAACCCTTGTTAGCTCCTCCGGCTCAGGTTCCATAGCTCGGGCTTCGAGGCTCTTCTCTACAGAAATTCTGCGCCTCTTTGCCTCCGTATACTCATCGATGGTTTCAAAACGCTGACCAGGATACTCCTTAACTGTGAACGGCATATACGCCTCCTTATGATACATGATAGAGAAGATTTCCTCTTCTTTGCTATACTGGGGGTTTGGGTAGCTGCACCTCTGCCTCTCCCCTTCCCCTCTTTGTGATGGAGAATTTCTCGACCCGTAGCGACGTGGACTTGTGGTGTGAACCTCTGGCGTCCATGTAGTTGCTGGTCTCGATTTCCCCCGATAGAAAGACCTCGGTACCTCTGGTACAGTGATCAACTACCCGTAAGGACAGATCTCCCCAAACTATGCAGTCTATATAGGTGGGTTTCTTCTGCCCTGGCTTGTTCAGTGCCACCACGAACTTCGTGTAGGGCTGTCCTCCGTGCTCATTCAAAATGGGCTCGGAGGTCAGATTTCCACAGCACTGATAGTTGTTCGCGTACGACATGATCTTCCTACAGGAATGAACCGAAGTGCCCGAGGTCAGCCGTAGCAGCCGGGATATCGGCTGGATCGACCTCCAACGGCTTAGACTTCAATTCGGTCCTCTTGTATTCAAGGTATCTCATCCAAATGTTGATACGAACCTCCTGCATCAGAAAGTCCCTAGCCCATGCCGTGAACTGGGGGGTGTCTCCTAAATGGAATATCCAGCCAACGTGATCACTGTGCCACCAGCTTGGGGCTCTGTCGTCGATGCCGGTCACGCCGAGGTAATAATCACCGCTCCCCCAGGCGTCAACCTTGAGGCCATACTGGGACGTCACGAGGTGCTCGAGATGAAAATATGACATCTTGGCAATGTTCTTCACCCGCCCCAAGATATCTGTGTGCTTCACCAGAATATCCAGCTCTTTGAGGGGCAACTTACACAAAAGGTCTCGGGTTTCCTTATCACACCCGTGCTGTATGAACAGACTATTCACGTATGTGTTCTTGGGGACGGGGTAAAGGTGCATACTCAAAATCTCCCAAAGAAAAAGGAGGAAGGAGAGGAGTACCCCCTCCCTCCCCCCTGTTGTTACGCTACAGCAACCGCGGGCGCAGTCCGTACCTTGCGAAGGCTCTCTTGGATCAAGAACGACGCCAAGTCATTAGGCTTGGAATCGAGATGCTCCAGAAGATCCAAGGAATGCAGGTTGGATCGGGTGGCAAAATACGCCTTGTGGAAACGGCGAACGATAGCATTGATGATGCTCGAGCGACCTTCCTTGATGTGCCTTTCGTAGTGAGCCTTTAGCTCTGCATCGTTCCGAACTCCCAGCTTTGCAGCCGCAGTTCGAACGGCTTGGCACAACTTCGCGGATTCCTTCTCGGGGAATCCCAGCTTCACCATTGCCTGCAGATCCGCAAGACACACCGCCTCCGTACACTCTTCCCTGAGGCTTCGAATACCGTGCTTCTGCGAGAAGACCGAGTTCCCGACCTTATCGAGGAAGACCTCGATATTGATGTGGGCTTCACGATCTTGGTAGCTGAAGCTTCCTTCGGCAATACGCATCAGGTTGTAGCAGAGAGCGATGACAGGACCCGTATACAGCTTGACTGCAAGAGAGATCTCGTTCAGATCTGCGTGTTCCTCGGGGGTCAGCGGTGCGAAGCTCTTCAGGTCCATCTCCTGAAGGTTCATGGAACGCGTGATGGGAACCTTCTTCCCGTTCATCGTATCCAGAACCTCCTTGATCCTCGGGTGAGGATTGTGGAAATTGGCCTGCAGTTCTTCCTTGGCTGCTTCCGTATGGAAGCTCATCACATAGATCACGTCTCCGTCGAAGTCCAAGTTCATGGAGACCAGCGAGTTACCGCTGACCCGGATCACGTACTTGCACTCCACATCATCGGTCACCCGCACACGTTGGATGCGTACGGACATGAAACCGAGGCATGGAAAGCGCTCTACCAAGACGTAGTCTCCTGTCTGGACGCTCAGATCCTTTGCCATGTCCTTGTGGATCTCCACCCAGTTCGCCTCCAGATTGCGACCCAGAACAGCGGTCGCCTTCGAGGAGTGCGGATACCGGACAGACATGAGATAGGAGCTGATCTTTCCACTCTTGGTAGAGAGACCCTGACCAATGTTGTGTAGATACTTGTAGATGAGGGCAGAAAGCTGGGCGGGCTTGATCTCCCCGCGCTGAAGCAGATCGATGTTCTCCAAGACTTGGTTCAGAACCGTGGTCACTTCGGACAGGCCAAACTTGCCAGTCGGATGTCGCCACGGCTGTCGAAGGGAGAAGCTCGGAATCAAGAGACGATCGACCTCGTACACCTTGCAGTCCTCGCTTCCGTACGCATTCTCTTCACCCACGATGCCTTCTCGGATGGGGTTCTTCCAACGTTCCAGAGGAACCTCCATGCGGAGAGTTATGGGTAGTTGGAGGTAGCAACCCTGCGGATACATATGCTCGTCGGCCAGCGTACCAGCCAGACCGTCCATGGAATGGAAAGTGCCCATACCGGTGGGGATGTATACGAAAGACTCGGGGTTCACGACAGGAAGTTCTTCCCGAACGTTCCCGCGCAGGCTATCGAGGATCTGGAGCAACTCCTGGACTTCACCGAGTCCCTGTTGGTAGGAGAGGATCTCTCCCACCACCTTGGAACCAGCGCCGAACAGAGTCGTCAGCGCCTTGAGTTCCACGGTCGAGAGCTTGTTGCCTCGAGTACGAAGTCCACGCTGGTTCTCCGTCCAAGTGTCTCGCTTCTCCCACAACTGTTCTTCGGGGGTTTTGGTGACACCCCAGTGGATCCAGCCGCAGAGCGTGTCGAACTCACCCCACGAAGTGGATACCTTCGAGGATCCCTCCTTGGAATAGCCCGCACTCACGAGAGACTTCTCCACCTGTTCTTGGGACACCTCAATGTCGTCAGGAACGATGAAGCGCTTTTCGGTACCGTGGATCATAGTGGCCAGGGCCTCCAAGATCTGTCCGAAATTCTTGCGCTTCTGGACCGAGCGAGCCGAAACGATCACGTCGATCGGGATTTCACCCCGCTTCGGATCGTGAACCGTTCCTAGGTCTTCCAAGATGACGATGCCCTTATTGCCGTGCTGGTTGGTGATCTTGAATCCTTCCTTGAAGGAATAGACCACTTCGAGCGTCACGATACGAACCGGCTGATCATTGCCATCGAACGGAACAACCCCGTCCTTGATCTCGATCACCTTGGCGTGGTCACAATCGATGTCGAACACGACAGGTGTCTCGTCTTCGTTCATGCCGAGGACGCGATCCTTGAGGATGTTATCCCCAAGAGCCGCCGATTCCTCGCCGAACACGATGAAGCTCCGATGGTCCGTCACCTTCTTCCCAGCGTGCCGGCGCGAAACGAGGATCTGATCCTCGAAGTTCAACGGCAGGTCCAGGAACACGGTCATCCAGTTCCAACCACCGCGGCTGATCCCCTGCTCCTCCAAGCCCGACATGGACTTGGAGATGACCAAAGGCTTCTCCTCTCCCTTCATGCCAAGCGTGGAGTACAGATTGCGGATCGGATTGTGATGCCGGTTACCGAATGCCGTATACTTGCGAAGGTCCGCTTGGAGGATGTAGTTCTTCACCGCCGCCGCACCGTCAGACAGACCGATGGACGACCACGGGAAGAGCAGCTCATTCTTCCGCTTCTGATACGCCAGCTTTTCTTCGGGGCGAAGAGTCTCGAAGATCGGATCGAAGATCATCAGACGATGATTCATCGCCCAATCCTGCATCGAGGTGCCGCTGAGAGGAAGCGAGTTGAAGATAGTCTGGTTCAGAAACCGCTGACACATACCAACTGCGAGACGACCCCGCCCCTTGGAAAAGGCCCACAGGATCTTGTCGAAATAGTTGCGCTTGCCCTGATCGGGGAAGAGCTCTTCGACGTTGGAAGAGAGGAGAGTGCCGATCATCCCCTCGTAAGTCACGTGTTGCGGCTGTCCGTTCAGCACGATCATGAGGGGGCACAGCGCACGATCGTTCCGATCGCCGATGACCCAGTTGCCAAACTCGTTCTTCCGAGGGCGAGGAACGACAAGCGTTCCGGTTTCACCGTTCAGAGAACCTTGGCGGGCACTGCGAAAAGTCAGGAAGGTGTTCACCTCGTCCTGACGAACTTGGACGGCCATGTCTAGGGCGCGACCGCCTGCCTTCATACGGCTGTTGAATCGACGGAGGTGTTCCTTAGCAGTTTCCTGAAGGAACGAAGGGAAGTTAGGAATCAGCAACTTGTTTTACCTTTATCAGGGAGTTAGGTAAAAATATCAGTACAGAAGATTCTTGATGATGAATTCGATACCAACTTCAGGATTTTCGCTATAGCACTGCAGCACTTCAAGTATCTTCGTTTGGAGGAGGTCATTGCGCGATCCGTGCTTCGTCTTCATGATGCTTCTTGGATTGGACAGATACGACCTAATGTCGACTTGCATACTCAAAATCTGCTTTATCAGAGGACCGTACCCGACGAAAGACTCCCCGTATAGTTTTGTGTGCCAAGTCTTCAAGTTCGCATAGCGGAGACGTCCCCGAGTGGCGGATTGTTGAACGTATTTGGCTACGTTGTCGCGAACCTGAACGTTGTTCACGTCGTTATGGAATTGGAAAGGATAAGCATGGGTACTGCTCAGTCTTATGGCATGCGCTTCGTTAGGAAGGGTAAGAGCGTTCATCTGAACCATCACCCATAAGTAGTAGGCGTAATTAGGCCATTGATTCAGATCCAGAAAATACCCACCCGTGCGTACAAACCACGTGGCGAACAGGTCGGGACTCATGTAGGGCTGGCCATTCGGTAAGTATTTGCCGTGCGGATTGATGAAAACCAGAGTGATGTTTTTCCTAGCGGACCACACACAGAAACAGAATGGCGTGTTGGCAGCCACCACGAAGGTATCATCTTTCTGCGGCGTGTACAGCTCTTTCACGAGAGCGGAAGCATTGACTCCCTGCCCGCTATATAGTTCCATGTTATACAGAATAGACGCGGTACGAAGCCAGTGGCGTAAGTTGCGTGTGCCACGGAGAACTTCGCCAACCCTGATCTTAGGAACCAACGGTTGCAAGGGGACCCCCTCTAAAAAGACGGAGAAAATACTTCCTCTACCCTGAAATCTCTAAAGCCTTCGAGGGAACAAACAAGCATCTACCATCCGGGCCCAAACCATCGAGAGATCCAGCTCCAATGTCTTCTTGGAACTGAATCCCCACATCCCCGTCCTGGTCTGTTGAGGAAAGAACGATCCCGATCTGATCCTGTAGGGATCTCTTTTGAAACATGACCTCCTTAGTAACCCTTACCTTCTCCCCTTCAGGGAACCAAGGAAATAAGAACGGGGCGAGAAGGTTGGAATCTAATTGGGCGTTAGCACCAATTATTTCGCTCTGGCAGTTGCCGATAAGGGTGACACCAGTCGCGCCGCGATTAGCGACTATAACCTTGAGGATCGTTCCGTAACCCATGGTGTGACTATGACCATCGTTTCCGACTATTCTGTGAGATCTTGGTGAAACGTATGTGACCATATCCCCGACTTGGAACTTCTTCTTGAAAGAAGCTGGGGGTACTTTGTTTGGTCCCCAAGCATGGGTAACTTTACCGAGCCGTAGGTCTATGGTACCGAACTCCAAGTATTCCGATGGCACTTCCCAGTAGGCGAGGTTGGAAAACTTCTCGTGGTCAAGCCCGATCCAGCGGTCGCCGAGAATGGAATGCTCCCACAGCACCCGAACCATGTTGGGAGATGTAAAAACGGATACACGCCCAGCCGTCCACTTAGGAAAGTAAACCCCGTCGTACTCAAAGTCTCGGCTGGCATATACACCGACGTTCTGCGGGACATGCTCCCAAGTCTCGGGTCTCGATGCCTCCAAGATTCTGATTTCATTATTGGAGCCGTAGGCCATGTCGACGTAGAGCGTCGAATGTATAATACCGATTTCTAAACAACTCTTAAGAATCGGGAATCCCTGATCGACGACCATCAGTTGCTGTTGAGGCGCGACCTTTGTTTTGGTTAAGGTCCTCTTGTAGATCCCACACAGAATTCCGTTGAGTCTCTTTCCGACGCTAGGGATGAAGGCACTGATCCGTCTTTCTTGTAATGACATGCTCCGTATTCCTTAGAAGTAAGGGGTGTCGAGTCCACAGATGTGGGTGAAAAAGTTGTGAAGGATGGCGCGCCCGAAGAGTGAGTTCGAGGGCTCCGGATGGAACTGGACCGCGTAGGTATTTCCGAATTCCATGGCGGCCACGGGGCATCGGTCAGTTCCTCCTGTGTGCTTCCAGCCTGGGGGGACTTCTTGTAGCATCCAGTTGTGCTTCATCCAGACTGGGAACTTTTCTCCCAGTCCTAGGAACAGCTTCGATCTCTCGTACTGACGGAAGAGGGCAACACCCTGTTCTCCCTCATCCTTCTTGGCAGACTTGCCTGTTCTTTTTGCCGGATCTTGTTCGTCCCAGCAGCGAACGATAGGAACCCCTTGAATGTGGGCAAGGTATTGCATACCATAGCAGATCGCCAAGATCGGAACCTGTACTTGGAATAGTTCAGGTGGGATCATGGGAGGTGCGTGCTTCTGGCTGTTGATGTTCTTGGCACTACCAGAGATGATCAGTCCACCGATTTCGTCTTTGTAGGCTGCGACCTCGGCGGCAGCATCCACCTTCATATCCCACTTACGGAAATGAATGTACTGTCCCATGTCGATCACTCGCCTTACAAGCGCATCAGACAGGGAAGACTCCATGTCCATAATGTAGATGATCTTCTTCTTCATTTAGAAGCCCCAGGTTGGGAGGGGAGACTCTCCTCCCCCCATGAAAGGAAATCTAATCGTAGGAACAGACCCACTGGGTGCAACTCCCTTCTTCTCTGCGACCTTTGCCTTTGCGATCTCGCCATCGTCGAAGATGGGATCCTGAAAGGGAGCTTCCGCCACGTGATCTACGAAGTTCCCGAAGGTCTGCAAATCTCTGCGATACTTCTGGAGCTTCTTCAGGGCGTAGCTTATGATCGTGCGAAACTCCCCTGGTGTAGGAGACATCCACGTGGACAGCCGAGCGTTCTCCCATCGAAGTTGGATCGTATTCTCGATGTCCAGGGTGACGATCATGTTTTGGTTCTCACAGAATTTGCGATAGCGAGGGGGCAGGAGCGGGTGCGGAATGACGAACTCTACTTCTTCTTGTCCCATTTTCTCCACGAGGAGATCCAGAAGCTTATTCCGCTTCATTCTTCTTCTCCTTGGGCTTACCCAACCCCATCAAGTGCTTATGTGCGGGAGTAAGTTTTCCTGCCTCTCCCCAGTAAGTAAAGGCCCCACTAAACTGAGTTCCCTTGTTCAAGAGTGTCCAGCCTTCGAAAATGTCCCCACCAAAAACCTCATCGGTTGAGTGATGATGAAGAGCACGTTGAAGCCTGATGAAACGCTGCCAGTAGCTAACCTGTTTTGACGTCCTTGGGTACCAGGGAAAGGACACGTTGTGGAAAGATCCACCCGCTGGAGTAGGTACGGAGATCCAAGTCTTCAGAGACTCGGCCAGTTCCAGTGCTTCCTTCCAACTTGGATCAGTAAGTACTTTTTCCACGCGTCTGTAATCCAGATCCTTGAGTATCCGGTCTCCGTATCCTGCCTTGCACAACCAGAAGGCTTGGCGAAACAGACCAGTTATGCTGGTGAAAAGTGCAGGGTGTCGAAGGAGACTGTTATCGGCGCCATTCCAGCCGATGTACCTACTGTTACCAAGCTGTGGCTTGATAGCCTCACCAAGGTCAGCTCTCCAGCAGTATCCCGGCTTTCTGTTTGGGTTCAACAGGAGGGCTGGAATGCCTACAATGGCATCGCATACTTGAAGGAACCCCTCGACCTCCTCATCCTTGAGGCCATATTGCTTGGTCTTATAGTCGAAAGTGTCGTGTATAGACAGAACCGTATCCCCAGCACCAAGGCAACGCGGGTCGTTCAGGATTATGTCGTGGGTTGGTTTTAGGGCAACCTCCCAAGCCTTGTCGCCTTTCTTGACCTGATTTGTACATTTTCTTTGCAGGGCAGTTCGGATCTCGGATATCGAACCCTCGCGACAATAGGCGTAGGAGTGGATGTTGATCTTGGATTCCTCTTCGGTCTTCAGATCCTTGATCATAACTGAGGAATGTACATCCATGTACGGTTGCGTAAAGACCCAACCTGGAGCATCCGTCAAAGGATGCTTATCTGTATCGCTCAAAATCTAACTCCTAACTCAAGAGTAGTAGGCGGGACGGGACTCGAACCCGTACGCTCTTACGAGCAAGGGATTTTAAGTCCCTCGTGGCTGCCATTACACCACCCGCCCAAGTAGTTCAGGCTGCTTTTGCGGCCAACCTATTCACGTTCTCTACCTTCGTTCTGTTCTGAAAGTAGGTATGTGAGCCGTTGAGGTTCTTGATTCCTCGGGATGCAAGTTGCCAAGCATCCTCAACCTCACCGAACACGGCCTTGAACCCGTGCTTGTAGAGAGCCTTGTGAAGATTCAGGAAAAGCTCCCACTTTCCCGGCCCGCTGAGAGGAAAGTATGTGTTCGTTGTTGGACGGTACAGCCAGGGCTTGATTTTCTGTACGAGTTTCAGCGCTGCCTTCTCGTTAGAGTTGAACAGGGCGGTACGAACTTCTCTTGGAGAAACCACTTTTGTAAGTTCGTCAGCCATTCCATGTGTGTGTAGATCTACTGCTTGGCGGAATAAGCCGAACGTAATGGAGACAAGGGCCGGATGTTGAAGGATGGAGTTGTCGGCACCCCAGTACTCGAAAACAGGGTTTCCGTAATACCCAAGTTTATGCTTGCTCATCCTCTGAAATATCTGCTCTTCGGTCTGCTCCCACCAATCCCCTGTGTATCTATCCGGATTGAGAAGCAGGCCGGGAAGAGACACTAGGGAATTGAGTGTATGTACCAAATTTCCTCGGCAGCATTCTCGCATGCACATGTTGTCTTCATCGACATAGAGGGTGAGCTTCGTACTCCCGGCTTGCCGGAGAGATTCCACGTTCAGCTCAATCTTGTGCTTGGACGGAGGGGACGGCTTGAGATCTGCTTTCTTTTTCTTCCAAGGCGTAGGATCGTACTCGTCTTCTTCGTTCACGTCGGCGACTGTGAGCTGTCCCATCCAGTCTCCGATGTCGTAGATCAGAGCTTCACGGCAATCCCTACCCTCGGAGTCTACTCGACTGTTCTGTCCCCGATACCGAACGCTCGCTTCGAATTCCAGTGTGGGTTGATCGGTGTAGAGATCATTCCAACGCGGTCCAGAAGACATTATCTATTTCCTCTTTCATTGATAGACGGGAATCTATTTTCCCGCCGAAAGTTTTGATACTTCTCTACCGGAGAACTTCCAGGAGTTCACCCTCTTCAATGGGAGACTTCCTCTCTCGTTCTGAGAGGTAGAAGTCTGGATACGAGTCATCAGTGAATTTTGACGCCCACAACTTTCCGTTTGCTCCGGTATATTGGAATGTCTTCTTGTGTGTGTTTCCAATCCAGAGGGCTTGGCGACGCTTGGCGTAGTCTTGGTACTGCAGAAGCTTCTCCACTCCCAGCCCCATGACCTTCCTAGCCAAGATCACCATCGTCAGAGCCGACAGAGGATGTCGGCAACTATCCGGGAAGCCCAGCATGTCTGCCGAGAATACACGCTTGAAGGGGCGGATTCGATCCAGAATCTTACACACACGCCGTGTAGTGATGTGTTCATTCTGTGGGAAATTCGTCACGATGTCCGTGGGAGAAAGATAGTCCAGATCGAAGGAGAGATAGGCTTCGGCTGGGGTCTCACGAAGATCGGGGATTGCAGGGAGCTCACCTCCAGTGAACTCGACAGCCTTTCCTTCTGCATCATCCTCCCACTTGTTGCCGCTGGTGATCGGGAGGAGTTTGATGCCTGCCCAGTTCCTGCTTCTTTGCAGGCGCTTCGTGAAGTAGTTGGAGTAGATGGGAATTTCCTCGGCGCGGATTCGATAGCCTACCGCATCCTTGTAAGGATAGGCGTCGGGCCCTACGAAGAAAGGAACGGCCCCGTGATGGTAGGCAATGGAATCTACGAAGCTCGCGCAGTCTACGGTCTGGGTTGTGCCGTTCGGGGCTCTTCGCCCCCAATCGTCTCGATGATTGTCAATGTGGAAGTAAGTCCAGTTCCTTTCCGGCCCGTCCAAGCCTCTTCGTTCCGCCGCCAATTTCGTGAGTGCATACGTGTAGTGGTGGAACTCTCCGTCTCCGTAGACGGTTAGTACTCGCCCATCCCAGAAACCAGGGTCATGAACATACCTGCGGAAGTAATCCAGTAGTTCTCCATGAGAGACGTCATACTCGTAGGTGGTGTCCCTACGAAGAGCGGGGGCATGAATCGATCGGACTCTGCCCGGAAAAGCCGCCTCGAACACCCTCTTCAAGAGAGTGTTCGGGCGGGTGTGAAGGAGGGCGATCTTCCAATCGCTCATCGTCTGTTCCTACAGGGCAGCGCGTGCCCGTACTTCATCGAAGGTATATGTCTTCAGGACTTCTCCGTTGCGGAAAACCTCAACCAACTGATCTTCAACCTGAAGGTCGGCATCTACTGTAGTGAAGCCTCCTCTTTCGGTTTTCACCAGCTTCATGCGTCCCGCTTTGGAACGCTTGCCGGGGTCGGTTACCGGGTCCTTGGAGACCTTGCGAGACTCTCCATTTACGACCACTTCTGCACACTTGAAGGCGCACTTTTGAGTGTCGCGATCGAGCTTCTGCAGCAGGGCCCCGCCCATTCCGAAGGCGATGTTGTCGGCACCCCAACCCTTCAGGCTCATGACTTCCAGAATCTGACGGGTCATCGTATAGTCGATCCCGTCTCCTTGAATCACGCGAACCTGGGGAGGAAGAACCTTGAACCCCTTGGCGTTGGTGGTGTAGCCAAACTTTTCACCGAGCGCATCCAAAACCTGACCCACCACTGTTGGAGGATCGCCTGAGTCGGGGCGTACCACGAGGGTACCGTTCCTACCCAGTACCTTCTCTTTGAGTTTATCTCCCCAGAGAGAGGAGCATGCGTCGAAGATGTTGTAGGAGTCTGAGACACAGGCAACCAAACCATCCGGGAACTGGGTGAGCATATTCTCGTATGCATCGGCCTCGTGCTCTCTGCCCCACGAAGTAATCGTAGAGTGTTCCGAAGCCGGGATAGAGAACCCTGCCATCTTCAAACCCAGACCATAGTGCTCCTGTGCAAGCACGATCCCGGCTAGGGTGTCAGTCCCCTGAAAATTTACAAGGTGCGCTGCCCCACCAAGCCCGGCGGATTCCACACTGGACACTCCTCGAAAGCCGAAATCATGGAGCTTGAAGTCGATTGTAGACGGATCTCCGCTCTTCGCCAGATGGGCACGAATGAGCTTTTTCATTTCGCGGGACAAAGTGGCAACCGTCATTGGATACCATACCTGAACCAGCATGGTCTCGAGAAAGTTGGTCAACCACGGAACCTTGGGATCCGTGTTCTCGATGGTCATCAGAACATTGCCTGTGGGTACCGCCGTCCCTTCCGGAACCGCCTTGATGCTAACTGGAAGTTTTCCGCCATGCTCCCAGGCGATATAGTTCCAACCCTCTCGATTGAACAGGCCTGGACGTCCGAAGTGCTGCTCGCAGAAGTACTCGGCGGAGTACACGTCATCCAGACTGACGAAGCTGCCTGCCAGGTACTTCTGGAGATAATACTGGAGACCGAAGAACACGGTCTCTTCGAAGAGTCCGCCCCGTGATTCGAAGTAGGAGTAAACCTTTTCCGTTCCTGGGGGGTACTGCTTCCAGTGTGTGAGCTTGTACGAATCCGTGAGAAGTAGCTTGTTCATTGCATTTCCTTTCACCGCACCCGTAGGTGCGTCGTCTGTTCGAAGACAGACGTGAGTAGGATCACCACTCGTTTCTCAGACCCCGAGCTTCTTGCACAGGGCCTCGAACATTGGGACGTGATTTCGAAACCAGGAGAGCTTGCGTAGATCCGCGATCGGATACCACTCCGCCCCAGCAAGCTCCTCCTTACACACCTTTATCATCGTGTTGGTCATGGTCTTTCCGATGAAGAAGGCAGACATCATAACATCGTTCTTTCCCATTCGACGATCCGGAATGATGAATGTTCCTTGATACTCGACCGTCTCCGGAAAGATACCAGTCTCTTCCTTGGCTTCCCTTCGAGCTGCAGACTCCAAGCAGGTGTCGGTACCATCCACGAAGCCACCGCAGAAGCCCACGGTACTCTCTCCAGGCTTCTGGATGAGCAGAACTTTATCCCCACGGAGGATCGCGATGTCTACGACCATGTGGACGCGCTTGTACTGATTGAAGGAGGAGTAGATTACACCTGCCCTAAAATCAGAAGACGCCCGCACCTCCCGACCGACCTCCTCTCGGATTTCGGTACCATTTGGGTGGCGCAGGGCGTCCAGTTCGATCGTCTTGAATTTTCCTGTGTAGTGGCGAATGAAAGAATCTCGCCCACCGTACAGGGTTACCTCTCCGATAGGAGCGGCGGTTCGGATCAGAGAATCCAGGAGGCGGCTCCAGTCCTCATCCGAGTGTTGATCACGGAGAGGAAGAACCACAGCGTCTGGGTAATGCTGCAGAATCATCGCAGCCCGAGTGGGGTAGTCCAGAGGATTCTCGACACAGCCAAGAACATCCGGAACACCCACGAAGATCAACACCTTTCGATGCTGAGCTTTGACCTCGTTGATGAGGGTCCTATGTCCCTCATGCAGATCGTCTACTTGCCATCGTCCTATGATAGCGGCGACATCTGTCTTTGCTTGCTCTATCGTTCGCATAGTTCACCGTCCTTTTTCGACGTCGTTTCAGCGTAATTGCTGAACCGTGAGTGCGTATAGATTTCAGATCTATACGACTCGTCAGAAAGATACTCTCTACTTCTGAGACTCTGGTACCCCGGGGAGGATTTGAACCCACCAACCGTCGATTAATAAGATCGCTGCTCTAACCGTTGAGCTACCGGGGCATAAGATTAGGAGAAGATAGGATCAGGGGACTCCTTCGCCATCTTGCGGAGAAATGCTGCACCCTTTATGGGATCGTCATATATGGTACCACCAACTTTTAGGTGGCTACCAAAGAACTCATCGCTCATTCTTCTGGCCCAGAAGTCGCAGTGTCTCTCTGCTCGAAGCGCGAGTCGTAATCTGTCTTGCGGAGATGGCCAGAGCCACTTCCCGTAATAGGGGCGAGGATAGTAATCCTTGAACAACCCCTCGTTGTATTGAATCCAATGCACCATTTCATGAAGAGCACAATGGATCAACAACCAACGAGGAAAGAGTCCTTCCTTCTTGGTTCCCTCGCAGATGATCGCTTTTGCGTTGGGTATTTCCGTGTAGGAATCGCTTTTCTCTTTGCGAATGACAAAGCAGAGCTCTAATCCCAAGACGCCAGCCAACTTCTTTAGGGCTGTCTTGGTTTCTTTACGGGAGCGTGGGATAGTCCCCTTGCCTCCCTGTAGTTTTAGAGCTCCGATCTCAATCATCTATACCTCGTGGAATAAAATGGTACGCGCGACTGGGATTGAACCAGCGACAACCTGCGATGTAAACGCAGTGCTCTACCACTGAGCTACGCGCGTATAATCAGTCTCTCCAGATCATTGGTGTAGCGATGAAGGAGAGAAGGAACACCCACGCGACCGCTGGGGAACCTGTCGCCCAACAAGAAAATGCTGGCGCGGACCAAACAACAATTGTTGCCAAACTTCTACCGAGATCTTCGATTTGCATGAGTACTCCTATGTGGCAGGCCGTCGAGGTGTCGATCCTCGGACAACAGATTTTGGAGATCCGCTTGAGCGCCGGCTCACGGCCTTCAACGCGGCGTAGAACTGATGCGCCCTGAAGGAGTCGAACCTTCAACCGACGGGTTAACTTACCAGCACTTGGTTTCCCAAGCCACCTGTACGGCTTGCTGGTCTGGACTTTCTCACGACCATGGGCTTTCGCCTTTAGGTCCCGGCCGTCAAGTCTCTACACCTTCCCATGTCTGGGCTTGGCTCGGGGTTGCCTTAGGACGCCTCCTGTAGGGGTTCCCCGAATTTGACCGGATTCACCTTATGGGTTTCCCTATAAGGGCTCCTATTTGAAGCCCGCTGCTCTGCCAATTGAGCTAAGAGCGCTTATTCCTGGCCTTTTGCTTGTACTTTCTGATCAGAGTATTCCAGGCATCTTTGCAGACTTGGCACCTACATTTGTGGTAGGTATACATGGTGGTACTAAATCAATGCTCCTGATCTTCTTCCAGCATTTCATTTTGGGCGAGAAACTCTATCAGCTTCTTCCAGCCCGTCTGTCCTTGTACCTTAACCTTGTAGGTTAGGTAGATGAAGTCCCTCTTCTTGTCGTCATCCTTTTTCGGATCGGGGGTGACAACATTGTATAACTCGTCGCTATTCCTTACGATGCCAATGAACTCCCCGAAGCCATCCTTGGGGACCATCATGTCTATTATAGGATGCATCTCCAGTCGGTCACCAAAGTCTTGCTTCTTTATTCGAAGCACAATCCAGAAGCGTGTCTGAACTAACGCACCTGGTTCTAGAGTGGAAAGATAGGCGGCTACGTCGCCGGGAATGAACATACTACTCCAGTTTTTCAGAGTCCTTTCTACTATGGTCTTATTTGGCTACGGCTAATCTCACGACCCTCGATTGCCCGATAGTACTGCGACATCTGACCCAGAGATACATCTCTACTCCATCTTCTTTATCACGGCCGCCTGCGCCTTCTGCACGTATTCGATGGGATAATCGTGCTCAAAATACTGTTGGATGTATTTCCTAACGATCCCCGGCGTCACCATCGCCAAGCAGGCGCTGATAATCCTCACTTCCACGTCTTGTAGGGGCACAGGTTCCATGCCCGGAAACGGGTTTGGGTGGGGAACCGGCGCCTCCGCTGGAATTTCTCCTTGGAGTTTGTAGGGAGTTATAGAGTAGGAGGAAAATTCCGTGACATCGAAGAAAAGGGCTATGGCTTCCTTGGCTGAAATGGTATAGGGGTCCCTCCCTATAATATCGATGTCCCAATAGTTGTGGACGAAAGCACTTAAGGAGACCTTGGCGCCTTCCTCGGAGGCATGCATCTCGTCTAGGACGAGTTCGCCCTCTTGATGAACTTCCAGATAGAAAACAGCCATGGAAAATCTCCCCGTTATTGATTGGAAGTCGAGGCGGGAGTCGAACCCGCGTATGAAAGTTTTGCAGACTTTTGCTTGGCCTCTTGGCTACTCGACCTAGAATTATTCCTCTACTCTGAAACATTTTGGGGTAACCGACGGGGAACGATCCCATTCTTTCAGGGTCACAACCTGACGTGCCACCATTACACTACGGCTACCGTTCGAAACTTATCAGGGCGGGAGGAATCGAACCTCCGACTTTCTGGGCCCAGGCCAGACGCGCTGCCTCTGCGCTACGCCCTGTTTCTTGACTTGTACCGTCCCAGTTGGACGGCGGTGCGTCTCATGTGGCAACATCCTTGTGAAGCCCAGTTCCTTCTGGAACTGGGATTCTGTTATCAGACTGCTTTTACGTTCCGAGCTTCTGGTCCTTTGCGACCTTCACCCGATTCGTATTCTACCTTCTGTCCCTCTTCCAACGTGCGGAAGCCCTCGGCAGAAATGTTAGAAAAATGCACGAAGACGTCCTTCGTACCCTCATCTGGAGTGATAAAACCAAAACCTTTCTTCTCATCGAAAAATTTCACAACGCCAAATTCCATACTAATTTACCTTTTTCCTTTTTACTGGCCGCTAGAAATAGCAGCACTTATTAGCGTGGGCTGAAACACTCTGCCCACATCTAAATGATAGAACATTCAAGCCCGGATGTCAAACCTTGACGTCCTGAACCAGTCCCATTTCTTTCATTATCCGTACCGCGTTTCCCATCTCCATCTTGAGGATCTTGACCTGTTGTCCGTCCCTCTGTTGCCCAACAAGCTGTCGGGCAGCTTCGTGGGTGTAGGTCATTCCTAGGAACTCGTATTTACCTGTACTTGGCTGCTGATCCACCACGAAGTAAAGGTCAAAGGGTTGGATCTTCATCTTCGACATTACATCGGCTGCGATCTTGTTCAGATCGATGTTGCCCAGGAGCTTCAGTAGATCCATGTCGTATTCCTTTTATCCCGGCAGGATTTCCATGACCAACTTGCCGATCTCTTCGTTCTCCTCACCCATCTTCAGGAACTTCAAGGTAGGATCCATATCCGCCTCGTAGAGGTCCTCGATGTTCTGGTGATGGTTCAAAATCTTGCTCAGCACTGATAATACTTCCGCGTCCATGCCTACCTCTATGTATCCAACCAAGTCTGTAAGTAGAGAGTACCCTTACCCTCGTACAGCTTCTTGATCATGTCGTACAGTTCTTTACCTTCCGCCGTTAGATTTTCGTATCGGCAGCGAAAGTATTTCACACTGTTCTCATTCCAACCGGACCACCCTGTAGTACCGAGCGTGATAATACTCAGGTAGGGAACGGAGAGGTATGGATCCAGCTTACCTGGTGGTTCGTTGAAGACCTCCCGTCGGCGAGGAAAGTGAAAGTTTTCGGACGGATATCCTTCGGAAGACGATACTACTATAGATTCCTCGAAGCTTAGATCTCGGGTGACGTCATCTCCCAGAAGTAGCTCGTCGTAGAGAAAACTCTGAGTTCCGCCGCAGCAAACTCCCCAATAAGTATCAGGTTCGTTCTCCGCGACCACTAGACGAACGAACATGCCTCCTTCCCCTGAGTTCTTGTAAGCAGGGTCGTTGATCGGAAAATCCACGAATCCCCGAACCTCGTTGCTACGACGGGCATACATGTCTAAAACCCCTGCAGCCAGCGTCGAACACGAAACGGCAGGAACCACAGCCGTTGGTGGGCTCTCAACCTTCTCTCCGTTTCTTCTCCGACTATCTGTCGTTGCCTTTTGTGAGACTCTATCAGTTCCAGCACAGGATCTTCGCTCAGGTACTCCGACGGCGTCACCTCCTGTATGTATTTCTGGGCTCTTTCATCCATCTGGCTTTCCTTTGTTTGTTTTTCCTTTACTTGCTGGGCAGGTAGGATTTGAACCTACATACAACTCCTTAACAGGGAGGTCCATTGCCGTTATGGTACTGCCCAATCTATCTCTGGTATTTCTGTTGGAATCTAACTTGGTGGGAACGGCAGCAGAAGGAGTGCTTGGCTCCGGCCCTGATATGGGATTTTATGTTCCGTAGAGTTCTCTCGAACTTTATGCCGCACCAATCACAAACAATGATGCGGGTTTCCGCTATCATAGAGTGCTCTCTCGAGTGCTCCGCTCTCAGCATTTTCTCTAGGTTCTGGAACCTGTTGTCGTGCTTGTCTTCATTCGTGTGATGAATGATGAAGGTTTCCGTATCTATTACTTCCCCGGTAGTCTGCCACCACACGAGGTGGTGCTCGTAGGCTTACCTATCCCTGTATTTCTTTCCAGGATAGTCGCTCGGGGCTATTCGTAGTAGGTATGGGCCGTTTCTCATCTAGGATCGTATTCTCCATCTTTCCAGTTTGGATCTTTGGCTATCCACTGCAGCATGATGATCTCACACTCTTCATAATCGCACCACAGTAGCGGCATGTCGTCTGTGTCTTTTCTTTTCCCGGCCTTGTGCCTGGCTTCTTGGGCACCAGGGCAGCTACAAGTTTCTTCGTGCGGCGTCAGCGGCCTACCCAAGGGACCTGGAGCGAAGCGCATCCCTACGCCTCCACGACAGGGTCGCTGGTGTTCAGTTCATCCAAGCACTCCACCAGAGCATGAACCGCTTCTTGGAAGCTGGGTCCTTCCGCGCCCTGGTTGGAGACTTCTTTCTTCCTGAAGTCGTAGCGATTCAACAGGTACTCGATGCGTTTCTTTTCCATGTCTACCCCTTTCTCACTTCCCAAACCCGAACGCCTTCATTCCAAACGAAGCAGTTATTCTCAGGTCGGAAGGTTGCGTTGGCGCGCACGTAGTTCGCCGCGGCATCGTCCAGCCATTCCTTGGAAGCCCAACATCGTAGGGTTCCGTCGAACTCCTCTACACAGGCGTTTCTGGGGACACCAGGGCTTCCGTTTACCACGAAGCGTTTCCCGTTGGAAGTGAAGGAGGCTAAATCGTTCTTGTGGATACGGGGATCAGGTTGCGGTTGCATTATACTTTCCTTTCATAAAATGGTGAGGAAGTTATTTTCCCCGCCTCGAAAATTACGGCAAGTCATTTCTCGATAGGTCTCCTTTGCGTGGCGGAGAGGGAGGGACTCGAACCCCCGAAAGCCTTTCAGCTTTTCCTGTTTTCAAGACAGGTGCATTCAGCCAGCCTCTGCCACCTCTCCTACTTGTCTGCGATGCCTTTCTTCCGTTCCTCTATGCGTTTGAGGATGGCAAGTTGCTCTTCCTCGCTACGCTTCCGCCATCCACCGATCTCTTCCTGCGTACGGTAGCAGCCTTCGCACATCTGCTTTTCCAAGTTCATCACACAGAGCTTGACACATGGAGATTTTACCATGGGGTTTTCCTTGGCGGAGAGGGCGAGATTCGAACTCGCGATACGGTTACCCGCATACCGCCTTTCCAGGGCGGCGTCTTCGGCCTCTTGACTACCTCTCCTGTTGAACACTATGTAGTTTTGCCTCCGCCATCTTCTCCAGCCATCGTGTGAAGTTCTCCAAGAAAGGAGTGCAGATCTCGGAAGTCAGAATGGGTTCCAGCTTCTCTGTGAGGCCAGTGGAAGCGTAGGCGTGAACCTCATCTACCTGAGTGGCCGCATCGTAGCCCATGTCCGCCAGAACTTTTTTGGCGGCGGAAAAAGCATCAGCATCCATCTCCGAAAGTAGCTTCTCCACGTCTGTTTTATAGGCAGGCGTAGTATAGTAGAGGCCATGGGCAATCTCATGAGAGAGAACTCCTTCTACATCTCCATCTCCACGGAAGCCCTTGGCGGATGTGCCGATAAGATAAAACTTGGCATCAGCTTCTGGAAGGGCGCCTCGTATGATCCAATAGATGGACTCCATGAGTAGATCGTAACGACTTAGATCCGGTATACTCGGCCTATTACCGGCCAGAAAATGAGAGTCCAGAACGGTGCCAGGAATATTGAAGCCTGACCACGAAGAATGGTAGTTGAAGGTACCCTTTCCATAAGTCTTAGCATACCAAGGGGCGTAATCCTCGAGGATGGACCACCCTATCTGGCCACGAAAACGTGGATTGGGCGACTCATAGTATTCTTGGTAACGTAAGAACAGGGATGCCAAATCATACCCAGATTTCAGGTGAACGTGGAAGATCTGTGGTAGGATCTCTCTCAGTGAGAGCATTATCTAACCCCTTTGTATGTCTTGCCATTTTGTTGGTGGAAGTAGAAGGAATCGAACCTCCAATGTCCGAAGACGACTGCTTTACAGGCAGCTGGGATCAGCCAGTTCTCCCATTACTTCCATTCTTTCTCGTTTCCCTCATGAATTCTTTGTTCATATCTTTCTGCACCTCGTCGAGGGCCATGTTATTCCCCTTAGGAAATAAGTTCTTTCGCCTGCTTCAGACCGCTGAAGAAGCTTTCCTTGATCTCCGGCGTTTGGTTCCGCAAAACATACGCCGGATGAAGAACCATTAACACCGTAGTACCGTCATTCAGGAAATCGAGCGTCCCGTTCTCCTTGGTGATCTTGACTTCTCTACCAAGGAGGGCTTGGGCAGCGACCTTACCCAGAACTACAACGAGTTCTGGCTCGAGCACTGCGATTTGTTCCTTCAGGTACTTCGAACAAGCCTCAGTCTCCACATCACTGGGGTTTCTGTTGCCTGGAGGACGACACTTCACCGCATTCGTGATAAAGATCTCTTCCCTACCAATCCCGGCTTTCCGAAGACCCTCATTCAAGAGATTGCCTGCCTTGCCGACGAAAGGATTTCCTTGCTTATCTTCCTCTTCTCCCGGTGCTTCTCCTACGAGTAGAATCTTCGCGTCAGGAGAACCCCCGCCCGGAACTGCGTTCGTTCTGGTCTGGCAAAGGCCACAATCGGTACATCGCAGGACACGATGGGCGATTTCTATCAGGCTTTCCAAGTTAGAACTCATAATCGGTTTCAGATGGGAGAAATCGTT